GATGAGTCAAAAACTAAACCTTTAATGTCGTTAATTTTTTTAAGATATTTTGAATAAAATAAATTAATTAATTGATTATTTGATTTTGAATTACTCATATTAATAAATACTTAATATGTTAGTATTTTCCAATTACCGTTAAAGTCTTCAACTAAACAAGTTGAATTCTCACAAAAATCACCTGAATTCATATAGTCTTCAGTTAATTTTGGTTGGTGGATATGTCCACATACTGCAACATCACAATCTTTACTTTTTGTTAATCTTTTGGCGTTTTCTTCAAAGTCAGACACAAAATTAATTGCCCCCTTTACACTTTGTTTGATATGATTCGCCAATGAATAATAAGGTAGATTAAACTTTCTCCTAATCAAATTATATAACGTATTCAATTTGATTACTAAGTCATAAGATATCCCTCCAAGTACTGCCAACCATCTTACTTTCATAATAACAAAGTCAAGAACATCACCATGAAAACAATAATACTTTCTACCATCAACTCCAATGTGTATATACTTCCTAACGATTTGAATGTTATTCATAAAGAAAGGTACGAATGGTTTTAAGAAATCGTCATGATTGCCTCTGATATAAACCACTTTTGTTCCTGTCTCACTTCTTTTCATAAATCTTCGGAATATCTTGGAACATTCTTTTTTCCATTTCCCCCCACTTTTAAGTGCCCATCCATCAATGATATCACCATTTAAAATTAATATTAAAGACTCATTCTCTTCCAAGAATTTAATAATATTGTCTGTTTGTGATTGTCTTGCACCAAGATGTAAATCACTCATTATTATTGTTCTCCATGTTTTCATGTCCAATAGTCATTGTCTTTTGTAAAGTATGGTTTATTGTTGTTGTTAAAAAATGAACCTAAAAATAGTTTGGTCATATATAAAATTCCTTTATTTTCAAATCTTCTTGGAGGGGTAAAAACAACATTATTTATTCTACCAAACTTTCTTGGTTTAATTTGTTTTGAAAATTGATAATCCTCAGCAATTTTTATTTCTTCATCAAACCCACCCAAATCAGTAAATGTTTTAGATTTTATCATCATAAATCCACCCAAACAAAATGGTGTTGACCATTTTGAAATTATTTGTAAAAAATCAAATGTTTTATAAATGTAATTGTATTTACCGTTGTCGCTTCTAAATTTGGTGGTCACTAAATCTAAATTATTTTTATATATTTTTAAAAAAGCTCTCTTGATTGTTTTTGAATCCAACAAAAATACGTCAGCATCAATAAATAAAACGTATGGTGTTGTAACTAATTTAAACCCGTTATTTCTTGCCTTAGCAGGTAATCCACCGTCTATCACATATAAATCAAACACATCATTATTTGATTTATTCCCCATCCTATTAATTAATGATTGGTTTGTTATATTATCGTTTGATTTATCACACACAATAACTTTCACATTATATATATCTGACTGATAATTTAACAGGTCCAATGTTTTTAATATAATGTCTTTTTCGTTTTTACAAGGTATTACGATGGTAATATATTTATTTAAATCCATATTTCATAAATAGGTTAAAAATTTAAGATTATAAACAATTAACAATTAAATAATAAACCCAACCTTATAAATGGGGTTATTGTTAACGATAATTATTCAGGACCGATTCAAGAACACCAATAGAATTTTTATCTTTAACCGTTTTATTCTTTTTGGATTTTAAAACGGATAATGCCTCTTGAAGTTCTTCTTTTTTAGACTTAACAGAACCTTTAAACTCAACAGTTTTTGTTGTTTCTAATTTAATTGTTGGTACATTGCGTAATTCTTTTTCATTAGTAAAAATAATCCGAACAACCTCTTTTGATTTGAAGTCGCTCCACGTTACTAACCATGTAATCAAATATACTAGTTCTTTATCCATAGTACAAAGATACAAAATTAATTTGACTTTTTTAAACTAATTATTTGTAAACGTCAAAAATCTCCGCAACACCTAATAAAATAAACGCCAACTCAAATTCACCGAATAATCCACAAATACAAGCAACAATTCTAATTCCTGATTTGATAAAACTAAATTTTTTACTATTATCAATAAAGTCGCTACCAACATTTTTATTTGTTATTAGTTTTTTGTATTCTAAATATGGTTTTTCTGTATGAACTACTTTATGAAAATTATCAAACCCAATTTTACCAATTTCAATATTTAAAATTTCTCTTTTCTTTTTAGGTTTATAATATTTTTTTTTACCATTTTTATGGTCAACATCTAAAATAGGTTTGTTAGGAGTTGTTTTTGGAGTTTTATCTTTCTCAATTTTAATTTCTTCAATCATTTTATTAATTTTAAAATAAAAATAGTAATTAAAATTTAAATTGTCAATTAAATATATTCATCAAACATTTCGTTTATATTTTTTTTAATATCAGACCAATCTGGATAATCAGGAGTTCTAAAATCTATACAGTCAAAATCACCATCGTCGATTAGTTGTTTCATCAAAGTAGTATAACTACCAAAATAGTCTAAATATGAATCGGAATATGATTGACCTTTATTGTTTTCTAAAAATAAAGTGATGTTTCCAACAAAATCTCTAATTTTAATATAATTTAAGTATGTGGTTACTTTTTTACCATCCGATTTGGTAGTTTCTTTTGGGACTTCATCAATTTTTCCTTCAAAGTATTCATCTAAACCACCATATACTAATTCATATATTTCATCTTCATATGCAGAATTATAAGCATTCCAATAAACACTTTGTAATTCTTGACCTAACTCACTTAAGTCATTTTTACATAGTTCATCTATTGCTTCGGAATCTTTAATTAATTCATTTAAGTCTTCAGGCCTAATTCTAAAATAACCTTCAGTCCCCTGTTCTTCTGATAAACTTTCAAAAAAATCAGAATCATAATCTTCTAAAGATAATTCTTTATCTCCAATTTCTTTAAAAATAACATCTTTTAAATGGGTGGTATTTTTTTCGTCTAAATCGTCAATAACATCAGATGGTTTTGTATCAACATCAAAATACCAATCGTGACCTAAACCATCTTCACTAAATATTTGTTTTGCAACATCTTCAGAAGAAACGTCACGACGGGAGGAACCACAGAAAAAAGAAGCTAAATCATCTCTATCATTACCTAAATATAGATAGAACCCATCAGGTCTAATTTTAACATCGGTTAAAAGGTCGTTTGTAATATACTTAATAGTATTTTCGTAGTTATGTTCTAAACCATGTATTAGATAATTGTTTTTAAATTCTTCAGGAACAGAATCATAATCTAAATTAGACATTATACCATTTTCAACCAAATAATCAAACACTTCATTACTAAAATAACCAGAAGGAATCTCCCCTAAATCTATCTCTTCTAAAAGTCCATATTTTTTAACAAATTTAAAAAAAGTTATTATATTATTAAAATATGGTTGTAACTCATCCCACTCACCATCGTTAAATCTATTTAAAATCTCCGATGCTTTTTGATTACTCATGCTTATATTGTTTGATTTATAAATATTCATATATTTATTAATATGAAAATTATTTTAACAGAATCTCAATACAAAAAACTACTTAACGGTTTAACCACTTCTGAAAAAAACAAAAATGTTAATGAAGATTTAAGAAACTGGTTTAAAGAGAAGTGGGTTGATGTAAGTAAAAAAGTTGACGGAAAACATCCACCTTGTGGAAGAAAGGATGCCGACGGAAAATCATATCCAAAATGTCGCCCCTCAAAAAAAGTTTCATCTGAAACACCAAAGATTGCTTCATCATACGATAAAGATGAAAAAAAAGCAATGACTCAACAAAAGAGAAGAGCTGAAAAGAAAGACCCTAAAATAGGGAAAGGTAATAAACCAACAATGACACACTACGAAAAAAAATGAAATTCATAATCACAGAATCACAATACAATAAACTGTTTAACCTAAAAGAAATGGTTGATAGTTTTTATGGGTCAGTCGAGGAGACTGAATTTAAAGTTACTGACTTATTAACGGAAGCAGAATACCAAGGACGTAAAGTTCAATTAGGTAAGATAATGCAAGGTGATGTAAAGAAATCTAAAGTTTACGTTAAAAACGACAAAGGTAATGTTGTTAAAGTAAACTTTGGATTTGGCGGTAAATCCGCTAAAGGAAAAAGAATGGTGATAAAAAAGAATAACCCAGCAAGAAGAAAATCATTTAGAGCTCGTCATCATTGTGAGACACCAGGTCCAAGATGGAAAGCAAGATATTGGGCGTGTAAAACTTGGTAATCCTTTACCCCAAAAAACATTATAAAAAATTTTGAGGGGGATATTGATGTCCCTCTCAAAAGTATTACAACATATTTGTGTCTTCCTCTTCGTAACTTTCTATTGTGTTTTTAACGTATTCACGTATTTTGTGCATACTAGATAAAAACTCCAATCTTAATTTGTGGAATTCTTCATCTTTGATTTCTTCGAATCGACTATAATGCTCAAAACAATAATCAATTCCTTCTTCTCTCATTCGGTAATCAACCGATTTCCAATTTTCAAATTCTTCTTCAGTCATATTTTTAGTTTTTTACTTAATAATAATCATATTTGTGCTTGTAATAGGTAGTCTCATCACAGGAATTGCCGAAATCGAATCAGTTTCTAATTTCTGCATAATTTCGTAAAATCCTAATTCAGAACATTTTACAGTTGAAACATTGTCAAATGTTTCTAAAACTTTTGAATCTTCTCTTGAACCTGATAATAAAACTACTTTTTTAAATGTTGTGTTGAATGTGAGTGTTTGCATATTTTTTTATATTGTTTAAATAATGTGTTTTTTTATTCTATTTTTATATTACAAATATATAAAAATTATTGGGGTAAAACAACAGTTTAAAAGTATTTAACAATATGGACATTAAAATAAATAAGGATAAATTTAAAAAACTACTGTTCAAGTACTTGGATTCACAGGATGAATTAAAATATGCTAATGAGCATAGAACAGGTTATGGTAATAGTGTTAGAGAGTTTTTTTACGAATACCCTAACGATGGTGAGGATATGGATATGGATTCTGACTATGAATTTGTATTTACCTATTTTGGAACCTCAGAAGATTATGAAGAATATCATAACATTACGACCCCTTATGTGTTATCAACATACCCTTTAATTGAGATAGATACTTATCTCTACCAAAAAATAGTTGATTTGTTTGGTGATTTATATGCACCTCAATTAGTTCTTGAGTGGTTAAACAAACGTTATGATTTAAATGCGGTTAGTATTGCTGAAAATTAATTTTATTATATTATTATATTTATAAAATATGGAAAAGTCAAAATTAGAAAACATTGGTAATAAACAATTATTTTACTTACTTAAAAGTTTTATATCAAAATCTAATGATTCAACGCCTGATATGGAAGATTATGGTTTATCAAATAATTGTGACCACGCAGCAAAAATTGTTGGGTTGGATTTAAATTTTCCAATTGACGAAAATTATATTGTCGCAACATTACACCTAAATACAAATTATGATTTTTCAACACAAAAACCAAATGGTGAAATTAAAAGACCGTCAGTTGGTGTCTATAAGTTTGAAATTTCTGAAGATAGAACGGAGCATGTTACAAGAACATATCGCCATGAAATGAGTTCTTATGATGCAAACTTAGTTATTCCAACAAGTAGAATGGCTGAAGGCGAAGGGGTATTTGATTATTACGATGGTGATATGATTGATGAAGACTATTACGATGGTGAAACAACAGATGTTAGTTATGACTATAGTTCAGTAAGAAAAATTAGTTAAAATGAAAAAAGAACAATTACTGTCATTAGTTAAAAAATTATCAATACAATATAAAAATGGTTTACATCCTGGTAATGTATTAGGTACATTAAGAGAAAATAAGTTTATTACAGAATTATTTGGTGATAGGATATCTGGTGAAGATTTAGCATATATGTGTTTTCTTATACCTCAAGAAAAAAAAGGTAGAGATATTAACGTTGCTTATGATATTATGAAATCCAATTTATTTGGGGTATCAATTGCAACTATATTAGAACATGACCCAAATGTTGAGTGTCCTTCCTGTGACGGTGCTGGCCAAAATGGTTGTGAAGATTGTATGGGAGATTCGTATTTAAGATGCGATTTGTGCGATGGTTCAGGTGAAGTTACGTGTATTGATTGTGAGGGTTCAGGTGAAGATGAAGATTCGGAAGGTAAAGATTGTGGTAAGTGTCAAGGTGGCGGACAAGTGTATTGTGATGAATGTGGTGGTGATGGGGATATTGAATGTAACTCATGTGATTCCACTGGTAGTGTTGATTGTTATAATTGTGATGGTAATGGTGATATTGCGACTAACGATTCACTTAAATTAGAATATTTCTTTGTATTATCTTGGAATAGTAAATTTAGAGATTTGTTTGAAACTATGGAACAACCTAAAGTAATTAATAACGAAACCTATCTTAAATTAATAGATAACTCTCAATCATTAGTATTCTTTAATAAAGAATGGGTTGATGAGTCTGATGACCATGGTCTTCTTGATTTGGAAGATAATACAACAGTATTTATTACTGTAGATTTAAAACCAATGATTGAATTACAAAATCTTTCAGGTGCATTAAGGGTTATAGGTCTTTATGTTTAACTAATAGAACGTTGCATTATCTCTAAATCTTTCTAAATTACTTAATATCAGATTATAAACTTTTGGCAAATAAAAGTGTTTATACCAAGTTAATAAATCTTCAATACCATCAAATTCTATTTGGCTTTTTAATTCGATATAAAAACCCTCATCAATTGTAAACCCGTTGATTTTATATTCTATTGATTCAACGGGTGTGATGTTATTACCATCCCAAAATGGTGTCGCCATGGTTAACATTTTTTCATCGTCAGGTCCTTTATACTCCCAATAAAATATACCATCCCAATTACTAACACTTATCTCACAATCTTTATAAACAGTAGGTAATAAATTATCTCTATTCAAATCAAAAAGTAACATATTTGCGGTTTCATAATTAATAGGGTAATTTGCAATCCTAACTAATTCATATTTTGGTAACCCCAATATATTAGATGCGTTAGTTAACCCAAGATTTTCTATTAATTCGTATATTTTTTTTTCTTTACTCATAATTAACTTTAAAACTTAAATCTACATCAATACATATTTGCGGTAACATTTGTTCAATAGTATTCATAACATTTTCTTGAACATCGTCCCAACACCAACTAGGTAAATCATCTTCACCATGACCTCTTTCCCATTCGTCAGTTTCTTCAAACCCAACTAAGATTCTATTTACGTTAATATATACAGTACCAGTATATAAAGTATCTTGTTCACATAAACTAAGTTCACGTTCATTTGGTTTCCATAATTCAACATTTTTCACCACGTACTCAACGTGCCAATCAACCATATCATCATTATCAGTATAAGGCATTGTGTATGACCCTTGATGTGTAGGTTTATCGCTAATCAACTTAGTTATAATACTTTTAAATCTATCAACCGAGTTTGTTTGTTCTTGGATTGACTCTTTATCAAACTCAATATAAACCTCACCGTAATTATACCCTAAACTACTAAGAGATTGTTCTATTACAATTTTTAATAGTTTCTTTAATCTACCTAAACGACCATCTTTAACATCAACTTTGACTTTAGCAACTATTGTATTAAAACTAATAGGTTCATACTCACCTCTCCGATTCCACATATTGTTTGGGTACCCACTAATGTCAATCACAAATTTAGGTAATTCAAAATTGTGTTGAGATTTAAACCTATCAATAAATTTAGGTAATATTTGTTTTACCACCTTCTCAACCTCAGAGATATACAAATTTTTTTTCATCTATAATATAAATATATCCCATAATAGTTTATATTATTATTTAACTTCAAAACCGCAGATTAAATGTTAACCTCATATTTATTTAATAAATAAACAATTAAAAATTAAATTATGTCTTACAAAAGAGAGCAAATTGAATCGGCGGTTAAAAGTAAAGGTCACGTATGGTTTGAGGATGCAAACAACAAAGGTTTTGATGTGAACATTGTGGGAGTTAGAAATGATTCTACAGGTGATAAAGTTACCAATGTATTTGATGATTATATTACATTATCATACAAAGAAAATGGTGAATGGAAATTCCATATTTGGCCAGCAACTACTGACCCAGGTAAAAAAGGTGTTATGGAATATCATAACGCTGCGGGTGTTGCTCGTTTAGTTGAGGGCCAATATCGTGGTTCCCACACTATTAGATTACACCAAGGTAAATATGAAGCGTTAGGTCAAGCAAAGAATGTTAAGGTTTATCGTGATGCAAATCGTGATATGAAATATGATGAAACAAAAATAACTGAAGGTGTTTACGGTATTAATATTCATAAAGCGGGTGCTGACTCAACTTACGTAGAGAATTGGTCTGAAGGTTGTCAAGTATTTAAGAAAGCTGCGGATTTTGAGGAATTCATGTCAATCTGTAGAAAGTCTAAAAACATCCATGGTAACTCATTCAGTTATACTTTAATCGGAAGTAACGATATTAAATAATGACTCAAGACCAAGAAATACAAGCGTTAAACAAGATTGTTAATTCAGGTCTTATACTATCGACGTACCCCAATGTTGACCATATTGATGTGTCTATACATGGGGTGCGTCAGCCATATCTTATCTATAAAATTTATATGAAAGATGAAGATATAACCATAGAAGAGGTAGAGGATGACATTGACGTTCTTTGGTTGATTGACCATCAAATAATGAATGTCGTTTCAAAATTAATTCCTTTTGAACATTTACCGCTTAAAAGTTATGATTATCAAGTAATTATTTACGATGGAAAAGGTATTTCAATTTTTGATTGGGAACATAGATTAAGTCAAATGAAACCTGGAAGTACAGGTAAAACAGATTGGGAACAAAGACAAAAAAGATAATTATTTTTCACCACTTGTGAAATCAATATCATTAAACACAATTACAATTCCCGTACGGCTAGTTATTTCTTTTGAAAGGTATTCATCAGTACAGTCTTGAATTTCATTTTCAATCTCCCATCCAAAATTTTCTTCATTTCTCGCGTCAATTAATTTATAAAGTTCTTCATTCTGAAATAAAGTCACCTCACCATTAACATCATCAATAAGTACTGTAGTTGTAAATTGGGTTGAATTTTTTTCTTGTACTTCAGATACAGTAAATTTGTAATCATAACCACCATAAATAGGCCCAACAACATGGTGGGTGCCTTTTAACAATTCTTCAGTCATTTCAATTGATTTAGACTCACCTAACCACTCTCTTAAAAAACCTAAAACATCGTAATACCTAATTTTAGTTTTACCAACAATTAACTCAGGTAATCGAGTACCGTCAAAACCAAATAACTTATAAAAGTTATCATCAATTTTACCACCAAATCTATCCCAATATTTAAAGAAAGCTTTCTTTTCGGCAAGGAATTCGTTGATACTGTGTAATTGTTGTTCTGTTATTTTAAGTTTCATAATGTAGTAAATTTATTTTAATTTTTGAATAACTTCTTGAACATCTTGTCTTTTAACAAAATCAATTACATCTTGTTTTAATTTTTTGGTTGAACAGAATCTATTGAAGAACATTTCAGGAATCTCATCTCTACTTTCTTCCCAAGTTGAGAAGTCATACCCATCAGGGGTTAAATCCATTTCTCTGTCGGCCCATTCTTTTTCTCTTTCTGAAGCAATATCAATAGAATGTACACCTTCAGAATCAATTAGATAGTCACCTACTTTAAGATAAACATGGACTAACACATCGTCAATATTTTCATTATCATCATCAAGTCTTTCAGCTAATATTAAATGGTAATTAATTTCCTCATTAGGAAGTAACTCTTGGAATACTTTTATTAGATATTTTGCAAAGTAATGACAATGTCCAAATTGGTAATCATTACCGAATGATGTATTTTCCATATTAATAAATATATTGGGTTAAGAAATATTTTTTATTTATCATGTGAACAAAATACTTATATTTACATTAAAAACATTATGCACCCTATTATTCACGCAAAATCATCGGCCAAAAAATTTGGTGGAACTTGGGAAGAATACATAAACATACACAATTGGTTTGACGAGACCAAGGCTTGGTATGGACATTCTAATCACAGAATGTTTAGACATCATAGTGAGGGTATTTTTGAAATGGAAAAGGTTTTTGGTATGTCATTTGTAAATAGTGATGATAAGATTGTTTACACTCGTTATGTTGGTGAACAACATGTTAGAGAAGATTGTTATAACCATTTACCTTGTGCTAAAGAATGGATAATGGCTTTAGAATCTAAAGAAAGACCTATGTGGATGATGAGAACTTTAGATATTAACATAGATTAAAGTATTTATAGTTAAAAACAATATGACACCTCAAGTAACTGAAGAACAATTAAAAACCCTTAAACTATTTTCATATTATTGCATGTCATATGGAAGTAGTGAGGTTAACATTACCGTTTATACTGAAGAATGCCACCTTGATTACATGGACGACAGTGCGTACAGTGACGACGGAACAACAATAGAATTATATGAAGCAATATCTGACACTTTAGAACATATTTTAGACAAAAATGAGGTCTACAAAGTAATGTCAGATTGTGAGTATAGAGGCACAATTAGAATTAATATTGATTGTAAAGAACGTATATTATTTTTAAACGTATGGGAAATGCAATACACAACATTAGAATCTCAATCAGAAACCACATTAGAAGAAATTAAAGAAGATTATAGTGATGAATTGTATGAAGCAATTGTGAATTTATTTGACCAACTTCACGAAAAAAATGTTTCTGAAGGTTATGTTGATTTTAGTGGTGGTGGTGATAGTGGTGACTGTAATGACTTTGCATACGGAGATTTTGAAGGCCGGATAAATTTAGACGTTAAAATTGTTAATTTCATTTACGAACAATTAGAAAAACACATGGGTGGATGGGAAATTAATGAAGGTTCTCAAGGTCGTTTTATCTTTAATAATGAGTCAAAGGATGTTACCTTAGACTTTTCCGAGAATCGAGAAGAAGAAGTACCAATCTCAATAGATTTTTTAATAAAATTTTAAACCTTATTTTGAGGGGTGATGAAAAGTAAACTCAGTATTATCATCAGTTAAATAATCTTTATTATCAGAAATTATTTTTAACTCAATACCATTTTCCAAATCTTCTGAGAAAGGGCTTGGGTGTACATAACCTTCAGGATTAACAACCATCTTATTTGTACCTTCAACGGTACCTGCTTTATTAATAGTGATGTCAATTTTAATTTTACCACCGTCATTCTTAACGTCTGTGATAGTATAATTAACTTTCTTTCTGTTATCACCCCATCCAAAATCAATAGTTAATAATTTTTTAGTACCAATTAAAGAACTAGCAAATTTATCACCAAAATTAGTTACTCTTTCGGATTTAACATCATCTAAACTTTTTCCGTTAATAAGATTTTGGATTTCTTCCTTTGTTACACTAATAACTTTAGCATCTAAACCTGAATTATATCTTACAGGATTAGCGTGTGACATTTGTTTAGATGTTGATGATGAATAGGTATTACTAACTACATACCATTGATTGTTAATGAATAAATAAACTGGATACCAACCATAAGACTTAACAACATAATACCATTCATTTTTTCTATTAACATCCCAATACCCTTCAATATTAGAACCTTTAAAAGGAATTTTAGCGCTACTGAATTGGTACGCGTTATTGTTTGGCGTTCTTCTTTGTTTAAACTCTTTGAAGTTTCTGAAAGTTGTCTTATCTAAATTCTCGTAATCACCATCAGGTCTGTAGTTCGCGGTATAAATTTCGTAATAGAATCTTGCATCAGATTCAGGTCTCCCCACAAAAGGCATCATGGTTTTAACAAAAGCTAACATTTTAGATTGGTTACCCATATCTTGTTTATTTTTATTAAGATATTTGAATAACCTAATCTCTTTTTCCGACAAAGGATTTTCTCCTTGACCTTCAAGTTGTTCTTTAATAATTAATTTAACAATTTTAACTAAGTCAAACTCAGTAACACGAATTGTTTTTGACTCATCAATCTTAAAATCTTTTTTTAGTTTTATTCTCATAATTCCAACGGCATTTTTGAGCCTCTTATACTCATTAGAATTATTGACAATAGAATAATCATTAATAAAATCATTAATATCTTTAACAATTTCTTTAAGTTCATGTTGAGTATTACATGAAATTATTTTTTTAATTAAATCGTTAAGAATTTCTCGTTTATTCATAAAAATAAATATTGATTTAATTATTTTAAAAATCTTAATTTATATAATGTTGAGTTAATTAATTCACAAACAGTATCAATTTGATTTTGAATATAAGAATCTTTACAACAATCTCTTAAATCATTAACTTGTCCACAAAGGTCTTTAAAATAATTAATTGTGGTTGTTGAGTCTTTATAATCTTCAATATCGTATTTTTTATACCCTTTGAGGATACTATATTTACCTTGGTATGATTCTATAATCCCATCAACCAATCCTCCAATTTCGTCATAATACCCATTTAATGCACTATGTTCAGCAAATGATTTGGTCTGTAAATGTAATGTATGTGCTTGAGTTCTAGAGTGAAATAACAGAGAAACCATCTCAATAAAATCTTTAGTACCTGTTTTTTGTTCGGTTAATAATTCTTGTTGTTTAATAACCTCAAATATTTTATCTTTTAAAATTTCATTTTTCATAGTAATGTTTTCACTATAAATATCTTATCAATCAATAAAATTAAAAGTCTCTATGTTATATTCGTCATCGATTGAGAATAATGTTAGATACAATGATAATTGTTTGTAGATATAGTGTTGTATTACTTTATTAGTTAAACCATTAATATCCTTGGTTCTATAAACTTCAACAATAAAACTGAGGTCATTCTTCCCACTTTTTAACTTTATATCAACAGAAGTTGTGCCTGTTGGACTTGGTAGTTCAATTGGTATTGTCTTATTCTCATGAAATTTTATCGCTTGATTATACATTAAAATTTTTAGTTACCAAATCCTTTGTTGAAATTGTTAACTCATTATCCTCAATCACTCGTTCTACGGTTTGTTTAACTAAATTAAAGTCAGCCCAAAAAATGGAACCCTCCTTTAATGGTGAGTAATCATTGTCTACCAAGTACTGAACTACCGTGTTATCCTCAGTAGTTATAAACCCGTGGGCAAATCCTTTAGGGACAAACAATTCATTGTTAGGTTCTACAACAAACTCATAAGTCTTTAGATAGTTAGGCGAATTAGGTCTAATATCAACGATGAAGTCGATTATCTTCCCCGTAATGACCTTAACTAACTTTGACTGAGCGAACTCACCAACTTGAAAATGTAATCCTCTAAACGTAAATTTATTAGGGTTAACACTAATATTACTTTGTACCCAATCTTTACGTAAAACAGATAAGTTACTTTCATCAAATTTTAAAGGTAAAGGTGCAAATGTTCCTCGACTATCTTTGAATACTGAATTATGTATTAATAAACCTTCTTCCATATTATTTATTATTTGTTTAAATTAACTCATTTAAAATCCTAATTCCGCTTTCATAATCATTAATGATTCAGCTTTATCTTTAGCATTTGCATACTGTTCAATTAATTTATCCATTTCTTCAGTATGTTGTGGATGTTCCCCAATTGCAACGGGTGAAGTTACGTAAACTTCTAATCTTGCTAAAGCGTCCATTATTTCCGCTCGATATTTTGCGTCTAACGCATTAAGTAATCTGTTTTGTTTTTCTACCATTTTTATTTATTTAATTATTTTTTTTAACCATTCGGTTAGTTTAGTATTTTGCATTACACCAAATTTGTTTTCATATTTTAAAGAACTTAATGAATATCTTCTATCGTGGCCTAGTCTATCCTCAACGTATTTAAATTTAACATCCTTACCTAATATATCACCAATCATTTTGATTATTTGGTTGTTAGTGTATGATTCTCCAGTTCCAATATTATATATTTCATTAACTTCATCCGACATTAATAAGGTTAATATTGATTTTGCGTTATCATCAGCATGTATCCACTCCCTAACTTGTTCACCATCACCATACACCGGTACCTCATCACCGTTTTTAATTGACCTAATAATCTTTGGTATAAATTTTTCGTGGTGTTGATTTTCCCCGTAATTATTACAAGTACGTGTGATTAAATATGGAAACCCATATGTTCTTCCTGCAGACATTACCAACATATCGGCAGATGCTTTAGTTGCAGAATAATATGAACTTGGAATAATGTTATCGGATTCAATTGCTGAATACTCATCTATATCACCATAAACTTCGTCCGTTGAAATGTGTAAGAATTTAATTAGGTTTTTGTTTTTTCTTGCGACCTCAATCATGTTGAAGGTACCTTGTACATTTGATTTAACAAATGGTAATCCGTCTTTAATTGAATTGTCAACGTGTGACTCAGCAGCAAAATTAACTATGTAATCGTAGTCACCTAAATCCTCAGGTATCACATCACATATATCTTTTTTTAAATAATCGGTTGGTAATATAAGATTATTAAGATTACCTGCGTATGTAAGTTTATCAATAATTAATACTTTGTGGTATGTATTTTCTCTAACATAATTTACAAAATGTGACCCAATAAAACCTAACCCACCTGTTACTATAATTTTACTCATAAAAAAACTTTTGTCTTAATAATAAAACAAAAGTTTTTAAATGTAAAAGTATTTTCTAATTATTTACCAATTACTATTTCATCGTAATTTAATTTACCCATACCTTCAGAGTCTTTAGACTCAAATTCGTCATACATATATGTCTTAACAACACTAACAACACTTTGTTCGGCCTGAGCAAGTTTAGTCTCCATCCAATCCTCAAGTTGTTCACCTTGTTCCATTTTTTCCCACATAGCATGTGCTAATGTTGCAATAGTGAATAATTGTTGTTTTGCCATATAAGACCCTTCTTGTCCGTGCTCTTGTATATTTCCTTTTTTAACGCCATTAACTAACAGTTCTAATTGTTTTTCCGAAATAATAATATCTTTAGCCATAATTGTTTTAGTTATAAATATCATTAAAACAAAAAAAAGGAGACCTAAGTCTCCTTTAGGGCCGACAGGTTATGTCAGACACCACCACCTTATTTTTTTAAACAAGGAAACAATATATTATGAGAATTCAGAAACAGGTAAAACTCTAAAACCATCAACATTTTTATTAACAAAATTGTTCTTATATTAATAAAAGACATTTTTTTATTATTCTTTAGTAATTAATTCCCAAACTTTATTAAGTTCTTTTTTATTAAGAATTGTTTCACTAGGTTGTTCAATAGTATCTTTTGAAATTAATTTATCGTAAACACTTTTTACTTTAATTACTAAAAAAACAAAAAAAAGTACTGTAATAATCAACAAAGTTTTAAGAATTTTTTTCCAAAACTTATAGATGATATAAAGTGATGCTAAAATTGAGATTAATAATCCTGTTTCAATGCTCATAATTTATTTTATTTAGTAACTAACGCTTCAATTTTGCTTTTTGCATGGTCAGCCAAAGTGAACTCGTTAGTTGATGTAACAATAATTGAATCCTTTAAAAATTTGTAAGGAATGTTGATTAAGAAATCGGTTCCGTTGAAAAATGTTAAGTCATTTTTTAACTCTAAACATCCACTAACCATCTTCAAAAATAATTTGAATTGGATTCCATCAATGAATGTTTCATTCAAAAGTTTACCAAATTTCTCGTTCTCGATTCTGATGTTGTATGTCTGTGTGTTCATATCCTTAATTGTTTCTACAAATATACTGAGTTTTTTACAATTCTCCTAATTTTTCCACTAAAGAAGTTAAATTAAATTCTTTAGGTACAATGATATCCTTTTTAATAAACTCAATCTTATCATTAACAGAACGATATCTGTACCCTAAAATAATCTTGGTTTTATTAACATTAGTTACTGTAAAAGTATTAGGGTCGTTTGGCGTTGTTGGTGTACCAAAATCAACTCTAGAAAAACTAAACATGCCAATTAATTCTCTGAAGGCACGGCTTCTTATATCTTGTTTTAATAATCTGTCTTTTTCAATTACCCATAAAGAATCTACATATTCAATTATTTTCTTAGCAACAGTTCTACCAGATTTGTAATATGGACTTTCTTCATTATAACCTAATAAAGTTTTAATTTTAAAACCCAAGTTTTTTTGTTTCCACGAACCTCTTGGAGTAACATAGTGTTCACTAACATCAATACGAATTTTACCTTTTGATACTACTTCAGGTAATTTACCTGTGTATTTAATTTCATAATCAAAATAATTTAATGTTAAAGTTTCAACAGGAAATGAATTAACCCAAACTTTATAGTCCAAAGAATTTTGAGTTTTAACCAATTCAAAATCAGGAGATACTTTAACCATATCGGTATAAAAATCTTCAAAAACTTTTTGTTTAATGTCAATTACCAACTTTTGTTGGTCATAACTTCTTAACGCACTACGCTTAGCGTCTTGGTACTTAGTTTTTGCAATTTTTTTTTGTGTTAATGCGTCTGTCATAGTATCGGTGTTTGTGATTACAAAGATACAAAAAATTTTTAAATGCCACGCATAATTTCTCTATTAATATCTCTTTCTTTAATAGATTCTCTCTTATCATGTAATTTTTTACCCTTACCCAAAACTATTTCCATCTTCAACAATCCTCTATCATTTGAAAATATTCTATATGGGACCAATGTTAATCCTTTAACAAGTTCTTTTTGTAATTTAACAATTTCTTTTTTCTTAAGTAATAACTTTCTATCTCGCAATGGTTCGTGAGTATACGCCATTTTATATTCTGGAATATTCATTCCTTTAACTACTAACTCGTTATCAATAAAAAAACAATAAGCATCAACTAATGACACTTTACCACTACGAATTGATTTAACTTCAGGACCAACCAATTTTATACCAACAATCAAAGTTTCAATAAATGAATATTCGAACTTAACTTTACGATTTATTATGCTGATTTGAGTCCCCATAAAGCAAAGATAGTGATTAAAAATTAAAAACCCTAACAATTTTTACACTGTTAGGGTTTAATTATTAACCAACTCAAGAAAGGGGGTCGTTGGGGCTTTGTAGGATATAAATATATTAAACTTTTCAAAAAGAAAAACTATTTTTAAAATTTTATTATAAAAACTTAAGATATTTATTAAATATGATAATAAAAATTAATAACAATAAGTTTAAAGTTAAAACAGTTATTACTCCAAAAGATACTGAAAGTGGTATGATGGGTAAAAAATTTGACAGTTCCTATAATGGTATGTTATTTTTAATAGATGATGGTGAACATTGTTTTTGGATGAAAAATTGTATTATCCCGTTAGACATTATTTTTATTGATAGTAATACCATAACTAAAATACACCATAATTGTTCCCCATGTACGACAGATGAATGTGTTAATTACTGTGGTGAAGGTGATATAATTTTAGAAATTATGGGGGGTACCGCAAAAAAATTAGGATTACAAATCGGTGATGAGGTTAATTTTTAACCTTCATTAATTTTAGACTGTAACACATTTACCAATTCTTTTTGAACCATTTTAGTAAACTTCACATAAGGAGAATCATCTGACTCAGCATTATACTTGTACTTTCCATCTGGCGGTCTTTTAGACCTACCTAAATAACTAAGCCCCGAAATGTTCGTGATACATTTATGTCCACCACTATTAGCTTGAATTAAATCCCAAGCATTAATTGTGACACCATCTAACATTTTCATTTCTTCCTCGCTTAATTCAGTAAAAGGAATTTCCATCATTTTACCAATTTGAGTTAAATGTTTTTTACCATTCTCCATTGTTTTAAAATTGTTACCATATAACGCAACAAAATCTTTAAAGGTAAACCCAACTGATTCAGGACCAAATCCTTTTGAACCTTCAGAAATCCATTTAATTGTTGATAACGGTATTTGTCTTTCTTGTAATTGAGTCTCCCATTTAGCAAGTACTTCCTGAGCAATCTCACCTAAGTTAACACCTTTTAACTCACGTTCTTTTTTATAAGGATTACAAGACGCTTGAACTAAACCTAATGGCCAAGCAATAACTAAGAAATCAGCGTCAGGGTTATTTTTGAAGGGCGTGTATCTATCATAAGAACCAGGTTTCATCATACTACCACCTCCGTATTGAACAATAATGTTACCTTCAATTTTAACATTATGGTGGTTTTTCATTTGGTCAATATAACCTTCTTTGTTTTTCTGTAATTCGGGTACGGTAGCGTAACCTTTTTCAATCATGATTCTTTTTATGTTAGTAACAAGATTCATAAGTGATGGGGTTCCAACCATAACAAGTTCTTCTAAAAACCCTGGTTTATTTTTAAACGCCAATAATAACTTATTAGCAACTAAACCTAAGGCAGTTTTGTTTTTACCCAAAGATTTATCTTTATCTAATTTGAATAAATAATTTATTACTTGGTCAACCGTTACTTCGTTCGCCGCGTAATTAGCTGAGTCAACCATAGATATTAATTGAATATCTTCAGGTGAGAATATTTCATTAGGTGATACCACCTGGGATATTGTTTCAACATTTGAACGTGAACTTCTAAATGAAGTTGATTTAGTGTCTTCCGCACCCGCTTGTCTATCGTGGTGGTCTGTATGGATAACAAACATTGGTTTACCATGAGCAAAATCCACAAGTACTGGCATAATATCACCTTGAGCGTCATTCTTCTTTACCGAGAACTCTTTATCCCCGTATTGAATAACGTGAGCATCAACAACTTTAATACCATTGTCTTCAAGGTATTTTTTCATCGCAAGTGCGGTTGTTACGCCATCCAAATCTTGGTGAAAATAAATTTCAGCTTTAGAATAACGTTTAGCTAACTTATTGATATCTCTGATACCACTTTCTTTTAGTAAGTTTTTCATACTAACGCTTTTCCCCCACCTAATAGTGAACTAATTAATGATGTGAATGCATCTGTTTTAACCGCAGTTGATGTTGATTGTTTTGCAGTAGACAATGATGGTAACTCGGACGCTACAGTAGTTTGTGTTGTTTGTCCTGAGGCAAACTCCTGATTCCATAAATTTTGTGATTCGGGTAATTGAGCGTATTGTTCATACTGTTTTTCAACGTCAGGGTACATTTTTTCAAGCTCATCAGGACCAACAAAATTTCCAACACCTAACCAATCTAAAAACCCCGCATAAAATTTAGTTCTTTTCATCAAAGACCTTGTTGCAGGATTACCACCAAAAATTCTAGGAACCCCCGCATAAAATTTAGCGCCTAAACTTGCATCCGATTTCATAAAACTTAACCAACTATTTTTTCCAGTGCCTAAATCTCTAAACCCTCTGAAAGATTGGTCTTTACTCATTTGTTTTAATAATTCTTCTTTTTCAACAGCGCTTAACGCCTTTTCACTTTTTACAATACCTTTACCAATTTCAGTTCCCGCTTTCATTTCTTTTCCGGCTTTACCAAAAATTTGGACGTACTCTTCAATAACTTTTACTAAGCCAGAACCTAACAAAGGAACTCGGCCAATAGACCCTTTTAAAGCGGTCACTAATTTCTCACCCCAAGTTGGAGCAGTCTCAACCATCTTAGCAATAGGTCCACCAGCTCTTTTTGCCGTACCAGCAATTTTAACGGCATCGCCAGTTAAAGTTGCTGCTTTAAACGCTTTAGCGGCTCCACCACCTAATTTCATAACACCAATGACAGGTTTAGCGATAAGGTCACCTAAATAAGGGATTGCCGAAACAAATGAAAGAATTGCATATAATTTATCACCTTGTCTCCAATAACTAATACCATTAACAATATCAACAATACCTGTTGGGTCAAAGATACCGACAACATCACCAAGAGTATTATACCATTTAGATTCTTTTATTAACTTGGTTTGTTCAGGGTATATTTTTTTTGCAAATTCAAAAACAAATATTTTATCTTCTTTAGATAATTTGTTCCATTTTTCTTCAAGAATCTTATATTGTTCCTCTTTATAAATTTGAAATATCCTGTCTTTTAATTCAGACTCATTAAGTTTCATTCCTTTCATGTGTATTTTTTATAATAAATATCATGAAAACAAAAAAGGGGATATTAAATTCCCCTATTTATTAAATTCTAATTTAAGTTGTTTTTTCTTATCCACAAAAGATTGTATTCGTTTACGAGAAATCTCAGCGTAGTCAGGACTTAGTTCTATACCTATCCATCGTCTATCTAATATTTCCGCAGCAACGCATGATGTCCCGCTACCCGCAAATGGGTCAAGAACTACATCGTTTTTGTAGGACAATATTTTAATTGCTTTTGTTGGTATGTCCATCGAGAAAGTTGCCTTGGTGAGTGATTTAGTATCTGCAAAGTAATTCCACTGACCAAATACAAGTTCCATAAACTCTTTCTTATCTTTTTCCTCATATACAATTTTTTTCTTTAATGTCCCATCTTCCTGTTCAATCTCAGTTGGGACTCCTTTCCACTCTGGCTCACCTTTAACTTTTTTAATGTGTTGTTTTTTATAAGCTAATATTACACATTCTTTTGGATTATAAATATATGGAGAACTAGGACTCATCCAAGAACCCCATGCGGTTGTCTTACTTCTGTGTGGCGAATCTTCTTCTAAATCCACGATTCCAAAGAATTTAAATCCAACCTCTTTCATTATTTGATAAAATTCTGAAACAAAAAATACTCTACCTCCTCTATCTTGAACATTCACTTCGTAGGGAATGTTAATTGAGACTCTACCGTCATCTTTAATCAATCGGTAAGTTTCTGTTAACCATTCTCTTGTCCAACCCCAATATTTATCCATAGGTAAGTCATCTATGTGGGTATCATATTTAATTCCGCAATTATATGGTGGTGATGTCACAACCAAATCAACACACCCATCAGATAATGTTTTCATTACCTTGATGCAATCTCCATTTATTATTTTTCCTGTTTCCATAATTTTTAAATTCCTGCGGTTAAATGATAATTAAATCCTTTACTAGTTGTATCACCATATGATTTATAAATTTCATATGATTTTTCATCATATATAATTTCGTTTACTACTTCGACTCTACAACCAACATCATAGACTTTTAATCTTAATTTATCAATATCAAAATCTTCTTCAAGTGGTATATCATAAATTACTTGTTCACCTTTACAATAATTTTCAACAATTAAAAAAGCTTTATTACTACAATATTTTTCTTCGTAATCAATTTTTTTTATATCCAAAACTTCTGTTTCATAAACAACTTTTCCATACTCATCTTCAACTCTTAAAATAAATGAATCCGCAAAAGGCCCCATAATAGATTCGTTTGTCGAATCAAGGAAACTTTCAACTTCTAATATTTCACATATATCATCGCATTCCATCTCATCTTGTTCTACCCCGTTATCACGAAAAGTTTCGTATTGTTTTGTGTTTAATTGAAATGGGTAAAGTTCAGCTCCTTTACCGGCCAAAATTATTTTGTAGTATTTCATATTATTATATCAATTAAAATGTCCATCACTAACACAGTTGTTAACACTATCGCAACAACAATTAAAATTCCCATTACTATCATCATTTGCGTATCAATTTTAAAATTAATACTACATTCAATAACAAACTTACATACACTAAACTACCTATCATATCTTATCTTTTTTTAATTAAACCATTTCTGTAATTATTTGAGCTAATTTATATCCCGCAAATGCTCCTCCCGCGGCCGAACCAGGGAGAACTATAAACTTACCTAAAATTGTATCATATTTTTTTCTGTTGACAATATACGAAATTAAAACGTAATACAAAATATAATTTATTAAAACTAAAAAGTCCAATTCTTTTGCGACAAACACAACAATAGAATTACCTAAAAATCCCCACATAAAATTAATAAAAGTTTCTCGTAGTAATTCACTTGGTGTTGTAATTGCATCTAAAACTGAAATTTCTTTACTAAGTCCTGTTTTATTTTTCGATGTTTTCGATATGGTGTTGGAGGTACCAAAGTCCTTTTCTGAGGTCTTCAAGTTCTGTATCTTTTCTTTTTTTTCCTGCACGACTAATATATTTTATTGCATTTCCTAAACTAAACCCTAAATCCCAAGCGTCAATAACTTTTATTGCTTCGTATTCATTATTTTTACCAAATTGGTAATGGTCAGGATGATTTACCATTTCTTTTTCTATGTTAACATTAGATGAATTTACACACTGGCAATTACCATCTCCCCCATTTATTGGGTTACACACACAATTATCTTTCATTTATATTATTAGTTTTTGTTATTAATAAACTCTGGTTTAACATTTGCTTTAGACTCCATCATTTTTTCAGATAACTCATAATCATCATCATTTTTATACTCCTCCAAAAGTTCTTCTGCGGTTGGTATTCCATTGTATTTAGATTTTAAATCATCAAAGTTTTTAGTATTAACATTTGAAAACATATTACTTAATGTAACCGATAATTCGTCAGCCATATCAATAGTATCACTAATTGCTTTGATAACCTCGTATGGGTTTGCATTGGATGCTGGCCGTCTATCTTCAAGATACCCTTTCCATAATTCTGCAACTAACCTTGGAACTCTAATTGAAGCTCCTCTGTCACTTACCCCCCAACTAAATTTATGGATTGATTGTGTCTCATGTTTACCAGTTAATCTAAGATTATTATCTGAACCGTAAACTTCAATATGTTGTTCTTTTCTTGACTCAAGCGCATTGAATAGTGTTTTGAAATAACCTTCACCCCCAACTTCTCTCATCTTTTTTGTTGAAAAGTTTGTATGTAAACCCGAACCATTCCAATCACCCGCAGTAATAGGTTTTGGGTGGTAGTTAATATGATATCCGTATTTTTCAGATAATTTCTCCATCAAATATCTTGACATCCATAAATCATCACCAGCTTTAATTTTACCTTTAGCAAACACTTGATATTCCCATTGTCCCAAAGCAACTTCAGCATTAACTCCGGTAATTTCAATCCCCATATTTAAACATAAATCCATATGTTCTTCAACTAATTGTCGTCCAACAACATTACTACCGACACCACAATAGTATTTACCTTGTCCTTCAATATGACCTCGATTAAATCCTAATATTGATTTCCCAATACCCTCTTGAATAAAATATTCTTGTTCAAACCCAAACCACATATCATTAACCTCGTCACCTAACATGGTTCTATGGTTTGATTCATGTGGTGTTCCGTCAGGATTCATTACCTCACAAAACACATACACTTTATTATAACAATCATTCTCACGATATATTCGAACGGGTTTTAATATACAATCAGAACTATATCCTTCGGCTTGTTTTGTTGACGAACCATCAAAGTTCCATTCAGGTACTTTTGTTAAATCAGTAATCACACCTTCAATTACTTTTATCTTACTTCTTAAATTAGGTTCTGGTGCATATCCATCTAACCATACATATTCAATTTTTATCATCTTTTTTACTTTATTTTATTTATATAATACTCACTGATTTTTAATTTTATTTCTTCATCAGTTAACTTTTTAATATACCACTCGTAAACTTTAGACGCAGTTTCATCCATAAAAATAAAAGAATCCGCCTTAAATAACATATCTAATTTTTCATTACCTTTTAAGTAATGATTGATGCTATCAATATCAATAAATCTACTTTTGAGCCCCATTATTCTATATATTTAACCGTTTTTTTACTACCACCACTTTGACTAATATATGTTAACACTTTTCTTTTAAAGATTGGAATTAACGTTTCCTCAAGCGGAAATATATCTTTACAAAACATTTCAAAAACAGGATTATTAACTTCCTCGTTCTTTTCATATGTTTTAGAAAATTTAGAAATAATTTCTAACATTGTCAAATTATTTTGTGGTCCTTCGTAAACTAATTTTGTAGTTGTTTTACTTTGATTCTTAACCCTATAAACTTTTTTGGTGGTATATTGCCATACATAAACAATATTTTTAGATTTAAAATAAAAAAACCCTGAATTACTTTTAAAATTATTTTTATTTTTTTTTACAACAATATCGACAGAATCATACACCATACTCCAAATTGATTTTGCAAAATTAAAGTAGTAAAATAATTGTGGTTGTGTATTTTTTAAAATCTGATGGTACTCGTCAATTTCTTCGTCCGCAAGAACAGGAATGTCTTTAACTTTTAAATCCGATAATACTAACTCATCATCATTAGTTAAAAATTTTTTATCAGTATATAAAATTTGGTTTTTATTAAGTAAGGTTTGAATATTCCCTAAATGTAGTGATAGTTCAATAAACATTGGATAGACCTCCATTAATTCCAAATGTTTATTTAATTTTTGGAAATAGTCTAATAAAACGTATTGTTTTTGTTCAGCATCTAAGATACCTTGAAATAACCAATCAGTATCCATTATAAACTCAACTTTTTTATGTCTCCCTTTCTTTTCCATTTATTAAAAATATACAAAAATTTTATAAATAAATGAATACTTTTACTCGACTCTCATAATATAAAAATCTTGCCCATTTACGGTTACTTCCTCATAATCTCCATCATACCCGTTCATAACACCCCATCCGTCGCTATCAACAAGTCCTTTAGCTAAAGCGTCTTCGTCAATAAAATTTCTAATGTCAGCACCATATTCTTTAATATAATATATAGGACTGTCTTCAACATCATTTAACCTACTTTCAAGAAGTTCTTCTATCATTTCCTCGGTAGGTTCATCATCAGGTGTTATATTATCTAATTCTTCTTGTAAGGTATCGATGTGGTCTTGTATTTGGTCATACATTCTATGAAATTCCTCAGGAGCTTCAGTGTCAAAATCTAAATTACTTTGTCTTTCTTCATATTCTTCAATCTCTTGTTCTAATTTAGTTTTTTCTTCTTCTTGTTTTTGAGTTAATTTAAAATCATCTTCACTAAAATAAACTTCAGAATTTTGTCGTATATCATCTTCAAACCAATCACTAAAGTAACTTCTAAGATAATTAATATCAATGTATTCATCAATAAAACCCCGATTAAACCCATCAAGTCCAACCTCATCAATATAATTTTTAGCGTATATTAACGCCGCGTCATCCATCTCATCAGAGGTCCCAACACTATAAACCATGTCTGTAAACTCAGGGCTTAAGACTTCAAAACTTTGTAACCCATAGGTACTATAACGATTTGGGGAAATGATATAAACATCATTATTTTCATTCTCTAAACCTTCAATATCACCCTCTAAATCACTAATTTCATCATATAAACCAGAAACTAATTCAGGTTCTTCAACGTTGTTATATTTGTCTTGTAGTTTATCTAACTCAATTTTTAAGTTAGATAATTTTTCTTGACCCTCTTCGTCTAATACATCTAAACCGACAGAAACTAAATATTTAAATAAGGCATTAGCCTTTAAACCTACATCATCTGTATTATTAATGTTCCATTCATCGTTATCGCGAAGAACATCCATTTCATTTTTCTTTTTTTGTAATTCGGCCGCCAATCTTTTTCGTTGAACTGGAGTCCCGCCATCCCATACATGGTTTTTAACATTAATTTTTGATATGTCACTTATCTTAGTGTTTGATATATCTAAACTACCATCAACATAACCAACATTCCCTAAAGAATCTGTTGATGTGTTACTTATTTTTAAATCACCGGTTATCCACAAAGGTTTTCCTTGAAACTTTGGTAATCTGCTAATTCCTTGTCCGTGATACCCCGATAACTTTAATAGTTCTAAATATTCTTCTGGTGATATTTTATAATATTCACCATCAACTTCCTCAACAATTCTTTTAATTAGTTGTTGTAACCCCTGTTCAGTAAGTCTCACTTTATTTGCCATGTCTATAAATACTTGAAAATAAAATAAATTTAACTTGATTTTCTTGACATTAAATATTAATTGGTGATATTTATAAATAAGAATAAACAAATCTAAATATTATTACCATGGGCTGCGGTTGCAAAAATAAAGGAAATCAAACTCAACCTCAAACAGTTTCGACCCCTCAACAAAGTAGTCAAAATCAAACTTTGGCTCAGGTTCAAGGGCAAACTACTAATAACTCTTCTATTCAAGAGTCAATTAAGAAAGTTGTTGAGAAGTACTACAATAAGAAGTAATATATTTCTTATTTCTGTTATTAAAAAGGGGTGATAAACACCTCTTTTTCTATTTATAATCTAAATTATTTTTACTATTAATTGGTATAATTATTAAAAATGAACTACATCAATAAATATTCAAATAAAGGAATCGTAAACAGTTTTGCCGATTTTGTTTTAAAAGAGATAAACAAAGATACAAAATACGATACGGTAGTTGAGATAACTGATTGTGGTAAATTCTTTGTAATAAACGGTATGACAAACTCTTCTAAGATATTAGACATGTCTGACGTTAAAGAAAGGTTTTATAAAGAAAACGAATCCTTGTTGAACAAGTACGGTTATGATAATATAAATGTTGTCGACCTAATCTTATACAATAATGAATTAGTTAAGAAGGAAGAATATTGGTTCACCTTCTATAATACTGAAAGACCGTCATTTAACCAAAAAATGATTGACTTTGTTCAATCAGATAATACTGTTAAATATAATTCAGTATCGGACCATAAAGGGTTCATGGTTGAGTTAGATTTTGGTCATGAAGATACAACAAAATTAAGTTACTTCTCTTATTCACCTCTTAATATTTCATCAGAATTCCCATACGGACATAGTTTAAGTATGGGTAGATTATATTTTTATTATTCAGAATATATTTGTAATCAGTTATTCAAAGTAATTAATTCAAATAAGATATTATTCAAAATATCAACGCTTAAAAACCAAGATTACGATTTTAATATAAGAATAATTTCAGATTCGATTTATCAGGAAGAAACAATTAAATCTATGGTATTGGATGTATTTGATTTTAATTTAAATAAATTTCAAACTACCATATTAAACTACGATGTTTCTGAGGATTTAAATAATCCTATTAGTGATAAACCATGGTTAATCCATGATAGAACAAAAGATTTAATTATTTTTTAAACTCGTTTAGAATAGGACACTACTTGGTAGAAGTCTTTTTTACCCTCACAATAATCTTTAATTAAAACTAAAAGGGTTTTAAACATGAAGGCATTGGGCGTTTGTTTTTCACACTTAATAAACAATTCAATCATTGCGGATAAAAATTCAACTGAAAAAACACCTAAATTTTGTAATAAATCATATTTTTCGGTAAAATAATCGTTATACATTAAACAATAATTATTACGTTCCTCAATAGAGTTGAATGCTGAGGCAACATCGTATATCTCTAACCATTCAGTTACATAAGAATTAACTCCATTTGGATTATGTTCACATTTTAAAAGTAAATCAACAATCCAATGAGTATGTGATGGTGCTCTTAATCTAGATTTTTCAGTTTTATATTTAACAATAAAATCTAACTCTGGATTGTGTCCACGACTACCCTGATAAATATTAATGTAATTACCGTCAGTTAATTCCCAAGTTCTTGCAGGATGATGAGTGACACCATTTTTTTTAAAAGTCAAATTCATATCGTAAATACATAAAAAAATCCAGTGAAGGATTTTTATAAATTAAAATGTTCTTTAATTATTTTAACCCCGTCTTCAATTTCATTGAAATCTCTATCAGGAGCAAATAACATGGTCTTAGGATTTTCATCAGGTGATTCAATAATCATAAATGCCGGTACAAAGTCATTTTCGGTAATCTCAACAAACATGTCATATTCTTCCTCATATTCGTTAATATCCCTAACCACATAATCGATATCAATCTCATTTAATTGTTCTTTCATTATATCACAAAAAGGACAACCCTCCATTGTGAAAAGAATTAATACTTTATCCATTTAATAAATTTTTTGCAATATCATTTATTTGAGACTCCATTTGTAATCCTGGTCTTGAAAATTGTTCTTTACCATTGGCAAAAGATTTTATTGTAGGGATTGCTCTAATTCCTAACTTGGACGAAAATTCTTTATTCTCTTCAACATTCAATGTATATAATTGTACTTCAGAATTTTCTTTTTGATATTTTTCCGCAACGGTTTCAAAAACAGGTTTCATCATTTTACAAGGGCCACACCAAGGTGCCCAAAAATCCACAACTAATTTTTCTCCGTTGTTAATTTTTTCCTGTAATAATTCTTGTGTAATTTCCATAGTTTATTTTATTTTTTTTAAGTTATGTATAAAAAACTCAACAATACTTTTCTTGTCGGGTTTTGTTAATATAAATATATGAGTACCGTTTTTAAAATACAAAAGAACTCCTGTTGAATCGTATTCATATAACGTGTCTTTAGTTAACACTTCACCTTTCTCATTAACAAAGTCATTGTACCATAGTAAATACGATTTCTTAATTACCGTTTTAATTGCGGATTCTGAATATGGTAACATCACCTCAACAAAACTAGGATGAACACCATACTTTTTGGTAAACATTTCAACACAAAATAAAGGAATTTCTTTCATCTTAAAAATCTAATTCATTAATCATATTTAGTAAATTATTAGGTTCAAAATCATCAAATATACTTTGTTTTAAAGCAACATTATATATCATATCATTATCCCAATCTAATTTAGTTTCACTACCTCTGTTATGAACATCATAAAATTGGTTTGGGCCTATTTCAACTAATTTACTTTTGATTGTTTTGTGACCAAATATAGATTCTATCTCAGGTAAAACAAACAATTCTTTTTTAACCAAGTTATCTATTCGTCTATCAAGGTTTTCTAAAATAATTGACCAATCTTCCCCAAAGTTATAATTAAATTTACCTAATGATTGTACTCTTTTCAATTCAACTACTTTACCACCACTATACTTAATAAAGTATTCAATAGTCACTCTATATTCAGAATCAACATTATCTCTTCTTAAAGATACAATAACTGAGTGTGGTTTTTTAATATAAGTTTTAACACAATTAGACTGTATGAAAGATTCTTTATTATATTCTTTACTAGTGGTCAATAAAACAGGAAAATGAACATTTACACCCAATAACGGTCTTTCAACTTCTGACTTAAACTTCTCACCATAATATCTTTTAAAGTCACCTGACGTATAGAACGCTTGTTTTTCTGACCACTCAAAGTGTTCATCCATAAAGTCTTCGTAATTAGAAGACTTCCACTTAATTGTTTCTAAATTATTTAAGAAATTATGAAAGTTTAAATGGTCATGGAAGGTATTATAATTTATTTGTCCATCTAATACTAACTTGAAGATATCGAACGAGTTTTGGTTTTCCTTGTTAGTAAAATTAACCTGTACGCCACTACCGTTAACCACGGAGTTTTCAATCATTTTTTTAATGATATCGTCATTTTGTGACATTATAAAATTCTTACCAAAAACCTCATAAGTATAAGATAATGTTGTAAAATCACATTGTTTTACTTTATGTAATACACGTTTAAGTTTATCTCCATTAAGACCTGCGTTACTAATAATAGTATCAATATATTTCATACCATTCTTAACCAACTCAACCTTTTTAGGTTGTGGATTATATAATATAAACGAACTCCAATTGTTTGAGAATTTAATACCCGAATAATCTAAGTATCGTTTATATAATTTTAACTCAGGTGATAATTCAGGGTATTTTTCAGTGCCAGGGATTGAGTTAACAAACAAATTAATAATATGATTAATTAAATCAGACCTCCCCCAAATTTTAGGTTCAATAACTTTTTTATTGTAGTCACCAAATAAAGAATTTATTAAAGAACGAAAACGATTAATTGGGTCTTCAGCAAAAATACACCTTCTAATTTTTTTACGACACTTTCTTTTTTTATGATAGTCTAGAATATAACCCGTATATAATGAATTTGTTGTATGATTAAATGTTAGAAATTCAACTCTTGTTGATAACCTAAAATATTTGGTCGCCTTAATCCTAACTCGGTTATATTCAAATATTTTTAAAGCAATCTTATTATCCTTCTCAGTAACAACAATGGTTCTTCTGTACAACCTTACAGTACATAAAGGATTACCATAGTTTTTAATAAAATCCTCTTTGTCTTCACTAACAGATTCTTGTTTAAATTTACCATAATACCCTCCATCCCAATCATCGGTTGATAGTGTAACTTTTTTCTTTAATGGTTCGTCATCCCCCAATGGATTCACAGTCTCATGTTTATCAAAACATAAATCATTAGTACCCTCGAATTTTATCGTGGTGTAATCCGTCAAAGTATATGAATAAATTTCTTTCATAATTTAAATTAAATGAATGGGGGATTATTACCCCCATTTAAATTAACACATCTCTTCTGCAAGTTCCCAAAGTTTGGTATTAACTTGGTTAACCGCCATAATACTACTTAAACCTCTTAAGGATGTTTTTCTACCTCTTTGTGTTTGATACTCAAGACCACCTTTAATAAACTTCTCTTGTACCACATTGAATACCGTCCATAAGTCATTCTTGTTATCTTCCTCACGTTTAGGGTACATAATCTCCATAACATCAAGAGTTGGCGGTACAGTACCAGTCTTCCAACGAGTGTTGATAGCTTTCTTAATGAATTGAATTTTCTCAGGTAAAGTCAGTTCTTTATTCATCATTCGGTCTACTGACCTTTGGATTACAGGTAACCGTCCCGCAAAACTCTCTGTAAGTTGTTTTACCTCATTTAAATCAAATCTTTGATGTCTAAGGTTGAATGACTCAGAAAGTGACGTAGGTACCGTTAAACCGTTACTACATACTAATCGATGAAGGCCAGCACTAACTGAGAATGTTGCCAATCCGTTATGCGAGTTACGAATAATTGCCTCTACGATTGAATCACCAACTTTAGGTAATTCCCCATTACGAAATCTTAATTCGTGAACACCATGTTCACCACGACCTGTTTGTTTAACAGATGATAATTGCCATCCCTCACGTTCAAAATTCTCAAGAATTTCAAATGTTGGTACGAAAACATACTTATCCGACATCTTTTGAGATGGGAACGTTGCAAATACTGCTGGTGCGGTTGATTTAATTGACTCGGAAGTGTATGACATATTTTGTTGTTTTTAAATTTATAATACAAAAGTAATGAATACCATTCATATTACCAAATTTAATTTAAACAAATGTTTCCGAATTTTGTTTTTTGGTGAATTTCGTAAATCTTAGTTTTTTCAAAGATAGTAATTTCACTCTTTCTAAGTTTAACAATTATTTTAAGTATCTGAGGCCTTGTTAAAGAAATTTCTTCCCCATTTTCAACATTAACATAACATTGTTCAGTAACTTTAAGATAAAATTCATTTTTATCCACATCACCGATTAAAATTTTTAACTCTTCAGGGTTTTTATCAAAAAATGATATAAACTGATTAACATATATGTCTACGTCAACATTTCCCATAACATTATTTTTGTAAAAAAATAAGTAAATTAGTTTACATAATAAAACCCACTACCTTCATCAGATAGTTTTTCTTTTAATCTTTCAGGTATTTTAACACCAGGGTTACTATCTTTTAAGTTAATAAACGCTAAACCTGGTATATCAGCAATTGATTCAGGTAAACTTTGTAACGATTTATTTGACGGTAACGCCAAGAAATTTAAATTCTGTAATTGACCGATTGACTCAGGTAATGTTTTAGCGATATTTTGTAATAACAATGCTTGTAAGTCTTTGAATCTACCTAAAGACTCAGGAACTGTTAACGCAATCTCTTCTTTTGATTTGTTATTAATTAATAAGTGTTCTATATTTTCAGGTAAACTATCAAATAATTCATCAAATCCATATAAAGCAACAAATTTACCCGCAGAACTATCAGGATAGTTAATTTCAACCTTATTACCACCTTTAGTTACTAATCCTTTCGCAAATTCAGGTTTGAAGAAGTCCTTGAGTTCAGACATAGGTCCGTTCAAATATTCAACTAAATTAATTTGTCTGTCATGTCTATCCATAAACTGATTTGAAGGGAAATGGAATTGGAATCTTTCTTGTGGTAAACCTGTTTTTTTACCAACTAAACCTTTGTCATCATTTGGAAATACGACATATAATGGGCCATCTTTAATGTATCCATTAAAATAAGTTAATCCAGGTGATGACGTACACCATCTTGATTCTCCTTGGTCGTACTCATGGAATCCACCATAGTAAACCGCCGCGTCTTTACCAACACTACCTTGGTCTTCAATTTTAATCATTGTCCAATTTGGACCTTCATAAACGATTTTACCACCAGCGTGGTTAAAACCTTCTCTTGATTTTTTAGCTTCTTTCTTTTCAAGTTCACCCCTTTTCTTTTCAGGAATTTGAAAATCTTTTAAAGTATCAAATAATGATGTTACCGTAAATTTATTGATGTCTCTTTGTTCTTGGGGTAAATAGGGTTTAGCCTTTTCAAACTTAACTAAATCAGCGGTAGTTTTATATAAATCCTCCATGAATAATCTTCGGCCTTCAACTAAAGACTTTTGATATGCAGGACTTTTAAAATCAACTTCATCATCAGTTTCAATCTGAGGACTAACATAGTTTTTAAGTAACCATTGTGAGTATTTACCAACTTTAACTCTTTCCATATCTTCCATGGATAAAGTGTCTATATCTTTACCTTCAGGTACTCTAGTTGTTGGGTCAGCAAGGATAATCGCCTTTAGGGTTTCAAAATCCATAATACCTTTTGGTTTTTTTCCTGTCTCAATATTTTTAGATTTAGTGGCAGGTTTAACTAATTTATCAAATAAAACCTGAAATCTAGATTGTTCTACTATTAAATTCGAAAGTAATGTTGTTATTCTCATTTTAAATGTTTTTAATATAAATATTCAGAATTAAGAAATAATCCATTATTTAGTAATTCATAATTAAAAGTTCTTCCCCCATGTTTTGAGTCTTACCTTTTTTAGCCGCCGCAGCTTTGGCGAATTCTTTTTTCTCCCATCGATATTTTGGTTCAGGAAACCAAGTATGTAATAATTCAAAGTCATAATAAGATAAACTAAATTTACCTTTAATATCTTTTAATACATTAGCCAATCTCTCATGGTCATCTCTATCAAAGTCATGATTATTGTAATAATTTTCCGTTTTCCAATAAGGTGGGTCCAAATAGATATATGTTGTTGGTGAGTCATATTTTTTAATAACATCCTCAAAATCCATATTCTCAACCTTGGTTATCTTTAAAAAATGTTCAACCCATTCAGGTTTAGATAACTTATCTCTAAATGTAAGGTATTTTGATTTATACTTACCTTTTAAGTCAATAAAACCACTCGTTTCAGGTTTACTACCACTAAATACTTGTGTTAATACGTAAGCATATTTCGCGGCAACAACATAATCGCCAGGTTGTACGCTGTAATTATCGGCAAATATTTCAGCTTGGAAGCTGATAAATTGTTCTTTGTAAATTGACGGTGTAATTTCTTCACCAAATTGTTGACATGGTATTGCATTAATCGCATCCAATAATAGTTTAGGATTTTTAACACATTGAAACAAGTTATAATTTAATGGATTGAAGTCGTTATATACGACTTCTTTAAGATTTGGATATTTGGATAAATCCATGTTGAAGAAACACCAAAACATCCCTCCGAATGTTTCTACGTACGTCTCCATATCCTCAGGGTAGAAAGGGACAATCCACTTTCCAATTTTACTTTTACCTCCGATGTATGATAGCATAGTTATTTTTTTTAAAAGTATAAGTGAAAAAAACCAAAAAGGCAAATGTTTTAGGTATTTTACTTTAATGTATTTTTAGATTACTTTTGGGTCATAAACTATTTAAATTTAAAAAACAATGGATACAGTCGAAGGAACAGTAATTGATGAAACCGAAATTAATACAGGTAAATCCTCTAAATCAACAAAAAAATGTAGTTCTTGTGGTAAATTCCGAAAACAACAGTGGTTTTTAATTGCAATATCATTCTATATTTTATTTGCCGCAATATACGGGACTATAAAATTAATACACGAAGCTCAAAATTACTTCACAAATTAATTACGGTTAAACCTAACAAAAAGTTTAACAAACATATCACCAACATTATTATACCCTTTAGATTTAACTCTAAGGGGTTTTGATGTATCAAATTGAGTTGGTAATTTAATTGATATATTCCCTTGTGGATGCGGAATCTCTAAATTATCACTGTGTAACCCATTTAAATCAAAATAAGCGTTATAGATTAAATCATCCCCAAGTTTTTCAAAATTATTTTCAGACATCACTTTAACTCTAATAACCAAATTACCATACATACCATCTTTATAATCACCTTTACCTTGTAACCTTAAAAATTGTCCATCATCAATCCCATGTGGTAATTTAATCTTAATTGATTCCGTTTCAGACCTAGTTGTTTGTCCGTGGCAAGTACCACAAGTTTTTTTATAGGCGAATCCATTCCCTTTACATTTGTTACACGTTTGTCTAACCACCTGAGAAAACATACTTCCACCAATTTTTTGAACAATAAATCCATCTCCATTACATACATTACAAGTGTCTCTATCTCCACCTTGTCCAACACAATCATTACACATATGTTGTCTTGAATAACTAATTACCTTATCCCCCGCAATAAACGATTCAAGAGCACTAATCTGAACTTCAATTACTTTATCAGGAACAGTTCGTCTTCTTTGAGTATGAAATGCTCCTTTAAACAAATCTTCAAATGGGTTGAATCCTCCACCTCCCATGTTATTAAAAGGATTTTGCCTTTGATTGTCATATTGACTTCTTTTAATCTCGTCACCTAAAGTATCGTAGGCTTCCGAAATTTTTTTAAATTTATTTTCATCACCACCTTTATCTGGATGATGTTCAATTGCTAATTTACGGTAAGCTTTTTTAATCTCATCTTGTGTTGCGGTTTCATTAACCCCTATTGTATTGTAAAAATTATCCATACTCATTTACTTATATTTGTTTTGAAACTAATTTAGTTAATATTATCATTTTTCAATGTCATACAACTATCAAGTAGTACTGTTTAAGAATAAAGTAAAAAAGAAAATAATCAATAAATTTAAAACACATAAAAAAGCAAATGAGTTATATAATTTATTGGTTGAGAAAAGTAATTCCATTTTTTTTGATAAAAAATATGAAAATGGTTACGAATCATTGTATGAATTAGCATTGTTAGAAAAAACATCAGGAACTTTGTCACCAATGTATATGAAAGATGTTTTTGGTAGACAGGTTAAAGTTGACTTAGACGATAATGATTTCTCAATTATCAAAATATCAAAATATAATTTAGAGGAACTTATTGTTGACTATTCCACCAATACTAGAATAACAATCAATGATTTTATTAAAAAATATTTAGACCCACCTGGTTTAAAAATGATATCTAAATTAAATAATAAAGTAATTGTACAAAACGATGACAATTATAATTTATTCACATTAAAAAATGATGATGATTCATCAAGACTATTAGATAATCTTTCTGAAAATTTCATATCTCAAAAAAGAAGTGATTGTATGTTTGTTAAAGATTATTCAACTGCTCAGAGGAAGTATCTTTATTTAATTTTATCTGAGAAAGGGTTTCCGAAAACCTATCTGTTTCGTCAATCAACAACCCATCCAACAAAAACATAAATTCGGTATTTGAAATAACTATTTTGAATTGTTTATGTGTATGGTCAACTTGTCGAAAGTTATTTTGAACTCTTTTAAAATCTTCTGATTTAAGTTCAAAGGCGATTGCGGATTTTCCATCAGGAAATAAACTGTCAATCGCATCAGCAACTAACGCTAATTTTTCAATTATCCCATCAATACTTTTTTGATTCTCTTCCATAGTGATATTTTTTCAGGGGTTTGAGGTATTTTAGGAAGTATTTCTTCCTTTTTTAATTTTTTAATTTGGTTGATTAAATCAGACTTTCCTTTATCTAAATCAATCTTGTCCTTTGTTAATTCGTTCTGGAACCACTCTAGCACCTTCGAGCTCTTCTTCATCGTATTCAAGTTCTAATTTATTATTTTTTATTTCAAATTGTAAACTTTTTAAGTTTTTAAGATTTTGTTTTTCAAAAATATGCTTTAATTCATCTACTTTATTTTGGAATAATTTTTCTTTCTCTTCTCTTTCTAAATTATATTTAATAATATTTTGAATATTTTTAGATGTGTTTTCAACACCTTCTTCAGTTATCTCAGATACAAAAGAAAAAAATCTATTATCAATAATAGTACTTTCTTGTTCTAAAATTTTATCTTCTTCAATATATTTTTTAGGTAATTTCCATGTTTTAGGAAAACTAACGTCAAAACTTAAATAGTTTTTAAGTTTCCTTACAGACTGTATGTATGGAAGTAATGTTGAAAACTCTTTATATAAACTCATAATTAATTTTTAATAAAATAGGTTATGACATAGGATAGTGATAATCCTAAGTGTATAAGTTCCCACCTAGTCAATTTTAGTTGACTTGGTGGGTTCTGTAATAGGGTACTTATAAACCTAGCGACCGTTCTAATTACGGTCAGAACCGAAAAGATAAATAAAAACAAATATATTGCATTTAAATTATGCATTATTGAGGTTTTTTTCTTTCTTCAAGTATTTCAGTTCTTAGTGTTTGTAATAAATTTTTCAAGTCATGAGCGTTTTTTCTAGCTCTAGTACCCGCACTTTTATTACCTTTAAAGAATTTGGCCACTTCTTGTGACAATTCTTCAGTTAGTGTTTTAATTTGTTCTAATGTTTCCATTTTTAAAATTCAATTAGTTTATTTATTGTTTTATTATAAAATAATTTTTTTTGGTCTATAGTAAACACTATAAAGGTATTTTTTAAATTTTAAGATTTTTATCTAACACTTTATATATGGTTAATATCATATCTAAATCAGATTTAGTGAAAGATTTTTTGGTGTCAAAAAGGTCGTTGAGGTAACTATCAATAGAATGTCTAATTTTAACGTCACTTTGATTATAAAAGATATCAACAAAAAATGATTGGAAGTATTCGTAGTGGTCACCAATTGGTTGGAATCTAATATTCTCTTTAGTAAAGTTATCAATTATTTTATTCCAACACCATTCAAAATGTTTGTGATTATCGTCTAACGACATAACAATTTTGGTTTCATTTGCGGTGTTATTCTCACCTAAATAAGTTTCAACAATTAATATGTTCAGGGAATGTGAGAAGTCGGAAAATAACTCTATTTTTTCAGGTATGATATTATTTACCCTAAACCAGATGTCAACATCCTCAGGAGTTAACGGATTTGATATGTAATTAAAAAAATTCTCCATAGAGTTAGTCTATGGAGAAATTATAAGTTATATTATGTGTTTGTAAATTATTGAGTTTTTTGATTGTAACCTATTAAAGATTTCATTCTATCAAACTCTTCATTAATTTGTTTCGCTTGTTTTGGTTCAGTTGACTCTAATTTAGCCATAATCACACTACCTTTATCTTCACCCGCAGTATCGTTAACAACTGGTTGTGGTGATTTGTTGTAGGCCTTTCTCTTAAGTTTAGCCAACATATTATCTTTTCTGATTTTGTTACGTTTTTTGTTCACATCAGATTCCCCCGTGTTAGCCCATTCAGGGTTATTACCTGTTCTTGAAGAACCTTCGATGTTATCTGTTACCCATTCTTCATTTGCATGGATACCATCGTAATCTAAATTTTCTAACGCAGCAGCCGTAAAGTTGTCAACGTAGTCCTCAACCGCAGTTGATGGGATATATGCTTTCTTTTTCATTGTTGCTAATTCACCATTTCCTTTAGGAAACATTTTAGGGTTCATATCAAAATCACCTTTAGAACCGTCTTTTAAATAATCTTTCATTTTTTTAGAAACATCCTTAAGATAGTTATCATTTTCTTTACCATCTTTAGTGTGAATTTGTTCGTATTTTGTAAGTCCTTTAGGTTTTCCGGCACTTTTAATATTATTAGTTTGTTTTTTGCCAGCATTTTCTTCTCTAACAAGTTTTTCTATTAAATCAATCATTTCGTTCTCAGAAAGTTTAACAGATTTTTTACCTTCTTTAGTCTCACCTTTTCTTAACATTTCAAAATCTTCAGAATCAATTTTACCATTTTTGTTTTTGTCAATATTTCTTTGTCGACCTTTTAATTTCTCATTCATTTTACCTTCTTTAGTCTCACCTTTTCTTAACATTTCAAAATCTTCAGAATCAATTTTACCATTTTTGTTTTTGTCAATATTTCTTTGTCGACCTTTTAATCTTTCATTCATTGAGAATTTAAATTTGTTTAAACCCATTTTATTTGAACCACAGAACTGTTGTGTTCTTTTGTCCTCAGGACCAAAATTATCCATATGGTACTTGCAAGCCTCTTTATCTTCTGATTGAGTCTCGTCTTCAATTTCTTCCTCATCTTCAAAATCAACTTCTTCCTCAACATAATCAAATTTACCATTAAGGTCTTCTTCATCATCAATTCCTTCGTCTACTTTACTATAACCACATTCTTCACAAATACCTTCATACATACCACCACCACATTCACATACTTCTGATGATTCGTCTAATTCCTCATCATTATCAAAGTCATTGTCAATGTCACCATTGTATTGGAAATCATCGTCTTGGAAATCATCGTCACCATCTTCTTCACCATAATATGGTTTATACGCACTTCGGTCTTTATAGTCGTCGTCATCACCTTCAACATTAGAACTCATTAAGTCATTTAAGTCTTCATCTGACATTTTATTTAAATTTAACTTACCAAATTTAGGATGACCATCATCCATACCACCTAATTCATTTATCTTGGTAGTTAACTCATCGGTTCTTTCCTCTAAGGTTTCTTTAACCAATCTAGCGACCAAATTATCAAGGTATTTGTTATTTGTGTTTTTCATTTTCTTGTTTTTAATATAAATATCTAAATATTTCAGTTTATTTGTTAGATTTACTATTTTCATACTCATAAGATAGTATCGTTTTAATCACGTTTTCACTTATGTTATGTTTTTTACTAATATTTGTAATCACTTTTTTAACAGTATTGTTTTCAAATATTTTTAAAGCTTTAATATCTCCTTGATTACAGTATGGGAATTTTTTACACTTCTCTTTAACTTGGACGAACTTACCTCCAGGTATTTGAGGTTTAGATTTACCTCTCCAATCTTTTTTACTTGTGGATTTTGCCCAAGCCGCATTGGTTTCATAAGCACCTGAAGATGATGAACCTGTAGCTTCTGTCGCCTCAACTTTTTTAAGTTTTGGTTTTTCATCCGAAAACATAGTTAGTTTTGGGGCTTTGAACGTATTTTCTTCCATTTCTTTTTTAGTTGTTGAGAATAATGGCTCTGAGAATCCTCCCGCAGAACCTGAACCTGTTGATTCTGTTGATTCTGTTTTTTTTTCACCCATTATTGGCATTCCCATAGTTAATTTGCCTATAGGTTTTGTTATTTTTTTAGTACTAACTAACTTATTGGTAAAACCTTTCTTTAATGGTTTACGAATAATCTCTTCTTTTTTGTTTTTACTTTCAGGTATACTTCTAATAAAAGAGTTTGCAGTTTGGACCGCGTCTGAACCTTGTGAGAAAACACCTGTTTTACTCATTTCATCCGCCATTTTAGTTTTTAGGTCACCAGAATATGTTTCTTTAATTTTCATGTTATTTAATAATTAATAAAAGTGATGTTGATATAATCCCAACTAAAGTTCCTAATTTATATAAGGAAGTGGTACGTTTAGAACTTTTTAATTCTTTACCTAAACTTTTAGATAACTCGTCAGATATTTGTAATTGTTTATCTTTTTGAGTAATAACAAATTGGTTATTCTTATCTTTATCTCTCAATAAAGAAATGATTGTATCTTTTTGAATTTCTCTTTCTTCAAGTTTAATAATTTTATTTTGAGTTAATTTTAACTCTTCTTGACATCCATCTAGCCTAATCAAGTCTTTCACAATTTGTTTAGCAACCTCTTTAGTTAAAACAACTTTAGTGGTGTCTGATTCTTTATTGGTACCTGTTTGCGAAAAACAATTCAAGCTCGTTAACGCCAAAATTGTCAGCAGTATTAATTTTTTCATTTGTGTTATTTTTTACTATTGTTATTGTATTATCAATATGATGAATCTCTTTAGTAACATTAACAATTTTTTTGTCAACTTTACCAATTTTTCCATCAATTTCTTTATTTACCGTTTGGACAGAGTCTACTTGTACTTGAATTGTCTTTATCTTATCTTTATATGAATCAACATCCGTTTTAATACTGTTAGTGTTGAATATATTCCAAATTGCCAATACGGCAATAATTAATAATAAAATTGTTTGTTCATTAAAAAATTTTTTCATTATTCTTCGGTTTTTTTTGTTTTTTTTCTTGATGCCATAATTTTAGCCCATTTTGATTTAAACTTTTCATAAAAAGTTTTTAATTTATTAACCATATCTAAAAATTTATCATCTACCTTAATCATTTGTCCATTAATATAAACTCCATTTTCTTCGCCAATTGTGAAAAAAAACTCAATATCAAAATCAATTATTTTACCCGACCATTCAACATTGTTTGGGAATACATTTAACTTATTAAAATCAACTAAATCAGAAACCCCAGTAACAAACTCATCCATAGTTTCTTGGAATGCAGTTTTTTCATCAGTTGTTAATTCTAATTCAGTTTGGGTTTTACCATGTAAAACCAATACACCACCAGATATTCTATACCCTTGTGTTTTATCTTTTGAGGATTCTGTATTATCATCTATTTCGTCTTCAACAGATTGTGTAATATTAAGTTTTTTAGTAACATTATCGTCAGTCATGTCAACACCTTGTTCGGTTAATACCCCATATTGTCTACGGATATCTTCATTAATAGTCTCATTATTTAATAATTTTCTAGAGGCTTTTAATAAATTTTTAATTTCATCGTGCGAATTATTCATTGTATTTTAATTAATTTAAATATTATTTTATTTTATAGTTCTTAATGTAAGCTTTTTCGGCAAACTCTAAAAATTTATCCCCATAAATTTTAACTAATCGGTTCATAATTAGTTGTGGATTTTTTCTTAAATACCTTAAAACATCATTTGGGACTTGGTCTTCATATTTACCAAACATACCTTGTAGTTGTTTTTCTCTTGGTATCATATTAACATTAGGTTCAACCGTAAAATTATTATCATTAAAATCATCTTCAGATTCTTCTTCAGCAATAAATTTTTTAATAAAATTTATTAATTCAGATTCATTTAATTTAACAATTTTTTTCATTATTAATTTTTTTTAAAAATTTTTCAAAATTAAAAGATGGACTAACATCAGTAAAATTCAAATCAAAATTACTTTTAGTGACCACACCTTCATATTTTTCAATACCATTTATTTTTGTGTTGTGCCCAACAATCATTGGTTTTATAGACATTTCTTTAAACAATATATTACACAATATACTTGTATTCTGTACTTGGATATCGGTATAAGGTTGCCAAAAAAAATAGTCTCTCCATTTTTTCTCAAACACATTACCTTTATAAATATCACCAATCCAGTTAACGTAATAGTCTTTTAACGGTTCTTTTTGTAACCATCCTAAATTTTCTAATGAAATGATAATTGAATTCCTATTAATATTAGGTTCTTCAAAGTATTGGGTGTGTTCCGTATTGTCTAATAGTTGTAATACTTTTCCATCCATAGTTATAATATAGTTTGGGATTTTAGGATAATTTCCCGAGTATCTATACTTAATAGAGTTTAAATAATCTGTAACGTTCCTTGAGGTGTGGGTTAGTATTATTTGATATTTTTTCTTTTGTTTACCCTTAGGTTTAAATTTTTTGTAGTTAATTATATCAAACATAACATATAACTTAAAATTTTATTTAGTTATCTTAATCAGGTTTTATATAACTTAATCTTTTAATATTATCTTCAGTTGTTGTGGTTGTTGTGACCTCAACTTCTTTAATAACCTCAACAAATACTTCTTTAATAACCTCAACTTCTCTAATTACTTCAACAGGTACTTCTTTAATAACCTCAACAAGTACCTCAACAATTTTCTCCACTTCTTTAATAACCTCAACAGGTACCTCAACAATTTTTTCAACTACAATTGTTTCGACTTGAGGGGTATAATGTGTGGTATGATGTGTTAAATAACTTTCAGGAATCTCAATCTCATCATGTATAGTATCATGTATGGTATCTTCTTTGTGAGGGACATTGGTGTCCCTCTCTGAATCTTCTTTAATTACTTCAACAATTTTTTCAAACACTTCAGGTTCAACAACAGTCCTATTACCTTCATCGTATTTAATGAAAAAATGTAATGAGGTTAAAGATATTATTGGTAATAAACCACCTTCTAAAAATGCTAACCATCTTTTCAATGATACAACATCTGTAATGTCAGAACCTAAACCTTCCCATATTGGGCCAGTAAGTTCTACCCAAGATTTGAATAATTCCCCGTTGGAGTCAATTTCTTTATAAGAAAAAAATATATTACCAATCATTTGTACAAAAGTAACTAACCCAAACATAAACCACACCCCACCTTTAATTCGATTTGTTGCCGCAATCAATGCCGTCATAGCGCCAATCTCTATAGCTATTGATAGGTAGATTGCCCAACTAAGTGGATTCGCTAAATCATACCAAGAGACTACGTGGGAAATAGAAATAATCCCAACTAATATAATCGGGAATAAAAACATAGCCCTAATTGGGTTGGATTTAATCCATGAAAAAATTATTTTCATTTATCAAGTTGAGATATTTCTTTATCAATTTCTGTCTGTCTGTTAACATCCATAATTTTTCTATCAGTAGATTGAATCATTCTTTTTTCAGATTTAAGACCTTCAATCTTAATTTGTTTTTGTAATTCAAGTGATAATGAATCTACTTTAATGTTAGTCTCCACTACACTTTTTTGAACTTTTTCAACTTTTCCATTAGTCGAACAAGTTTTAAAAAAGATAATTAATATTAATAATGTAATGATTCTAACTCCCCAAGTGTCAATAAAATTTAAAATTGCTTTCATAATATTTTGTTTTTTTTATAAAAGTAAAAAACCTTCTATCTTAATAAATAGAAGGTTTTCTTTTTTTTACATATAATCGTATAAACAATCACTTTCATTTCTTATTTTCCTTAAAGCCTTTTGTTTTATCTGACGAACTCTCTCCTTTGTTAAGTTAAAATCACCACCTATATCCTCTAAAGTTCTTGGTGTCCCTGTTAATCCAAAATAATCTTCAATAATCACTTTTTCTCTTTCATCTAAAAAATCAAGAAGATTTAATAGTTTTGACTTTAACATATCCTTACTATTAAATATCTCATCAGGCATCTCCGCTTGGTCATTCTTAATAATATCAATTAAAGTATCACCATCTTCGTTAATATTCATATCCAAATCAATCATCGATGGTAACCTTTGGAATTTATCATCTAGTTGAGCACCATTAGATTCAACCTCTTTTTTTGCTCGATGTAAATCTTGAACAACATTAACAGGTAATCTAATTGTTCTTGAGTTGTCATTTAAAGACTGTAAGATTGATTGTTTAACCCACCAAACCGCATAAGAAATAAATCTAAGGTTTTTAGACCAATCAAAATTATTAATGGCTTTCATTAGCCCTAAATTACCTTCGGCTATTAAATCAGGAAAATCTAATCCTTGATTTTGATATTGTTTTGCCACTGTAATTACAAAACGTAAATTACCTTCTAAAAGTTCTTTGTGAATTGCATCTTTTTCTCTTTGGGTAATACCCTCAGTAGCTATCATCTTTGCAAGTTCTCTCTCCCTTTCAGGAGTCATAACTTTTATTTTACGAATGTCCTTAAGATATATTTGTATCTCTTCTTGGTTAATTGAAATTGATGAGCTTTTTTCTTTCATATTTTTTATTTAGAGTATTGTTTTAGCAAAGATAGTTCTTTTTTTGTTAATGATACAAGGCCTTTATCATTTATTTTATCAAGTAAGTCATCTAAAGAAGGAACTGAAAGTTTAGATTTAATTTTTTTAATCTCATCCTCATCATCGTCCTCATCGTCAATTATCTTATCAAAAAATAAATCAACTCTACTTTTTAATTCTTCACTTAACGTTTTTTGCGACTCAGATTCAAAACTTGATATATTTTTACCAACATTTTGTGTAAATAAGTGGTTATAAATATCATCCGAAAAACCAACTGATATTTTGTCATGGTCATATGGTAACAACATATAAACAATTTTACTTTCACAAAACATTATATCCATATATTCTTTAATAACCGAGAAATCATCTTTGGTATCAAAAGTAAATATACCAGATTCGGGCCCATAATAAAATTTTATATTTAATGAATCGGATATGACCGATAGTTCCTCAGCTAACGATGTTATAAACTCTTCCTGTTCATCGTGTTTAGCAAAGACAAATAAAATATAACTAGTTAATCTATCATTCATATGTTTTTTTTACAAAATTACAAATTATTTAGTTAATATCAAATTATTGTGACACAAAACTAATATTTTCTTCCTTCCTAATCTTAACCACATTATCAGACCAGTTGGTCACCAATGGGTTATGTGTTATAACAAATATTTTTTCAAAATATTCTTTAATCTTTGTAAAGAACTCGGAAACCATATCCAAGTTATCGTTAGATATTTTACCAAAGACTTCATCAAATACCACAATATTTGGTTTAGGTAATGAACAAATTTTACTTAATACAGCTCTTAACGCTAAAGAGGCGATTGTTCTTTCGTAACCTGAACCTGAGGCCATAAGTTTTTCTACCTGAGTATTGTTATCAATCATCAGGAACTCAACTTCGTTCTTATCATTAATATTAACTTCCAATCTGAAATGAGAACTATTCTCCAACAACCTTTGTAATTCAGAATTGATTAACGGCATCATCGTTTTCATAATCATTTTTGATACTCCGTTTTTACCATATATTTCCAAATAAATTTTGTAGATTTTTTCTCGTTCCGCCTCTTCACCAATCTTAACAATTGTTTTTAAATTTTGTTCAATCTTATCTTTATACGTTTGGATTTGATAATCGTTACTGTTTATTTTTTTTGTTGTGTTACTTTTTTCAACATCAAGGTCATCTAAACGTAAACCCGCTTTAATTAATTGGGTTTCAATTTTTTCGTTGGATGTTATCTTATCCTGTAACTCATTATATTTTGTTAACTTCTCTTGGAGTCTTTTAATTTTTAAATCAAACGATTCAATACTAAGTTCGTATTTTTCTTTTATTAGTTTGTTTTTTTCATACTCATCAAACTCTTTTTTAAGTTGTACGAAACTTTGTTCTTTGCCTAATAAAACCTGCATTAACTCCGAAATTTGGTCTTTATGCTTAATATAACCATCAAGTTCGGCAATTTTAGATTGGGTAATTGATGCCATCATTAAATTAATTCCACAATGTTCACATTTAATTCCGCCATCAACAGAACTCTTCAAATCCTCAATAGTTTTTATTTTATGGTCAACCTCAACTTTTTTCTTATACTCCTCATTGTAGTCTTCTTTAACTTTATCATGTTCATCCTCATGATAAAAAGATGATGGTTCAACAACTTTTATTTCGGAAAATTGTTTTTCAACACCTTGTCTTTGACTTTTAAGAGTTGTTATATCCAAAATTACTTTATCAGGGGAAAGTAAACTGATTTCTTTATCAATGTCATTATGTTTACTCTTTAACAAATTATCTTTGTATTCCTGACCTTTAATGATTCTCTCCTGAACATTAATTAAATCTTTTTGGAGTTGTTGGTTCTCTTCATTAAACCCAACTATTTTAGAATTATAATCTTCATTATCGGTTTTTAACTTTTCACTACTATAAATGTTAGACATCATTGATTTTGAGAAATCACTGTAGATTTCCTTTCCCTCCTCTTCTTTCTTTTTAAGAAAATCTAACCCCATGAATCTTGACAAAACTTGCCCTCTAGCAGTTGGTTTAGAATCAATTAAATCCTCTAAGTTAGTTGCAGTAGTTAAGATTGTCATTAAGAAATCTTCTTTAGACCCAATGGAAGTTTTAATGAACGCCTCTGTTTCTCGTCTTTGTTCTCCTGTAAAGTTTTGTAAACTACCGTCAGACAACTTTTTAAAAAAGTCCAATTCAGTTTTAACATTCCACTCTCCCGCCTTAGATTTTTTTCTTTCAATATGTCTAACAATTATATATTCATCACCATCGATAATGATTTCTCCTTTAACGGATACTTTATTCTTATCGGTGAATCGATTGAAGACCTCTTCGGCTTTGGATGTTTTAGTAGTCTCATTAAAGAATAAGAACAATAATAAATCCACAGTTAAAACTGTTTTACCTCCAAAATTTGGTGGGTTAGACTCAACTACGGTAATCCCATCACATTTTTCAAAATCCAATTTCTGATTCTCACCATATGAAAGGAAATTTGAGAACTCAATGTTCTTAATGAACCATCGTTTAAATGGGGTAACTTCACTGTTATTAACCAATAATTTATTATCAACAATCCCATCAAGATGAATTACCTCATCAAAATACTTCTCTAAAGATTTAGATGTTAGATATGTTTTAACTAATTCAGACTGATAATTCTTGTCCAAGATATTAAAAGATATGTCAACAGTATGAGTGACATCATCACTAGCCTTAGTCTTAGTAATAACATTTACATTAGTCGTATTGTATTTTTTTTGGAAATAATGTCTAACACTTTTAATCTTTTCTTGAGTAAAATTTTCAGCATAATCATCCCATACAACTTGTACATATGGATTATCAAAAGTTTCAAACTCTAATTCACTATTCATTATTTTATAATTAAATTCTATTGGTGGATTAAATAAATCCATTCTATTATTTTTCTAAATCAGAAATTTCTATTTTTTCAACTTGTTTTTGTTCAAGGATATTTTCAATTGGGTTATTCACCACCTCAAAAGGTACCTCAACATCTCCAACTTTAACAGTTAAATTTTCTGTTTCGCCGGAAAATTTAGATTCTAAGTCAGTTAATTGTTTACTGAACATGTCTTGGTAAAGTTTTTGCATTTTTTTTTGTTCTCCCTTAATTTTTACGTTTCTCGCTTGAGTTTTTTTTCTGTGTTCTTTTGCTTTTTTTCCCATTTTTTTGTTTTTTATTTATAAATTATTTAGGTCGATTCTCTTCGAACCATTCTATTATTGCATTTATCCCCCATACAAATCCTGAGGCTATCATACCATCAAAAAAGAATGATGTAATATTTGTACCAATCAATTCATGTGATGGTGAGTAATAACATAATGAGAAGAAAAATCCAACCCATGTACTAGTACACATCATACAAGATAGTAAATCCGATATGAATTGTCCAATCCCGTGTAAAGGTACTAATTTATTACTTCCCCATTTTTTGAAGAACTCTCTCATTCCTGCGAATATGGAACTGTACACAAGTATGTTACTCATTCCATAAGCGGCGATTAACCAAATTAAAATTGCCATATTATATGTTTTTTGTTAGGTTCGACCCTTTCATATAAGCCGCCCCTTGATTTATGTTTATTTGTTCTAATTTTTTGATAGTCCCCTCAAGTTCTGTTATCTTACTATTTTTTTCTGTAAGTTCTTTTCTTAATTTATTCAATGTGTCTTGTAACATTAATGACTTATCGTTATTTGATTGGGTAATGACCTCTTTAATAACTTCAACAATTTCAGGTGGCCTGTTTTCCAACTGTTGTATTTTTAACAACAGTTCATTTATTTGAGTATCATCAGAAACTTGGATGATTTTTTCAATTATTTTTTCAACAGGAACTTCTTTAATAACCTCCACAATTTTTTCAACTTCTTTAATCACTTCAACAGGTACTTCCACCCGTATTTCTCGGATTACCTCGATTTCTACACGTTTTTCCTGAATCCCACCCGTTTTTAAGTCTTTTTCACCATCATTAAGTGTTTTACCTGAGTCTTCCCCAATAAAACCATACTTTTCAATATGAAATCCATTCTTAAAACATTTATTAATAAACCCATCAATATCCAAAATTTTATTTAATAAACAAAAATCATAGATTTCTTTAGTGTTATTAATATCAATATTATACATTTGTGAGTTTTTCTTTTCCATTTATAATATCCTCAAATGATGTTATTTTAAATGAAAGATAAGGTTTTGGATTAAATAAATCTTTATATTTATATTCTTTGTTTTCAACATCATAAATACCATATCCGTGTTTACTAATACTTTCACCTAAATTATTTTGAATTGTTGAACCAATCATATAACCTTTACCCCCTTTAATTTGGAACTCAGCTCGTTTGTGAATATCACCACATAATACGGTTTCCAAACCATCAAACTTTTCAATCTCATACGCTTCCTCACCAAACTCAAATCCAAGGTCTGTTTTTAAACCTGAAATAGGACCATGAAATAAACCAATCTTTCTTCCCTTACCATCAATAATATCAGGAGGAATATTTCCTTGGTATTGAGAATAAACACACCAACTAATGTTATCATCCTCATACACACCTCTATCTCGGTAGTATACAATATTATCATTATTCAAAGAATTAATGATAGGTGTAAGAGCGTCTAATCTTTCGGTATTATTTGTTAAAAAATCGTGATTACCAGGTATAATAATTGTTTTAGCAATGTTAGAACATTCTGTTAAAATCCAAACAACAAACTCAATAAGTTCTGGAGTTAATTGATTCTTACTGTGGACCAAGTCTCCCGTAAATATAATACGGTCAGGAGACAATTCTTTCCATTGTTCAATTGCGGGTTCTAATATTGAACGGTATAAATTGTGGTCTTTATATAATCTGATATGTAAATCAGAAAAGTGTACTAAAGTTTTAATCATAATATTGAAAGGTATCTGTCTCCTCTATCACAAAGTATAGTGAAAATATTTGTCTTATCAAACTTTTGTCCGTATTTAAGTGAGGCCAAAACATTTGCTCCCGCAGAAATTCCAACAAAGATTCCATAATCTTTAGATAATCTACGACTCATTTGAGTCGCCTCTTCTGTTGATATTGTAATAATGTGGTCAACAAAATCTAAATCAACCATAAACTTAGAACCATCACCAATTCCCTGAATCCCATGTAATCCTGATTCTCCTCCACTCATTACTGGTGACTCTGATGGTTCAACCGCAACAATTTCCATATCATAATAAAAATTTTTAAGTGTTTCTCCCGCCCCCATTAGTGTTCCACCAGTACCAGTTCCTAATACAAATGCTGATGGTCTAATTTTATTACTAATTGCCTGATACATTAGTTCAACACCTGTCCCTTCTTTATGAGCCTCTATATTCCAAGGCGATGCAAATTGATTTCCATTAAACCATCCATTTTTTTCTGCCAACTCATCTCTTAATTTAATTGCAGAATCAAAATCACCAGGTCCAACTTCAATAAGTTCCGCACCATATAGACGTAACATTTTTTTACGTTCTTCACTCATGTTAGATGGCATTACAATAACACATTTAAACCCCATTTCGGCACAATACATGGCAAATGAAATACCTGCGTTTCCACTAGTTGCTTCAACAACGGTACCTCCTTTGGATAATAAACCATTCTCTACCGCTCGTGTTAAAATGTTTTTGATTGGTCTGTCTTTAACAGAACCTGATGGGTTCATAAATTCTGCCTTACCCCAAATAATGACTCCATCAATATCAATAGGGATAAGTGGTGTTTGGCCCACCTCTAAATAATTTTCCAATTTAAATTAAGTTTAATCGTTTAGGGTAATCTTTGTTGTTTTATCAATCTTACGTTGATTATACAACACATATTTTAATAATTTATATCTTAATCTATATAACATATCAATCATTTTTACTTCTATTATTTGATATTATTTTCAAATTCAACTAATAAAGCGGCCACTGTTTCATCAACTAAACTAACGTTATGTAATTCTTTTGATGTTTTATAATCGGAAACATTAATTTTTGATTTTATTTTTTTTTCTCCATCTGTTATGGTAATTTTAATCTCAAAAATTTGTTCCGGTTTTGTTTTCTTATCTACCGGTGGTTTGTAACCAAATTCTTTTTCTTGTCTTAACTCGTTAAGTGTTCTTTTTTTCATTTTTTATGTTTTTAGTAATTTATTTATTATTTGATACCGTCTTTTAATTCTTTCTCTGCAAGAACACTACCTAAAAATTGGTTATCATTTTCTAAAAAAATAATATATTCTTTCAACGCCCGATTTCTATCCCTTTGAGATTGAATTTTTTTTAATTGTTTTCCTATTTGAACCTTAATGGAGTCTTCAGGTAATGATAACCATAGAGTGTCTACATGGGGGTTTTTTTTAAGACTATCAATTATTCTTTCTTTATCTTTTATTACTCCACTGAATTTGGTATTCGCTCTATTATTGATAATGGCGGCAAATATTCCAATAAGAATTGATGTACTAACAATGATGGTTAATAAGTTTTTCATAGTTTTAATTTATTTATTCTATTATTTTTTCAACATAAGTTGATGTCTCACCTTCAGTGAATCCTTTTTCAATTAATAATGGTAATGAACCTGGTTTACACCAAGCATATACTGTATATCCACTATAACGAGTTTTAACATATTCCCATCTAGTATCCCACAACATTCTAAAAACACCTTTTAGTCTATGTTCCTCATGTACCCAAGCATCTAAGAATTTTATTTTATTACTTTCTTCTCGTTCCATATATATGTGGCCTATAATTTCACCATTTAACATGGCAATCCATGTTTCAAGTTGTTGAGCATTACTCTTAAGGTGTATAACTTTAATATCTTCAATCATAATCACATTACTATTTTTTTTGGATATCCCAAATCATATCTCTTAAAGGATTGGTTGGTGCCGCGTTTGGTATAAATTCATTAGATAACTTATTACCACCTAATTTAGGTAAATCATCTTTAACTTCTTTCATTTTATCTTGAATGCTTTGAATGTCAATCTGTTTAATTGTTGTCCAACATCTATTTGTCATAAACCCATCTAACCAAATGTAAAATTCTTTATAGTCCATCTTAAACTAAATTAGTATTATTACCTTCGTCAAATAACACAAAATCCGAATTAACATGCCCACAATCATCACATCGGTATGTTGGGAATGGAACTAACGTATCATCAAAACTACCAGTCATTAGTTTAGAAACTTTTTTTATCAAAACAACTTCTTTAAAATATTTTGAGGAACATTTTTCACATTCAACAGTTGGTTGTTTTTTAAGGTCAATTTTTGGTTTTAAAATATCTTCCATTTTATTTAATTATATAATTTATTGTTAATCCATTTGGAATAAAATAATCCAAAGTTGTGGTATGCACCCATACCAATGTTATATTATTTTTCATAATAAAATATAGTTATTTTTTATTTTTTAGTCAAATATTTTTTCATATCCATATCAAGAATAGTTGTAATTACTTCTTTAGGTACTCTAAATTCCTCATACTCACCAATCTCTTTTACTAAAACAACAATACATCCGTATAGTTTAATATTTTCATATTTAGTACCCTTCAACATTTTAAGTAACAATTTACCATAGAATGGTAATTGTGTGAAATAGTGACCTAAAGCATTGTTTGGGTGTTTTTGAAATGGGTATTTCATTTTTGTCGTAAAATGAGTCTGTTCAAAGTTTTTAGGTTTATTGGATTTCCAATCGGTAATTATCAAACCAAACTCGGTCATTTCTTTATTAAAGATTAACCACACCTTATCAGGTTGTCCTGTATAACCTAATTCAGGGTCACCTAACACAATCTCAGTATCTAATAACACCGCACCTCTTTCAATCATAAGATTTAAATAATCACTTCCAGCCGAGACCATTGAATCACCTTTAAGTATCTGTGTAAAGTCACAATCAAAAATTGGTTGTCGCACTTCCTTGTAATTACCAAACATTTCTATAAGTTTCTTCTCTAACAAATAGTGTACTCTACTACCCATGTTTGTAGAATAATCACCAGCAGCTTTCCACTCATCAAGTAATTGTTGTTGGACTTCAAGGTCACCCTTAGCCTTTCTTAAAGAGATACCTTCACTATCAAACTCCTCGTAAAAATATTTCATAACCTTACTCACCGAAGGGTAATCATCTTTGATATTACCATCTAAATCCTTCATATAATATGTGTGAGTGTCCTCCACAAAGGTTAAATCTAACTCATCTCTCCTTTTCTGTAAAATCTCTCGAATTTCTTCCGCAATCTTATTTAATTCCATTTTTTTTTATTTTTTTTTTGTTTTAAAACCCTCAAAACAATTCCCACGGGAAATAATATTGGTAAAAACGTAAATAATATGGTATAAAACAACCATTGATTGATTGGAACTTGTCTAACCATTATCTCATGTTTATCCCCATATTCTTCCCAAAGTATGCAAAGTCGATGACCACCATCAATGAGTTTAAAATCTTTTGATATCTTAATAGCACTAATATTCACATCGTAATTCTTAATAATTTCATCAACCATATCTAAATTGTCCGTCGTCCAAACAATACATTCAGGAGCTTTGATATCACCAACTTTAACTTTAATTAATTTACCAATTTCCATATTAAAACTTCATAGTATAATAATAGTCGTTAATTTCACCTTTTAAATCACAAACGTCTTTATCTTTTGGTAATTTTAATAGTTTTATTTTACCATATAGACCACCACCGTTTAATTCTTCGTATAATCTAGTTGAATTGTCCCAAGCGTCGCCATCCAATGAAATTATTATATTTTTTTTTGCTTTATTGTATAACGAGTTAAATAATAATTCACTCATATGTTTACCCAACATTGCAATACTATTTGGTAGGAAAAACCCGTCAAAAACACCCTCAACTAAAAATATATCTTTTTTCCAATCAATTAAGTGTTCGTTGAAGATTATTTTATCTTTTTCCGCTTGTGGATTTTTATATTTAGCTCGTGTGTTTGGGTCCCAACTTCTTGCGATATAATAAGTTAGTTCACCTTTCTTATCATACGATGGTACAATAATTCTACCTTTATGGGAACCATTATCACAAAATCCAATACCATATTTTTCAATAATATCATCACCAATACCACGGTTCTTTAAGTAGTTGTAGGCTTGTCTTCTAACAGGATAAACGGTACTTGAGTCCTTAAATAAAGTAAAACTTTCAGGTAGTCTTAATTTTTGAAATTTTTCTTCTTTGGGTTTAAACTCTTCGGGTTGTAGTAGTTTATAGACTTTTTTTTGTTTTTTATTTCCAAATTGGTCAAATAATTTACCAAGAGGTCCTTTAGTATTATTAACGTCACCACAACTCCAGCATTTATATACGTGATGTAAGTAGTTAACCTCTAAATTACCTTTATGTCTATCTTCATCACATATTACACAGTCGAACGCGATTTGCCCTTTAGACTCATAATGTTGTTTTTCATCACCAAGGATTTCCCTAAGTAATTCTAATAAAATTTCTTTATCGTCTGACATATAACACATAATAATTAAAAATATTAAGTTAATCAACCTTCACAAGTTTTTGGCTCTGATTATATTTATCTAAAAAGAAATCTCAATGTCAACAAATATAACAATTAACAACATTACAGGAGCATCTCCATTTGATATTTATCTTTGTGACGACCCAATAACAATATGTATTTATATTGACACAATCAATTCGGCGCCATACTCGTTTGTTATTCCGTCAGTTATGGGAAGTCAGTTAAGTTTTAATCTAAAGGTTATTGATAATAATAGTTGTGAAGTTATCACTTATTTAAGTTTATAACCATTAAAACCTAAATTGATACTATTATAGGAATGGAATATGAAATTAATTAATATACAACAAATTTACGTTGGGTTAAGTGAGAAATTTGTAAAAAACGTTATTTGTATTACAATTTTTTTTAAAAATAAAAAGAACCTTAAAGGTATTTATAGACTGAGATAACCATATAACAAAAAAACTAAAATAAATGCCGCAAATACCAGAATGTAATACAGTATTTTTAAGATGTTGTTTTAACAATGCAGTAATTATTAGGCCATGTACGCCAACAATTGATGGAGTTACAAACTCAGAGTTTATTGCAGGTAAAATTTATTATGACACAAATGATGTATGTTGGGAGGCCAAACTTGCTGGTTATGTTGAGACTCACTATAATAGTGTTAACACCTATTTTGAGTATACACCTGGAGGTGGTTGTGCCGCTTGTATGGTCGACCATACGGCAAAATGTCAAAGTCCCAATATTATACCATTACCAACTTGTACGTGTGTTGACATTTATATTGATTCTAAGGACTTAAATGATGCCGTAGGTAATACTGACCCTGCAGTTGACGGAGTAGTATTTGTTGACATGTATAATTGTCAGCTTGGAGAAACTTTATCATACCCATTTGAGGTGCCTGGTACATTCAACATGTGTGTTAATATACTAAACCCAATTCCATATTTATATATTAATGACGTTAAAACTAACGCAACTTATTCAACTGTAACTGTTACTCTAAACATGTGTAATGCTCCAAGTTGGTATTGTACACCACCACTTAGCCCAACACCTACCCCAACTCCAACTCCAACTAACACTCCAACCCAAACCCCAACCCCAACTCCAACTCCAACTAATACTCCAACTAATACGCCGACTAATACGCCGACTAATACTCCAACTAATACTGTAACACCAACAAATACAATAACGCCAACAAATACATCAACACCAACAAATACAATAACACCAACAAATACTTCAACACCATCAAATACACCAACACCAACAAATACTGTAACTCCAACAAATACTCCTACACCAAGTCCAACTGAAACTCCAACACCCACCCCAACTCTTACCTCAACAAATCCTCCACCAACACCAACAACAACTCCAACTAATACTCCAACAAATACTTCAACACCAACAAATACAATAACGCCAACTAATACTGTAACTCCAACAAATACACCAACTAATACACCGACTAATACTCCAACTAATACTCCAACTAATACTGTAACACCAACAAATACAATAACTCCAACAAATACTCCTACACCAAGCCCAACTGAAACTCCAACATCTACGCCAACTAATACTCCAACAAACACTGTAACTCCAACAAATACTCCAACTGAAACACCAACAAATACTCCAACAAATACTCCAACAAATACTCCAACAAATACTGTAACTAATACTCCAACAAATACTGTAACTCCAACAAATACTCCGACTCAAACGCCGACTCAAACTCCGACTAATACCCCAACAAATACCCCAACAAATACACCTACATCAACAGTTACCCCAACAAATACTGTAACACCAACAAATACGCCAACTGAAACACCAACAAATACACCTACACCAACAAATACTCCAACAAATACTCCAACACCAACAGTTACACCAACGCCAACTGAAACACCAACAAATACCCCAACAAATACTCCAACAAATACTCCAACTGAAACACCAACAAATACTCCAACAAATACTCCAACAAATACTGAAACACCAACAAATACACCAACAAATACTGAAACACCAACAAATACGCCAACTGAAACACCAACAAATACACCTACACCAACAAATACTCCAACCCCAAATGAAACACCAACACCAACACCAACTGAAACACCAACCCAAACACCAACTGAAACTCCAACAAATACTCCAACTGAAACACCAACAAATACACCAACCCAAACACCAACACCAACTGAAACACCAACAAATACGCCAACAAATGGGCTGACCCAAACACCAACAAATACTCCTACACCAACCGAAACTCCAACCCAAACACCAACAAATACTCCTACACCAACTGAAACACCAACGCCAACACCAACTGAAACATCAATACCTGTAGGTTTTTGTACGGTAATAAACTATTGTTTATATGATACGGGCAATGTCTTATGGGACGATAACTACGTAAGAGTTGGTGCTTATGGTATTAATTTTTATTGGGTTGGTACATTAAATTCATTATTTATTTATTATGACACGACAAACACTCAATGGTGTTTATCGACCAGTTTAGGTGGTATTTGTTTATTATCGGGTAAATCACCTTGTTATAGTATTTGTCCTGATTTATGTGACGACAATTTACTTGCAGGTATTTGTCCTACACCAACGCCAACACCTACATTACCGTGTGATGTTGACTTTACGGCATTATTTGATTGTGACTTTACTCCTACTCCAACGCAAACACCTACTCAGACCCCAACACCTACTCAGACACCTACTCAGACACCAATAAATGTATGTTCAAATGTTAGTGTTGATGCAACGATTAGTTCTATTACACCAACACCAACACCTACAGTAACAACCACACCAACACCTACACCCGCAATTGACAGACCGTGTGACTTTTTAGGAAACGTAACATTTAATACTGTTAATGACTTAATTAAATGTCCATCAAGTAAACAATTCCAAGACTGTTTTAATGGTAGTATGTATTATACAACAAGTGTCCTTGAGAACCCAACTCCAGGTCTTGATATAGAAATATATATGGTTTTTGAATCACTTGTTGATGGTGTGTCAAAATGTGTGAGTTATATTGGGGTAAACAACGATATCATAGGTATTAACCAAATGGATTTACTTGCAGGTCCTTTTGGTTTTTCTAATTTAGGTGATTGTTTAAACTGTGTTATTACGCCAACAAGTACACCAACAAATACGCCAACCCAAACACCAACACAAACGCCAACTCCTACCGTAACATCAGGATTACCTCCAACACCATCATCAACCGTAACTCCAACTCCATGTTTAACTTATTATGTGTTTACAGATTGTACTAACAATAATAACAATTCATCTAGTACCCTGCAGGTCTTAGTTCAAACTGTACCGGCAACACCAACAACTATTGTTGGGAATGTTTTACGTAACCCTACTACAGGGGTGTGTTGGAAATTTATTGGCTCTTCCTTATGTTCACCGGGACAATTTTCCCCAAACACAAATGTAATTACTTGGTCTGGTAATTACTTCACTGGTTTCTCAACATACCCTAGTTGTAATGCTTGTTCTGCGGCGGCAACACCAACAACAACAACAACAACAACTGTAACACCACAACCTTGTACCATGTCTTACACTCACACAAAAACCTATTGTTCTTGGACAACGGGTAATATAAAAGTTAATGGTGTTATAGTATATACGTTTCAATCTAGCTTAGCTGCTGGTGTCTATTCAAATACTTTTTCAGTTCAAACAGGTGCTGTGGTATCGGTTTATTTACAGGCAATGGTACCTTCATCATTTTGTACCGGATTTATTTCGAATGCTCAATTAAGTATTGGTTCATACAACAACTCTGTATTATCTATTGACCAAGTTTTTGAAATAAACTATTCTTTTACAGTAACAACCGCAAACTGTGGTGTTCCAATTATAATAACCTCAACTACTGCTCAAAATTGAGTAAATCAAAACTTTAAGGTAAAAAAAAATATCGTCTAAAAAGACGATATTCTATATTATCGGTTATTTATACGATATTACCAAAGTTTTTCTTGTCTCATATAACCTAATACACAAGTATAGGCGTCTGTTTGGTCAAAGTTTTCTTTCTTTAATGTATTGTTTCGAGTATACAACCACTGTATTTGTGGTTCTCTTTTAGCAACTTGTTCCCATATGATTTGTTTTTTATCACAGTCTTTTGGGAATCCCCCAAATAAAACAAACTTATTTTTGTTGTTTTCTCTAACTAATTCAGGGTAAGCAAACTTACGTGAATTATAGGTGGATATAAATTCAGGTACAATACCTAAAACATCATAAATTTCTTTAGTAATTAAGGTATTATATCTTAATAAAATACTAATAGTATAAACATTATTTGAATTTAATAATGGTTCTTCAATAATAACCTTAACAATACCTAAGTCTTTATATTCAATTAACTTATTTCTAAAAATATCACTCTTAAGTAATAATTCCTTAATTTTAGACTCTTCTTTTGGTTTTGGAACTGGTGATACGTGAGTTAATTCTAATAATTCTCTACTTTGTATATCAAATAATGCAACACCGATTGTTCGAGTTGACACATCAAGACCTAAAACTTTTGGACTTTCTTTTAATTTATTTCTAATCATTTTTTGTTCTATAAAAAAGTTTTAGTGATTATATCCAACCTTAAAATTAGAAATCAAATTTAACCAGGAACTGTTGAATCCCTTGTCTTAAAACAGGTGATTGCATCTTTGATATAATCATAAGATTCTTATCAGAATCGTAAAGACCAATATCAGTTATATATGAGTCAGTCCCTTGAGTCCATGTTGGGTTTGAAGTTGCTTGAAATTCAGCAACACCTAAATTAATTTTATACCTCATCTCATATATTGTAGCTTGAATATCCGTTTCTAACGAACCATAGAAATAATATTCGTCCCCAAAATTTAAAGATGGTGTAGTGCTTCCAACAGGGGTTAGAGGTATATATGTATTTAAATCGTAATAAGGTGCATTATCATAGTCATCTTGAGTAATAGTAAATGTATTACCTGTTATACCGTTTTGAGTAATATACCCTCCAACGGTTGTTGCACTTAATTGTGATGTTACATCGATTATTTTCCACTCGGACGAATCAGGTCTAATATCACCAATAACTTTTTGACATATAATTTCAAATTTATCACCGTAAAATCCTTGTGGCGTATAACAAACAGATGGACATAATGTTGTTGTAGTTGTAGTTGTTGTAGTTGTTGGTGTATAATCTGGTTGATTTAAACAACCAAACTCCGGACCAAACCTAATTGACACGTTTTGCGACGCACTTGGTATACAAGTTAAATTTGGACCTTGTATTCTAGTATAATAGTTACAATGTAATGAATTAGTAAAATTAATCGTATTACTAATTCTATAAGTCACATACATATACTCAGTATCACCTGTTAACACACCAATATATGAAGTATTATCAGTACCACATGTATTTGGTGCAACTAAAGTAAGTTTTGGTGAAGGTAGAGTCCAATTACGATTTGATTTATAAGACATAGCAGCAATAATCTCTTCATCATCAATCACTATAATTTTTTGGTCAGGGAAAACTTTACCAACTCTACTTGGGAACCCGTCATCATTTGTATTAGTATCCCATAATTGGTAGTATCTCATACCAGGGTTATTCATATCCGCATTCTTAGTAGATTTCAAGTATTGTACTTGAAATAAATTTAATCCGTCATACCCTGGAGGGTCAACCCAAAAAGTTTCACCTAAACAACATTCAGGATTTTTATGCCACATAAGCCATGGAATATGTAGTCTAAAGTTTCTTGCTTGCCCAATAGTATTAGCAGGCGCCGTAGGGTCATAAGGTTCTAATGCAAATTTTTCACCATAAAAGAAATCAATACTTTGATTTGTATAGTGAATAATGGCAATAGATTTTTGGTCTTTTGGTTGTACAGTAACTTTTTCATCGAAAGAGTTGTAGTAGTATACTGAACTGCTGTCAGTCTGCCCACTATTCGACATATAACCCAAATATTCTTTTGACCCGATATATGTCGCTGAACCAAAATCCGCAAATCCTTCATTTATTGTCGGAATTAACCCCGCAGGATTTTCCGACCATGGAATATTCATATTCCAAATTTTAACATCAAACTCATCTGTATAACAAACAGACTCAAAATTAATAACATCCTCATTCCAATGTTTACATGGTGTTAGTGTATCATAAAGTGATGTCATATTTGGCGGATATACGATAGTTCTCGCATAACAAACATTTGAACTTCCTGAAAAATTAGGTGTTGGCCTATCTAATGTGTAAACACCTAAACAAATATCGACAATTTTATATGTCATCATTGGGTAACAACTACTCATATCCATAAGACATTCTGGTTCCACAACAGGGTCACAATTTGGTGTCGGTGTTATTGGACAAAATGTTGGTGACGGAGTTGGGGTTGGTGGTAAGATACAAGGGTCATATGATGGGGTTGGAGTTGGGGTTGGTGAAGGTGTTGGGCTTGGCGTTGGGTAAGTACTACAGGCACAATTGTGGTCACCATTACCATCATAATAGATTGTTAATAAATCACCTATAGCAGGCATTCTAACAATATTGGTGTTACAACCTGAATAAATTAACATAATCGTGGTACCGCCAGTTAATACTGACATATCAACAACATAATTAGAATTAATAACATGAGAACTATTTGTAATTGCACTCCAATTAATTGTTGTCGCACTAAGGTCTCCCGTAAAAAATCCTCTCATTGCCGCTCGGTTATATACAGGAGAAACCACAGGTTCTGAATAAGGAATACCATAAGTATTACCTGTTACACCATCAACATAATAAGGATATTTTACATATTGTTTATTTGATTGTGTTGGTGCTGAATTTTGTGAATTAAAATTAGGTTCAAATATGTTTGTATTAGCTTGATTATATGAACTTGGTAAAGAGTTATATGAAACTTCTCCGTCACCAATTTGAAAATACTCGATGTTAAAATTACCTTGAGATAATTTTTGTCTTCCAGTGTCTGTTAATCTAGTATTAATTAATCCCGATGTATTTTTTAATATATAAGTCATGTTTATAAATATCCTTAATTTTTATTTTATTATACCGCTTTATTTGGCATAATTAACGTACAACAACTACATCCATTAATAACCCCATTTACTGCAAAAAATGTGTCACCGAAATCCGCAAAGAAACAATGAGGTACTGGTTGTATTTTAGTCATAGTTGTTGTGGTATTAATAACCATGGTATCACCATTTGTCATTGATACCGAAATCCAGTTATCAGTTTGGGTTGTATTATGTATTGGCGCCGATTGACAACCGGCACCTAATTGTGTGGTAGTATTACTTGATGACGGGCTTGAAGTTATTGGTATTACTGTTGAATTTTTAGTTAAAACACTATTAGTCACAATAGTTGCGTCAGTTGAGGCAGGCCCTCTACCAAGCACATTTATGTGTTGTGCATCAAACGTAATTGTTGTTCCAACAGGGATTGGTGGTGAAACATTTACGGTACAAGTATATTGTTTTGTTACAGTTGTGTTATTGTTTACCGTTGTAATAGATACTGGTGACAAACTAAGAGTATATGTTGTTATTCCAATAAAATTATTTAAGGTAGCCGTAGAAACAGTACTTAAATTATTTAACGAATCCTTAATTTGTAAACTATAAGTTCCAGGACATTTTCCTGTGAAGAGCCCTGAATTACTAGTGAATGTCACTCCATTATCAACTGAGTACTGATATGGTGGTGTTCCATTAGAAGCCGTTATAATTATATTACCATCACATATACAAGTTGGTTGAGTAAGTGAATATGTAAATGACGGGTTACTTGGTAACGGTACACAAAGACCTTGATTTGATACAACAGTTCCTAACGCACCATTTATATACCATCCCGTTAAAGGTGGATATGGTGAGGGTGATAGTAAATAATAACCAGGATTTGTTGGGGGCGGAATTACAGTCCATGACTGGTATAGTGTACCCCAAACAATTTGGTATACTGAGTCATCTGATATCCATGATTGATAACCACTACTATAGATACCATTATATATACCATTAGGGTTAAAGTGTATTTGATAATTACTTGGTTGTTTATACACTGTTAAACAAATATCATAGAGTAATACAGGAGCAACCGTTGTTGTGGTTGTAGTTGTAGGTGTTATAGGTGCGGTTAACACACATGTTGTAGTTGCCGTATAATCAGGACCACTCCCTGACCAAGAATAGTCAGTAACTATTGCCGTATAACTACCAGCACCTAAATTATTAATTGCCGGAGATATATTACCATTACTCCAAGCAACTATGTATGGTGGTGTTCCTCCTGTTATAGAAATAGATAAACCTCCATCAGTCGCATTTTGTGATGACGGATTGTTAACTAAACACTCAACGGTCATTGGAAATATTGTAATTACATCACATTCGTTTTTTTGTTGAAGTAAAGATGTCGTGTTAGTCATTGTTATTTATACTATAAATAATCAGATTATTGTTTTTTTACTATAGATTTCATAACATCTATATATTTTTTTGTAGAACTATGTTCTTCAACATAATCAAAATATTCAAAATTTTCCGTTAACTTAATTAATGGATTAACATTAATAAAATCACCTTTATAAAATTTAGTTGTTTTCATATCTGAAGTTACTCCTGCCATATGAAGTATTGGTCTTTGTTCGTAAATAGAAATTGAGTCGGTTGCCCATGAAAAATCTAAATCTTTAACTACTTTAGTTTCTTTTCCAAAATACCATAAGTTCCATAATAAAGACCACATTTCTGCAGTCCAAAATTGTATTTCACCTTGGTTTATTGGGAAACGTTTTTGGTAATCCATCATTTGGTCATATAGTGGCGCACAATCCATATAGATTTTTTCCCAAATCATCCAATCTGTTTTTTTAATCAAATATTGACCACCGCCTGAATTATTTTCATTACATTCAACACATTCGGTCGTAACACCAATAACATCAACCATTTCTTGTAGTAATTGCCCTTGTTTAGATTGTGGGTGATGAGATTCATATCTTTTACAACAATCCATAATGTAATTAAACCCAATATAACCAACAGTATCTGAAAGATATAAAACATCATCCTCCATTAATGTTTTAAAATCAGGTAATTCTCTAAAAATTATATCAGCATCATGTAAGAAAAAACATTCTCCGTGTTGAGGGAATTCCTTTAACCATTTATGAATTAAAAATGGCTTAATGTTTGGAATATAATGTTTTTGTTCTCTGTCGTCTAAATAATGATGGATATTAATTCCCAATTCTTTTAATTTTAACGAATCTGAAGTTGGTTCGGTATTTGGTGTTACTATACCAAAAATAACATGTATTTGGTTTGGTAAAATACCTTTTTCTATAAAATTTTCAACGTACACCCTAACTTGCCAATAAAAATATGGTACATCAGGTTGGGCACATACAAATCTTAAATTTTTATCCATTTTATGTTTTAAAATAAATATAATTAATCATCCATCTTAATAAATGGTGTTTTGGTAGATATTTATACTATATGAAACTACTAAAAACAATATCAAAATTGGTTTCTGAATCTAAAGATGCGTATGAGGTTGCCTGTGAAAAAGGTGTCCCTGAAAAAGAACTAGACAGATTAGAAAAAAACTATCATGAATCCCTAAAACTTATGAGACTTTATGGTGGTTTAGGTAAAAAAGACCCAATTGATTAATTACCAGTAAACTAATTGAGTTTGTCATATATTAACATGTATAATTACTTAGAACTTGTCCTGAACCATTTACTTGTGCAATATTTCTCAATCCAATTATTGGGCAATCATCTGATAAAAACAATCTACCCCATCCACCACCTGAAACACCATAATTAGTACCAACAAATGGTATTGTTAAAGCATTATCCTGATATATTACAATTCCAGGAGCTATTGTCGATGTTGCTGTGTATAAATTTGCCCCACAACCAGTGGCTATACAGGGAGTAATATCAGATGATGTGTAGGTATCAAGATTAGTAAACCAAGTATAGTATGTTATAGGTAAGTTTAGGTTAGTATTACAACAACTTGGTACTTGAGATGCTCCTTCAACATATAACCCTGAGTTATTAAATAATGTTTGTGTATATGGAAAGTTAACATTAACCTTATATATTTGACCACCATTGTTACAAACATATATATTACCACTATCGATAAATATACCATACGGTTGGGGTGTGGTTGACGTAATATCGACCTCAACTTCAAAAGTACCTGACGGATAACTATATTGGGTTAGATATGTAAGATATGGACCTGAGGTAGTTGAATTAGTAACTAATATTTTATTTGTTGTTGTTAATAAAATATCACCCGAAACCTCCCTACCAGGCAGTAGTGTTCCAATCACAGTTGAAACTGCGGTACTTGTGGTAATATCTAAAGTAATTATTTGATTAGGAGATACTGAAGTGTTTGTTGAGATTAACTGAGAGCTGCTAATGGCACCTAAACCAGCCCCTAAAGAAACACCTGAAGGGTATGCGATGTTTCTGTTGAACGTTTTTGACCAAGGGTTTAATGTTATGTTATATTCTTTAATTATCAATCCAGTATCCAACCATAGTTTAGTTGTTGTATGTGCAATATCAAGTGCACTTACTGAAAAACCTAAAGATACGTTAGTATTTGATGATGGAAAATAGGCGGATACGTTAGTACTACCATTAATTATCACAGAACATATTGGTATTATCGGTAAAGGTGTTGGAGTTGGTGTTTTTGTTGGTGTAGGTGTTGGCGTATTTGCTGGAGTTGAGGTATTTGTTGGTGTTGGACTTAACCCAAGTGTGACTGTTGGTGTAGGAGTGTTAGTTGGCGTTGGTGTTTGTGTCGGTGTTGGTGTTGGACTAGGACAACTAACGCACGAGATATCATAATATATTTTCATGTTAATAATAACTTGAGCATCCGATAAAGAAACTAACGAGTCACAATCAGTTAAAATTTGAATAGTGTTTCTTAGAGGATTAATATCCACACTTGCAATACCATCAAATTGTAATAATAACCCCGTAATTGTGTCATAAAATTGATTATCTGCAGGATATTCGTTTAATGTTGTACCAGCATAAAATTGTTGAGTTAAAACATCACCACTAACACTCACAATCGCCTCAAAAATTGCTTCATTTAACACACAATTTATATCATTAAATGTTAAATCATAAAAACCTTCATTTAACATTTGTTTAGGCCCCGTTTTAATTGCATTTGGTGAATTGATAAAATCAGTATCACATATTGTATATGTCTGATAGGATGCCACACTATTTGTACCCGTAATAATAACACTTGATATTGTAGAACACCCATTAAAATCTATAACTGTAAGTGAATACGTGCCAGCTGATAAACTATTAATCGTATCCCCTGTTTGTCCATTTACGTTACTACTCCAATTTAAAGTAAATGGTGGTAAACCATTAGTTATGTATGCGGTGATAGTACCATCAGAACCATTTACTGTATTTGTCGCATTTAATATAAAATTAGGATTTGCGGATGGGGCAACTAATACAGAATTAGTTTGTTGACACCCACTAAAGTCTGTAACACTAGCCGTATATGTTCCTGAGGCCAGATTACTAAATGTATAAGCACTTAAAGGCGAAACCAAACTTAACCCATTTATTGAGTAAGTATAAGGCCCTGTACTACCTGAAATTTCTAAATTAATAGCTCCATTAGTAAAACCACAAGTTGTTCCTGTACTTGTTGTTGTTAAATTAAATTGAACAGTATTATTGATAGTATAAGCACTGGTAAAGGTACAGACACCATCATTAATTGTTAAATTATAAGTACCTCCTGAAAGTCCCGTAAATTGCCAATTTTGATTTGTTGTACTTACAATATCATGATGTCCATCAGGATATTGTAAGTCATAGGTGTAATTACCACTACCACCAAATAATTGAATTGGGTTTAAAGACCCCCCGTTATTGTTACAGTTTGAATTATTAACACCAATACCAACAATACTAAATCCTCCTGGAGGTAATAATGTTGTACTTGCAACAAAATTACATAAACCAGCATCCGTCACTTGTACTGTAAAAACACCTGAAGCTAAATTTGTAAAAGTGTAAGTTTGGTCAAATGTAATATAAACAGTCCCATTTGAACCTGAAAAATAATATGGCGCGGTTCCACCTGTTACCGTAACCGTAATTTCTCCGTTAGACGCAAAACAAGTTGGACTAATTGAGGTAAACGCTCCTAAACCAACTAATGGCACTTGTAATACCGTTACCGATTTAGAAATAGTACATCCATTACCATCAGTAACAATAACACCGTAAGTCGAGGCACTTAAACCGCTAATTGATGAGTTTGTTCCTCCGTTTGACCATAAATAAGTGTATGGTGGCGTGCCTGTTAATCCTGTAATAAATATTTTACCCGAATTTACCGCACACCCCGCATCATTAACAACATAAAATCCGTAGTCAAATGTTTCCGCACTTTGAACAATACATGTTTCTGACTTACCGGAACATCCACCACCATCATCACCTATAACATAATAAATTCCAGGACTTAACATATTATCAAATGCAAAAGTATTTGTCACTGATGACGCCGAAGTAATATAACCATTAATTGTATCGTAAAGGTAGAATTGACTTATACCATAAAGATTTTGGGTTGATGCGGTAAGACTACCGTTATTTTGGCCACAAGTAGCATTAGTATGAGAATCAATACTTACACACGTTCCACTTGATATATATACATTTACGGGGACAATCGTTAATGTTGGTATACATGAATCAATAATATTAAATGTGTAAGTCCCCGCAGATAATGATGTAACCTCATATTGTATAACACCAGCACCTAACGCTATAGTTCCTAAAGAAGATGGGTTAATCCACTGAATTGAATAATCAGGAGCACTACCATTAATATCTATAGTGAATCCTCCAACATTAGTATTTGAACAATCACCAGTTATAGTTGAGGTATATAATAAAGTACAAGACATTAATTACATAAAATATTAAAGTTTATTCCGACATTTAGTTTGAAGTTATCACCAAAGGCTGAAGTGGAGCAAATTGAATTATAAATAACTATAGTATCGGTAGTTGTTAAATAATAGTCATATCCGTAAATTGTTAAATCATTTAATGCTATTAATAATGCGGAATCCCAATCATTTGGTTGTGGCGAGCTTAAACTTATATTGGTATAACCAATTCCATCAAAAAATGGGTATTGAATAACAGTTGAGTCATTAATTTTTATTTCTACAAACCAATTAGTTGTTAAAGTATTTAATAAACAGTCATTTAAGGTATAACCATTAGCAGTAAGATAGTTATTAAGCGCTTGACCTAAAACCGCATTAAAACTATTAATAGTAGAACTTCCATACCAAGGATACACACCACATTCAACTGATTGTATATTACAATCATATCGATATATGTTTGAGGTTAATGAACATGGTTTACATGGTACTGGTATAAATTTACAACACTCTTGTCTTCTCCAAACAAATTTTTGCCTATGAAATATTGAATTTTCATACTTAACACCAGTGTTCCAAATAGTTGTTGCAGGAATCATTTGTTCAACAAGTCTAATCCAATAATCCCCCATACCATTCACGTAGTCAATCATTGTTTGATATGTGAAATTATCGTTAGGTATATTTATTGTCTTTTGAGACTCTAAATACTTCCAAAAAATAGAAGATAAAGTTGGATAACCACTTGTTTTACCATCTGTAGCATATTGTCTGTTTCTAACATTAATAGTATTTTGCCAAAATGTTTGAGCAAACTCAAAGAATGTTTTTCTTTTTGGTTGTGGGTTGATTTCAGTCCAATCCACACCACCTCTTTGTGGATACTCGATATTTGGGTGTGGGTTACAATAAGTTGGTGCCACATAATTTAAACCTTGATTTGGGATTGGGTAATTATATTGTCTAGACATGTACCATACGTCATATACGATACCTTGAGCAGGATTTAAAAATAAATCAACATTTTTAACATTTAATACTAATCTTTCATCATCGACAAAATAACGAGCATTAATCCCTCCATCTAAATTACTTCTTATTCCAACTTCATTATCAGTCCAACTTTTATTATTATCAGGAACTGCGCTCAAATTATAACCTAATGTCATAAATGGGAAGTCCCTAAATCTATTAAGATATTCTTGACCGTATGAATAAGGTATTAAAGTTGTTTGATAATTAGGGTTAGAACCTGTGAATACACTATTATTTAAATCAACTTGTTCAGGAGCTCTGTGTTTTGGTGTTTGTTCAAACCAACCGCTACCTATCTGAAAAAAGTAATTTTCAGTGTCGATAGGTGCTTGTGGATATCCATAAAAATCCATAGGGTATTCCCCTCGGTTAATATTAACATCCTGAATTGTTGTTTGAGTAGTAAAACCTGTATAGGTAACTCCCATAATGTTAAATGTATTACCTTGTTCGTAAGTCGGTAATTCTTGAATGTATGTCCCTCCAGAAATATTATAGAATTGTGTATCAAACTGTTCTAAATTAATTTTTTGGTCAGCAACATAAACATATTCATTAAATTCAACTAAGGCTTCAGGAGCACCAACCAATCTCATTAAAACTTCAATTGATTTTCTTGTTCCTTTAGATTTAAATAAGTAAGCGGAATTTAATACTAAATTTCTGTAATACTGATAATTTAATTCATCGGGAGTTTGTTTTTGTGACGTTCCTGTAAATTGTGAATTGTCTTTATTTTTTTGACCAAACACAGAACCTAAAAAATCATCCTCGGTTATTGGTGAAATGTTAATTCCCCAACCTAATGTTTGTGCTAAATTTTTTAATAATTGTGACGGTATATCATTACCAACATTATAATTAACCGAAGTCATAAATGCTAAAGCGTCTATGAATTTTTTAGTTTCATCAAAACTTCTACCATAAATCTGTAGAACTTTTTCCATTTTTTGAGTTACGGTGTCAAATTCTTTAAATGAACCTGTAATTAAAAATCTTGAGACTAAATTTGTTGTATAAATGTCAAAATACTCACTAACTTCATTTAATTGTATTAAATAATTTTCAAATGATTTGGTTATAATATCAATATTCCACTCACCATACAATGGCCATGTAATTGGTTGATTTGAGGTGTAATATGTACCATCTTCAGATTCTCTTGGTACTTGGAATGTTGCGGTATAAATTGGTGTTACACTTCTATTTAATAAGAAATTTTCAACTTCATCTAAATCTTCATTAAATATTTTAGTAACCTCATAGTCGTTAGGCCGAATAACAAAACTATAATATACAATACTTTGCCCTGAAAAAGGGTTTCCACTAACGGATATTTGTAATATTCCACTAGAAGTATTGGTTGTTGGTGTTAAAGATTTAACATCATATCCAACCCCATTGACGTATAAGGAATACTTAGCATATTGGATTGTCATATCTCTTAATGGAGATACACTAATTTCTTTTAATTCTAAATTTCTTGTTGAGTTAACCGAAAAGTCAATATCAAATGGATTTCTTAATTTTGAAACGTCCAAATCAAAAACGGTCTCATCGTAAACCGAATTAAATAAAATGTTAGTTGCGGTTGCACCTGTCACATAGTTAGTCCCCATGAATGTCGACTCTAATGCCGCAGGGAACTTACTAATAATGGTTTCAACCGAAACTGAAATACGTTTAACCATCGACCCATATAATGTGAAGTTGGTAATTTGACTCATGTCAAAATTAGGATAAACCTTAAAGTTATTTTCAAAAATAGATTTAGATTGTACCACACCACTAACACCCATACTATCTAAACTGATAGGGTCTGAGAAATTACCCGTATTAAAGGTTCTATTTGTTTTTTCATTAATAGAACTAACAAATTCAAAATTTCCTTGCGTTAAACCTCCACCAGTAACTAATTGGAATCCAACTAAATTATCGGAAAAGGTACCAGCTCCTGAAGCGGACTGAGGTGGGCAAGTATATTTTGTAACGGCCATTATTGCGTTATATTTGTAAAGTTTTTACTGAAGTCAATATTATTTCCCCTATCTTGTCTAACCTCATAAAGTAATTCATTAAATTGGTCTCTAATTTCATATAAATTGTATTGTCTGTATATGTTATTTTGAGTATCGTATAATGTGTAGATACCATCATCCATAGACTTAGTTTGATTACCAAACAATGCAATTGCCAATGTTGAGAAATCGTGTTCAGCAATTTCAATATCCAATGTTATTGGATTAAAGAAAGTATTTGTAATAATGATATCTTGGTCAGGTTGCCCAATATACGGTGTTGCATTTGGCTTATTAGTAGGTGATGATGATGGTGAAACAGTACAAAAAATTAAATTTGTATTATTATCAGTATACCTATATCTAATAGCTTTTTGAGAAGTATTAGTTAAGTTTTGAACAACTGGTTCACAAAAAAATGATGAAGTTATTAATCTAAAAAAATTAGGTACTTTAGTTCCGTCAGAATTTAAATATTCAATTCTAAAACCAACCAATCCTTGATTAACAAATTTATTTCTAAACTGAGTTGGCACGTCATTTAAATCAATAACTAACCCTTTAACATTTGGTAATGCCGATAGAACACCACAATCAAGTATTCTTGTTCTTATTTGGGCCGGTCTAACCATTAAGGTATAGATACCAATTTTATTAAATTGGTCTGAAGGTAACCTTAAATTATATAAACCACCCAATATTTCAATATTAGGGTTACCACCAGTATCATTGTTATTAAAGTATGGTCTTAAGATTGATGTCGCATTTAACTTAGTTAAGATAAAATTATCTGTTTCATCCCTTGATGGTGTGTAATTTAAGATGATTTCCACATCTTCGGGAGAGACATCCGCTGGTCTAATTGTACCGTACGTTCCTGTTGCCATTTTTAATTATTTATTAATATTTTATTATTTTTTTCTTTTTCTATCCCACATTTACCACAAATTTTTATAACAATAAATATCCATATTATATTTTTATTATATTAAAAAATTCATATCCGTATTTTTCAAGGTCACCTATATTATCAATTTCCCCCAATCTTTCAATTCGTTCCAAACCAGATAGTTTACCTCGTTCAACAAAAACATTACTTTGAACTTCAGCCTCATCAATTACATTTATCAATACCTCATTTTTTGTAATTGCAGAACAAATTAACATATCTTGAGTTAATCCCGAAGACTCAACCGCAAATACTGTAGTACCATCACTATAATCATAGTAATTCATTCCATTAATTGTATATGCAGTGTATGGTTCTGTTAGGTGTGGTCCCCAATATGTTCCAATGTTTCCCGATGTGCCAGTTATTTGAACACCTATATTATATTTTCCACCAAACAAAATATATTTATTTCCGTACACTTCTAAATCGCTAACAGAAGATTTAGTGTACCCTGTAACAATAAAAGGGACTGTGGTAAAATTTGTAATGTCCATTATTTGTGCGTCACAACTAGCATCACCACTAAAAATGTAATCATAATTAAACATAGTCCCACTCCAACTACCACCCGCAGGTGTAAAATAAGCGGTACCATTAGGATTAGTTATTACAATGTTAGTAAATGGAACTTCAACTGTTTTTTTAACAATATTTGAACCCCATGGACTCATTCCTGACATAATAATAGTAAATTCCCCAATTGTTGAGTAAGTGTGTTGGTAATAATTTGGCGCGTTTGTTGTTATTGTTTGTATTGGCGTTCCGTCACCCCAATCAACATAATAATTTGAAAATTCTAAATATTTTTTAAACTCGGTATCGGAAGTATTATAAAAATAATATACGTTAGGGAATGTTGTTGTCGCAGAAAACAAAAAATTAGTCATAGTTTCCTGTTGTAACACCATTCCATCAAAAACTGAATAATACCCCAAATCAACCGTATTCTCAGTTAACATAATTGGAACCGTAAGTCCTGTTAAGATTGAATCCCCGTTGGTTCCACCTGATAAAATTTCAGTCATGGATGAATACACATATGTATGTCCTGTCACATATTTTGTAACTTGCTGGGTATATATATCACAACAAAAGGGTATCTCAATATCTTCGGTATAAGGTGAGTATATATTAACCTTGAAGATATCGTTTTTAATAACTTCTGGAGATATTTTTATATAATAAATTCTATTATCCATATTATGGGTTTACATATTCATACCATTTTATGGGGGTTCCCTCACCAACTCTAAGTCCGTTAGAAATGTTAAAAATTCTATAGGTTTGATTAACAGAGTTTAAAACAACTTTATAATAAAACTTATCTTCACCATTAAATAAAAAGACATTAGGTAACGTGGATTGTGGTACTGTCATCATTTTAACAAATACACCTAATCTGGCATCAAAAAATTTTGCGGACATATAAAACGTACTAATATCAATAAATTCTTTTTTTCTCAACCAATAAAAAAAAAATCCTTCTTTGTCCCCAACATAATCTAAAAATTGTGAAGGTATTTTAATATCAACGTTTGGTTTTATGGGTGAAATACTAACACTTTCAGTAAGACCCTGTTGAACGGGTAAAATCACAGTAAAATAATTAGTTTGATTTGTACCACTATTACTATCATAAAAATCTAACTTAAAAAATGATTTGGTAAAAGGTTTTTCATAATAATAAACTTCTGTCGCTGAAAACCCTTCAGGTAAATAACTACATACCCAATTCGCAATTGTTGAGGTTCCAACAGTATTTGGGTTACCGTTATAGAAATTAAATTCATAATTTATTTTAGTATCTTCAAAAGAGTTTCCAAATCTGTAAGTATCGTGGGCAAATCTTAAAATCTCAAAATCATCAGGAACTCCTATGATATCTTCAACAACTTCTTCTTGGAAAATTTCAATACTATCGTCTCTACCATAAAAATCCCATTTAAGTTCTATTGGCAAATTAATATATTTATCCGTTGTCGGTAATATAAATTTATATTTGTTACTCACATCCATCGATAATAGGGTCAGTTGTTAATCCTTCTATACCATAATTACTTCCTTCCGGAATTATTCTAAAAATATTATAATTATAAGGGTAATGGGTACCATTAATAAATGGGTAATTAACCCCAATACCATTATTAATAAAACCATATTGGTATATATCTCTCCAAATAAATGAATCGGTTTTTTGCGAATAAAACGCATAGTCAGGGATACCCTCAGTTAATTGTTTACTACCCGTTTCAATATAATCAGAATAATCCCTAATCTTTATTGGGTAATGAGGTTGATAATAATACCCAAACATGTTTGAGGGTGATTGTTGTGGTTCTGTCACACTTAATACAAATGGGTTAAATCTGTACTTATGATATAATTTTGAGATAACTCTTTCTTTTTGTTCCGATTCATTCCACTCACACAAATCCCCATCTAAAATATCATTTTGTTTTAACGATTCAATATAGGTAAATGGTATTGGCCCTGAATTAGGCCCTAAACCAGCACCAAGTGGTGTGTTATAAAAACCAACAGGAAATGTTGTGTCGGATAAACTGTTTAGGTTCTCCCACCAAGAACTAGGTTGATTGTTTGCGGGGTCAACCGGTAAATTAAATTCATAACCTTGTTTAAGACCTAAATAGTCATTTGGATTTTTTTTAGTACCAAACATTAATCCAAAATAACCTTTCCAAATGACAGTGAAAAATAACTCACTTATAGGTCGTTTTTGATTATCTCTAATAGGATTAATATTTATGTCTTTATTAAAAGATAGTGTATATGATTGCGAGCCTTCTTTAGTTGAAACCCTAGCAACTCGATTTGGCGTAAATCCACTACTTTCAAATTTCTTTTTATTACCAAAAATATTTTGGTCAAATCCTGCGTTAACTAATACCGCGTCTTGCGAGTTAGTTAATAATTTATGTCTTCTAACATAATATTGTGAGGTAGTATCATTAGGATTTTCAATATCAATAATTCTTTTAAAAAAACCTTTTTTATTATTAACAAAAACAGCGCCAGTAAACCCAACGTTATATATATTGAATATGTATTCTTCACTCCCCGATTTTTGGTCTCCTAATGAATATACTTGAAATGTGTCAATTCCAATGTAACTGAAGTTAAGTTTTACGTGCTCACCAATAGATAAACCATGTTTTACCGGACATCTAAATGATACTAAATTTTGTCCATTAAATGTTGTGTTATTAATTATAAATGGTATTCCTCCACCAGAAATCCATTGTAATAATTGTCCACTTTTTTGGTCAATAGCCTCTAATGGTTTTGTAAAATCATTATCATAAGCATAACTAACAAAAAAATTCCAATTATAACTTGAAGCACTTTTAGGTATAAAAGTAATATGATTATTGGGTGGTTGAGTATATCCTGGGACATTATAATCTGTGCGAACAAAGTCAAACTCATTATATTGTGGAAACCCTGACCAAAGAACAGTTTGTGGATTATACCCACATTGTAGTTTAGCAGCTGCAACAGCGTTAACATAATATAAATTATTTTCTAATGGTACGTAATTAGTTGACCCACTATAAGAATTGTTAAATAATAATGAGAACTTGCACGCAGGTCTAAATGTATCGGATTTTTGTCTTTCATCATCAAAAACTTGTTGTAAGTCAATATTAATATTCCTATCAAATTCAATATTCTCCTTATTAGTTTGAACTAAAGGTACATTAAACATTAGGTTTGTGTCAGGTGCCGACTTGTACCTTAATGACCCTAAAACTACTCGAGTATCTATTCTATTCCCCATATTACGCAGTTATATCATTAGTATCGACCCATTTAATCACAAATCTATCAAATGCGGTACCACCTCTCTTCAAACCAAAATAGAAATAGAAAGGAGCTCCTGTGTTTATTACTCTACCTTTAGGGGTGTTTTGGTCTTGAGTGATAATATCCGCACTATATATAAACCCTACTGCGGTAAATGGCCCTCCAACAAAATTTTGCGGAGTATCAATAAGATAAGTACCTGAACCACCCGCAACAGTACTTGGTAATGCTACAGTTAATTGACTTATTATCGTAGTATTTGGAATAATCCCTGCGGCACTTAATACAAACCCTTCTTGTAAAAGTTGTGGAATGGGAGAATAAATTGTTAAAACATTACCAAAAATACTACAAACACCTGTAACGGTCTTTGGTTCAACACTATATAGATAACCCTTAAAGTACTTAGTCATTGCGGTAGAATTAGTTCTAAAATATCTTGACGCTGATTCTATTCTATCTAAACTTTGATATTTCTTAGTAAAGAAACTAGTTGTAGATAACGGGTCAGTCATCCACCCATTAACTTGACTACCAAAAATACTATCGTTTGAACCAACTTTATTTGTCCTAACTTCCCATTGATAAAATGGAACGTCTTGGGAAGAAACTTCAATATTACTAAACGCGCACACATTAGTTGCCGGAACAGTATCGTCAATAATTGTCCTTTTTGGGCTAATTAAATCTCTTAGTCTTGTATCTGATTGATAGAATATTCCAAATACTTGGTCATCATCTGAAAGCGTATTAATATAAATAGAATCTTGTCCAGGTCTGTCGGGGTAATTTGCCGATTGAAATGGTGCAACTCCAAGTTCTGAATTAATTGAAATCGACTGAGCGTAATCCCCATCAACCATATTTTTAACTCTACTAAAATATGAGAACACATTTCCTCCACCAATTAATAGTTGTAAGAAACTTGAATTAGCCAACCTAGTAATTACGAACAAATTTAATAATTCAGTAACATCTGAGAAAGTAGTTGATTTTAATTTATTAGCAACATATCCATCATATTTATCTGACATTACAATATCTTGTAAATAATCATTTCTTGGACCTAAATCCATAATGGTCGTTGGGTATAATAAATTATACATATTTCCACCATACCCCCCAAATAATGCCGAAGTAAAAGTATTTGGTGTTGCTCTATTTTGTCCAATAAACTCAATTCGGTCCCATGGGCTACTTCTATAATAAAAATTGTTAGTATTATTATGTAATATAACCACATCATCACAATAAGAATATCTTGCTTGATTTGGATTTGGTGATAATGGAGATGTAAATGTGACATCATTATTAAAATTAAATGCGTATAAAGTACCATTAATCCAATTATTTGTGAACAGATGTCCCCACACGTTTCGACATGCGGCAAATGTTATTAATAAACGACTAACCCACTCGGTTAATAATTTAAAGTCTGAGACTAATGATAAAAAAATTGTAGTTATAAAAGTATAACATCCCTTTGTCACCAGTTTCTTGTTCCAAAAGGTATACCCACAAGGCCCTGTATAATCAACAACTAACTCTCCATTAACCTCTTTATAACAGTCTAAATTAATCATCGCCCCACAGTTGAATGAGTCAATAACTGAACTAATAATTTGAGGTTCCGTCTCACCATCACTTAATGAGTCCGCAGTATTACCCGTTATACTTCCCGATTGGCCGCCACCAACACCTTGAGCTTGCACTGAAGTACCATCATCACTAATTGAATATACTGAGAAATTAACATTGTTATGTAATGCAAAACTATTATTTAAATTGTTTTGTAATGTAGTAGATGTAGGTAATCTATCTGACCTCATTATTATTTTTCGACTACCACCCAAATTATATGACATGTTAGCAATAGGGTATTTTGGTGCATAATAATATGATTTATAGTCGTAGGTTCCACCTATACTTGCCGCTACGCTAAGTGCTCTTACAAAAGTTTGACAATACATTCCAGACCCTCCTTCAATAATTTCATTATCGTAATATCCACGACTTACAGTGTTGGGAAAATTAGTGTTTGGAACATTATAAGGGTTTATGGGAGCGAGGTAGTTATTTGTATTTGGGTCAATTAAACCTGGTTGTGAATTAAATTCTCTAGCAAAGTAATTAATGTTACCATCAACATTAACACCGTAAGTTGTGTCAGAATTAAAACCAGTCTCTAAACTAGGAGTACCAACTTGAGGTGTGAACGACATACTACCATTATCTAATGAAGAATAGTAAGTTTGTAAATTAGAATTAAATCCACTAAAAGCCGCGGGGCCAGTCGGACTCGGTTGATAATGGAAGGAATCAAAATATAATTTTTGACCACTATAAGTATCGGTATCAAAATTATTTGTTAAATTATGTCTAATATTTTTAAAACCAGGTTTAATTGGTTGATTTAAATGATATTTAGGCGCCCCACCAACACCACTAGTAACTTTTACTCTGTTAGTAAAACCCCATGTATTAGAAATTGAAGAAGCTGTCACAACATCACCATACAAAACACTGAGGTCGTATTCACAATTACTTCTTGTAGAATACGGGTCAACCCCTCTAACTAAAAAAACAACAATTTGTTCATTAAATTCAGGGAAATAAAGACTAGGTTTTATTAGTGGAAATGCGCCGGGATAATTAATATTTAACTCATTTATCCAAAATCCTGACCCAAAAGATTTACCATAAATTCTATTGAATTTCATATGGTTATTAATAAATCTATTTATTAAACCATGATAAGCACCAAAACTTCCTGGTTGGTTACATATTGTAAAATAGTCGGAATAAGTCTGTGCGGTAATTACTTGGAAATACTCAACATCCATTGGGAATTTTGCGTACTGCGCATCATTATCAGCTTGTTGACTAGTATATGTTTTAGTCAATGCAGGACCATTACCGTTTGTATAATCGGCATATTGGACTGTAATATTACCAACATTTGAAGTACTACCTGGTTTATTATTAACCGTAGTACCTGTACTACTCGTAGTACCATAATCATTAATAGACGTAAACCCTGTCATATTAGGGTCAGTAGAGTTTGCAGGGTCTTGAAAAGTTATTAAATTACCAGGTAGAAAAGTTTCCGCCGCGCTAGGGTCTACCATAAGTACGATAACATTATCTTGGTGAGTAACACCAATATCGTTAGGATTAAATGAAACGTTAATTATATTAACACCACCACCAGGATTATTATTAATGTCGTTTCTGAAAAACTTTGCTTTAGTATTAAATAAATTTAATCTTTCCGCTTGAGTTAAACTTGTTGTAAACTCATAATCATTACCTTGATTACTCACGCCACCCGACACTGGTATAAGTTTTGGTGCACGTGTTTGAGGTGTTAATGGATTATTTGCTTGGTTAGCATTACCTAATGATGTCCCCGCAAATAACTGCTCATAAACAAGGTTATCCGTATTATATGGTGAGGCCGCGTTATAACTTGTTGAAAGTTCAAAGGGACTTAAAACCGCATTAGCACCAGCTTCTTGAGCGGTTTGTGCAACATTAGCTACCGCATCTGGATAATCAGCATTGTCAATTACGATTGCGTCTCCATCAGTACATTGACAGAATTCACAGTCGGGATATGATAAATTAGGGAGTCTTAAATTAGTAAATTTTTTATATAAATTTAACAGGAGGTTAACCGTTTCCTTAATATCCTTAACATCAGGACAATCCAAGTAATCAAGACTAACAAAAGGAATTCCGTTAATCACCCATATCACCCCATTAATAAATGTACAGATAGTAATAACAACAAGATAGACAACTATCGCGATGATTGCTAATATAGGGCCAATAAGCATTAAAAAAAAAGCTAAAATGTGTACTATTAGTAATAACACATATAATATCGGTCTAAAAACAAACATCATTATCGTAAATAGGAGATAAATTAAATCAAATCTATATACCGCATCATTTGTTGGAAACTTATTATTGTCGCTAGAACATTTAACATCACTATCTAAAATATCTTTTATCGCAATAATTCTCCAGTTACCATACCCATTTCTATATTGAGTAATTAATTGTGATACAGTATAAACCTTATTGTATTGAAACTCGTAAAATTTATCTTCACACCTAATCGCCTCATCAATCATCTGATTACCCATGGATGTCCCCGTTAATCCATAATCCGCCCAATCTAAACTGAACGCGTATGACCTTTGTGCCGCGTCTCGATTTAAGGCAGTTGCGGTATTATTAGTAAGTGGGTCTACGTTAATATTTCCAATTTTTTTCCACCCGTACTCTTTAATATTTGGAACTAAAAAATACCCCCTTTTAATAGGGTCAGCAGAAACTGATGGTGATTGGTTCCATTTAACTTTAAATCGATACCTACCTTTTGTTGGGATACCATTTTTTGGGTTGTCTGAAATAACTTGTTCACCAAACTCATTAGTGATAACATAATCCAAGTTCATCGGCAAATCCACAAGCCAAGTACCATTTTCATCAATAACTTGTCCCCCTGATTCCAAATCAATTGTTTCTAATATAGGTCGTCCGTTAGAATCTTGAGCAATTGTGTGTCTAATTGCTAATATCTCACCAGGCCCCGCAACTAAAGAACAAAGCGCCCCTGAGGTTAAGGTTGGTTTACAACTCTTCTTAACATACTGTTCTTCTATAGATGATACTAAAGAACCCATAAAAATCGCGGTAGGTGTAATGTTAATATTAAATTCTGCGGATAAATCAAAATCAGTTCTTGTAATACCTAAATTACAAATTTCAGGTTGACCCCATAATGGTTCAACTTCAAGGTTTCTAACGAAAGTAATGATTTGAGGTAATTCTCGTAAATTTGTAGATGATTTAAAGTTTGTCCCAGAAACTTGTGATTCTGTAGTAATCCCCATTCTAATTAAATCTTGTGGTGCTAAAGAGAACTCACCAATATCTGAAAGGTCAAGGTCAACAACAACCGTTTGAGCCCCTACAGGTACCCCAAATATCATATAATCCCCACTGTCATTAGTTATCGCATTATACTTATAGTACTTGTCGTAAACTTCAATAAGAGTTGGGTTGATTAACACATCTTCTCTTGTAAAGAAGGTCCCCGTAGGATTATGACCTGGATGTTGTTGTTTATAAGGTAATAAATTATATCTATACCCATCTTCATTTAAATCTGATAAAGTTTTGTAAGGATATAACTCAGAAATAACAGGGTCGTTTTCGTCCATACTGTCCAAAGGTATGAAAACAGATACTTTTGCGTTAGGAATACCAAAACCATTATTAATACTAACTCTACCAACAATAACTCCATAGTCGGAACACTGTCTTGTGTAAATTTGGCTTTGTAATATTTTTAGAGAAAGAATCTCTAAATATTCAAACTCTTGGTCAATTAAAATCTTAATTGAGCTATCAACACCAGGTTTGGTTCTTATTCTATACGAGTTGGACATATTGGTCTTTTTTTGATAAATAGTTTATATACTATTTTCAAATGATAATTCATTTATTTTGAAAATAAATTATCAAGAAAAATTAACCGTTTTTAGATTTTTGACTCTGATGTTGATATCTTTGTTGGGATATCGGATTTGATAGGTCTGACTTGGTTCAGCAAAAATAGTATCGTCAACTAAACCAATCTGTTTCGTATTAGTGTCTATATAAGATTGTGATGTTTGTGATGAAGAATATTGACCACCAACCTTGTTAAAGAATAACATATCTGAAACCGCAATAACCCCGTTTTCACTTTGGACTAATCTTCTAAGGTCGGACACATACACATTTTCCCCCATCTGTCTGTTACCAGGACTAAAGAACTCAGATACAATAGTAATTATTTGAGAAATAACCGCCCCTTGGTTTTGACTATTATCTAACACCACATCAATAGTAACACCTAAATCAACAACATTAGCACTTTGAATAGAAATGTAATCATTAATCATTCTATAGTTTGATAGGTAGTTAGCAACGTTATTTTTTAATGTGTTTGACACAATTTCAGTTAAATTACCAGATTCGTCATAAGATAACATCTGAATTTTAATTTTATTATTTTCTTCGGTAATCGCAACTTTAGCAGGTGCCCCAAATTGTGACGGCATTGTTCTAATTATAGAATCGTAGTCATTAACCGTTACTGCTCTATTTTGAGCCGCAAAGTTAAAAGCCACTAAGTTTCTAACTTCTTCTGTTGTTGGGTAATTTGCCCCACCAATTGCGGCAACAACGTTAGTACAACGTAATGAATTAACAACACTTGTATTAACTGATTCTGATGGACCATTAACAAAGAATGAAACTGTGCCTATTTGATTAATAATATTAACACCTAAATTAGTTCCTGTTCCACCACCAACTCGGTATTGTACAAATAATGTACTATTAGCTTTAAGAACACTACCTAAAGCAAAGTTATTTGAATATTTATTTAAATCTAATGTGAACCCATTTTTTGCAAACTCCCTTAATTGTTCATCCGCAGATTGACTACCACCACCATATGTCATTTTAAAAAATCCTTCAGGTGTGTACTCAGTAATAAATTTATCATTTGTTTGGACGTACTTACCCACTTTAATTCCCGGATTATCAGAAACTTTTGTTGGGTCTTCAATAAATACTCTATCTTCAACTAACGCTTTAACTTCATACCATCTATTGTTGGAACCTAAAAATTCTTGGGTAGTAGGAATATTAGCGTATTGCGTACCATCTTTTAATAAAACACTTGTAACCCCTAATACATTTTTTTCAGGTAAAAATATTTCTAAAAATGGTTTAACATCAGACGATGTTATAACTCTTTTAAAAACTTTTGTAATACCATTAACAACAGTTTCTCTTTTAACAATGGTATAATTAATTAATTTATTATTAGAATCAAAATTAGGTATTTTTAATCTATTAGGATAACCTTCGGCGTTTATTGCTGATGTAAAGTCAATATCGTAAATTGTTTCAAAAACTTGACCAGCACCATTAGCTTGGGAACCTCTTCTTAAGATACCACAGTATCTTAAATCTTCCTTATCCCCAAATGCGGGTACCGTAATTGAAAAGTCAACTAATGAGACTGACGGTCTAAGTCCAGGAACTTTTAATCCGTAAGTTCTTGCAATATTAAAAATTGATGACCTTTGTTGTGCATATTGTAATACAGTTTCCTGAACACTTCTATCAATGTTAAATTGTAAGTTGTCAGTTACAGCTGCGTTTAAGTCCAACAATACTGAAAAAACTGAGGCGTCGTTAAAGTTATCAATAGTGTCAGGATAATAAGTTCTTGTAAAATTTATTAACTCAGTTCTAATTGATTGGAAGTCTCTAGTTGTGTATGATATTTTCTTGTTAGCCATATATCATTAAATATTTATAATTACAAAATCTGAATTGTTAAAAGCATCATTAGTAATGATGTAATCAATTTTAACTCTTGCAGTATGTTCTAAAGTTCCAATATCAGAAACTCGGTAAACTCTTTCGTCGTTGTCGTTTATATAAGTACCTTTATTTTCCTCCCCTTCGGAAGCCGCACTTATGTCAATCTTAGTAATTGTTATTCCTGGAATATACTCTTCAACAGAGGCTCTAATCTCCGCTTCAATTTCTGAAAACGTAGGTCCATCTAAAGGTTCAAATATAAACTCATATAGTCTTGTACCAAAATCAGGTAAATAATATCGAGTACCTTTTCTAGTCAATAAAAGATGAATTAAATCAGTTCTGATTTCTTCATCATTTACCTCAGAAAGGTCTAAATACTTACCATCATAAGAATCTCTAAAAGGAAAATTAATCCCATATGTAGTTCCATTTGCCATATCAATAAATATAGTGTCGTGATTATTTCTTATAAATAGAGTAAAATAAAAAATCACGACAGTTTGCCGTGATTAATGTTGTAATTTTCTATTTTATATTAAGACCCACATCCAAAACATTCAAATTCTGAATCCTTTGGTTTAATTGTTGGGTCAAAAGGTATAACATCCAATTTTGGTATTTGTTTTTCAATCTTTGGTTTTTCAACTTTAGAGATGTCCATAGCTAAATGTTTTGCTCCTGTAGAAATCGCCTTAGTTCTAACATAATAACAAAGAGTTTTTAATCCTTGTCTCCATCCATGAAAATGTGCCGACGAAATTTTAGGTAATGTTGGTGCTGACATGTAGATATTCATTGATTGTGATTGGTCAATAAAAGGACCTCTATCCGCAGCCATATCAATCAAATCTCTTTGGGAAATTTCCCATATAGTTTTGTACTTAGGAAGTAGATGTTCAATACGTTTAACTTTTTTATTGTAATTTTTGTCTTCAGGGTCTAAATAATGGTTAAAGTTAATCCCTTGAACTGAACCTTCATTCATAATTATTTCATTTTTTAAATCCTCAGACCAAATACCAATTTTTTCAAAATCATTGATTAAATATTTATTTACAATCAAAATTTCTCCACCAACAACACGTCTATTAAACAAAGCTGAGTGAGCCGGTTCTGTCATTTCAAAAGACCCAGTGATTTTAGCTGAAGACGCAACAGGCATTTGTGCCGTAAATAAAGAGTTACATACCCCATATTTTTTAACGTCTTCTTTTAACGTGTCCCAATCCCAATAACCCGATAAACCTTCTTTTTTTAATCCCCACATATCAAATTGGAATTCTCCTTTAGACATTGGTGACCCCTCAAAGAATTTGTATGGTTGGTATTCTTCAGTTCTACATAATTCATTACTTTCGCTGATAGCCGCATAATAGATAGTTTCAAAAATATCTTTATTCAATGACTTTGCTTCTTCAGAAGTAAAAATATAATCCATTAGATAAAAGACATCCGCAAGACCTTGAGTTCCAATCGCAATTGCTCTTTGTTCAAGACCACCTTTACGTCCTTTTTCAGTAGAGTAGCTATTAATATCAACAACTTTATTTAAAGCTCTAACAACTTTTCTAACCTCACTGTATAATAATCTAAAGTCAAATTTACCGTCAATAATAAAGTTCTTTAAAACCATAGAAGACAAGGTACAAATTGCGGTAGTATTCTCATCAGTAAATTGATAAATCTCGTTACACAAATTAGATTGTTTAATCACACCAATATTTTGGTGATTTGTTTTCTTATTCGCATTATCTTTAGAACATAAATAAGGGACTCCAGTTTCAATCTGAGATTCAATAATTTTATTCCAAATATCTTGAGCCTTAACTTTTTTACCAAGACCTTTACTGACAGCTAATTTATAATTTTCTTCGTACTCATTTCCATAACACTCTTGTAATGGTTTAATATTATTTGAGATAATGTCGTTAGGGCAGAATAAATACCAATCATCATTATTTTCAACCGCTCGCATGAAATTATCAGGAATCCAAAGTGCGGTAAATAAATCACGAGCTCTCATTTCTTCCGAACCTGTATTTTTCTTAATCTCTAATAAATCAATAATATCTTTATGCCAAGGTTCAATATAGATAGCAGCACTACCTGGTCTACGACCTTGTTGGTTAAAGAATCTAAGTGACTCATTAACTATTTTTAAATATTTTAAAAGTCCACCCGCAAATCCTCCTGAACTTGAAATTCTACTTTCTTTACTTCTAATATTTGACATTGAAAGTCCGATACCTGCCGCGTCAGAGGAGTACGTTGAAATGTCACTCAATGTCCCTAATAAACCTTTGCGGGAATCGGAATTATTGTAATGTAATACACATGACGCTAACTGAGGTGTCTTTGTCCCCGCATTAATCATGATAGGTGTTGCTGGTGAAATCAATTGATTTGATAATGAATTGTAATATTCAACTGCCTCTTCAAATGTTTTAGTCACCCATAAGGCAACTCTCATATACATGTGTTGTGGTCTTTCAATAACCTTACCACTAGATAACTTTAACAAATACATTTCTTGTAATGAGCGCCAAGCAAAATAATCAAAATTATAATCATTCTCATGATTAATTATTTTATCAATATTTTCTGAACCATATTTTTCAATAGTTTTCATTAATATCTCATTAACAATACCATTATTGTACAATTCTGTCATTGTTTCACTAAAACTATGATTAGTTTCTTTGTGATATGAAGATATTGCAACTGATGAAGCTAATCTTGAATAATCGTGATGACTACCAGTATATGCCGCCGCAATTTCGTACACTAACTTATCTAACTCTTTTGTTGTTATACTACCCTCGGTAGGTACCGAAGTAATAACTTTAATAAAAATTTCATCAGAATTAACATTTAACCCTTTAGCGGCTTTCTTAACTCTCTGATAAATTTTCTGAGGATTAAAGGACACCTCATCGCCCCCTCTTTTTTTAATTTTTAATGACATCATATATTTTTATTTAAAAATCATCCGTAAATGACAATGTTTCGTTCAATTTAGCTTTTTGGTATTCCATAGTCCTTGATTCAAAAAAATTACCTTTTGTTTCTACCGCAATTTGTTCCATAAATTTAAATGGTTGGTCCACATTAAATTCTTTTTTACATCCAAGTTTAAGTAATAAACCATCAGTAACAAATTCAAGATATTGTTTCATTAAATTTGAATTCATCCCAATTAAAGATATTGGTAATGACTCAATAATGAATTCTTTCTCAATCTCTAATGCGGATAATAAAATTTCTCTAATTCTTTTCTCACTTGGTTTGTTTTCAATGTGATTATTTAATAAATGAATTGCAAAGTCACAGTGTAAGTTCTCATCTTTGAAAATCAAAGTGTTTGCATTACATAGTCCTTGTAAAATACCTCGAGACTTTAACCAAAAAATAGCACAGAACGAACCTGAAAAAAAGATACCTTCAACCGCCGCAAAAGCAATTAATCTTTCTTCAAATGTTGAGTTCTCTATCCAATTTAAAGCCCATTTTGCCTTTTTTTGTACCGCAGGTAATCTATCAATAGCGTGAAAGCATTCATCTTTTTCTTGTGGGTTTGACACATAGGTATCAATAAGTAATGAATACATTAAAGAGTGAATATTTTCTGCCATTAACTGAAATCCGTAAAAGAATTTTGCTTCAGGGTATTGGACTTCTTTTAAGAAGTTTTCTGCTAAATTTTCATTAACAATACCATCGGATGCCGCAAAGAATGATAAGACGTTTTTTACGAAAAATCTCTCATTATCTGATAAGTTTTCCCAATCTCTAATATCATTTGATAAATCAACCTCTTCCGCAGTCCAGAAAGCCGCTTGATGTTGTTTGTAATATTCCCAAATATCATTGTGCTCGATTGGGAAAATAACGAATCTATTTGGATTCTCTATTAAAATTTTTTCCATGTTTTTTTTTAGTTTTGTGTTTGTTGTTTTTCTTTTCTTTTGTCTAACAAGTCTTTAACTCGTTGACGGTTTCTCTCTTCTTGTTGTCCCTCTAGTCCTAAGAATGTAACCGAACTTTCGGTATCAATCTCTAACATTCCATTATCAAATTTACAATTTTCAAACACAACCCCATCATCACCAATACGAGATTTAGTAATTGCTATTGTTGCTAGTTTCATTTCTTTTTGTTGTAGGGATTTTGCCACGGTAATGATTACGTGTCCAACTTGTGCTTTTTTAATAGAACCACCCATTTGGTCGGTAGTTACTACATCAGACGAAATTGAACTTCTGTTACCTTGAGTTGCGGTCCATCCAACTAAATCCAACTCGTGACACATTGATTCAAATGCTCTCATAACCGAACCTTCAGATTTCCATTCATCACTTAAATTCCTATCAGGAACAACACAGTCAATATAATCTAATAATACCATATCAACTCTTACTCCATCGGCAATCATTTTTCTAATTTGATTTTTAATTTGTAACATAGTTACGGTATCAGATGGAAGTTTTTTTAAGATTAATTTATTGGTCATTGTATCTTTTACCTCTTGTACTTTAATCATAACTTCCTCTTTCTTTAAGGACAATTCATCAGGATGAACCTTTGTCCATAAAGTAATATGTTTTCTTTGAATAATCTTTGGGTTATCTTCAAAGAAGATTTGTAATACGTTATACCCTAAATTAAAAGCGTGATTTGCAACTTTTGTTAGTAGTGTTGATTTACCAACCCCAGTAGGAGCTAACACTACACCGATTTCTCCTTTAGCCAAACCTCCTTTTAAGAGTCTATCAATACCTGGGATACCCATTGGTATTGGATGACGATAATCCTCATTTAAAACCTCACTTAAATTGAAAAATACATCAGATTGTCCATCTTCTCTTTCCCCAACTTGTAAAGCGTTCCTCACTAATTGTTCTACTTTATCATAGTTTTCAAATTCACCTCCATCGATGATTTTTTGAGCTTTGTTCATTACTTTCTGTAATTCTTGTTGTTTACAGAATTTCATAGCTTTTTCCTGAACAAATTCCCCACCCTCAAGTGGAGCTTCTTTGATTTTATTAATAGTATCAATAACAATTTTTGACGCTAGTTCCTGTTGTAATTCAGATTTGGTGATTTGTTCTAAAGTGTCAAATGCTGGTGCATGTTCATACTTTGTGTAATATTCTTTAACCATCTGAATAATTATTTTGAAGTATTTGTTTTCAAAGTAATTTGTTTCAATTACATCAAGAATAGACCTCGCAAAGTCTTTGTCGATAATAATTTGGTTTAATAATTGTAGCTGAAAACTGCTACCTAGATATTCGAAATTTTTGTTTGACGCCATAGTTTTTTCATTGTTGTATTTGATAAATATTACCCTTTTAAAGGAAGTCCAAGGTACTCGAGTGTTAAATTTTCAGATGAAAAAATGTCAGTCAAAGACATAAGTAAATTTTTTAGGTGTGGGCGTACGTCTACGGTGTATCTTATCTTAGGTGGGTATATTTTTGCGTCGAACTGTCTCTGACAAATTGTCACATCACCCATCTTAATATACACATTAAAATATTCAGGACCATCAATATACGATGTATCTAATATTGTAGGATTGTTAATAATTTCATAATGATTGTCAATCATGTATGATGCGGTTTTCATTTTTAGTTGATACTTAATATCATAACTAAAATTAGCCAACAGGTTATAAAACTCTAATGAGTTTTTACCGTCAGGGTTAAAGTTTCTAACATTAAAATATCTTTGTACAATGATATTATCATTTACCATCATTAAAAATTCTAATTTTGTTGATTCTTGTTCTTTCATATTTATTTTATTTGTTTGTAATTTTTTTTTTCTTTTCTTGTTAATTTCATGTATGGACGAACAAAGTCAACCCAAGCATCATCTACTTTTGGTAGGAATTTAAAGAACCCGTCTTCCATCATCATCTTTAAAAGATTCCTATACCCTCTCCCATCAGGGTCTAAACTTTCTCGATAATATAGTTCAACTAATTCTTTTGCTTCATCGGTGATTAATGGTTTTGATAAATCTATTATTTTTTCATTAATAATAAAAAATTCTTCACCGTATACTCCTGTTTTAGTTTTACCTGATAATAAATTTTGTAAAGATTTATTACCTTTATCTTCTTTTAAAAGAGTTTCTGCCTTTATTAAAATATCGGTAATAGTTACCGTTTGGTCAAGCAATTCAGGAAATAATTTAACTAAAGTTTTTTCGCCCAAATAATAAATTCCATCTATATTATCTGACTTATCACCCGATAATATTTTATATGTTTTAATATTCTGATGCGGAAATTCATGGAATTGAATCTTTATTTTATCCCCATTTTTATACACTTGTTTTGAGTTTGGGGAATAGACCGAAACCTTATCTGAGATAAGTTGTGTCAAATCTTTATCTCCCGAAAAAATAGTTTTAATTTCGTCTTCAGATATTTGGCAGTAGTACGCAATCAAATCGTCACCTTCGTTATTATCTACTTCAATTTGTCTTATATAACATTCCTCCAAATATTGTTTAACTCTCTCTTTTTGTTCTCCAAAAGATTGGTCTTTAAAATCTTCGGTTATAAGTAGTTTTTTTTTATACTGAGGGTAAATAAGTTTGCGGGTAGAAGAGTTATCATCCCCATCCCATATAACAACAACCTTATCAAAATTTTGTTCGTCAATAAACCGTCTAATTGTGTTGATAAAATGCCATAACCCTCCTATGTGTTTTCCGTTGTGGTAAAAATCTTTAACTCCGTGAAATCCTATTTTTAATAAATTGTTACCATCAACAATTAATGTTTTGACCATTTAAAATTTTTAAGTATTTTGAAAATATTTTTTACTCGTCAAAGTCATCTTCAGATTCATCCAAAGAATAATCAGAATACCCTAATTTTGTTTCCCAATAATCTGAATATTCTTTTTTATAGTTATCTAAAGATTCTTTTGTATCTGCAATATAACCTTGTGGCACTGCAACTATTTTACCATCTTTATAACCGAGACCATTTACGTGATTTTTCAAAATAGAAATTTTGGTTCTAATTGCAAACGACACTTTTCTACCATTTTTAGTTGCGTCAATATGACTAATACCCGCTTTTTTCTGATTACCAAATAAAAATATTAAACTACTTGCTAACCATACCGCGGTCCCACCTTTGGCACGAATTTCAGGTTGACCAAAAGGGTTATCCGCTAATTCCACCCATGGTTGGTTTAAAATAACTAAAGTATTATAATACGGATAATCTTCTTTTTTTGATTTTGAGATGCGAGAATGAATTCCCAATCCAATTTTATCCGCCAACACTTTAGCGGAGTGCATTCCACCACCTTTACCATCAAAAGTCATCTGACAAGGAATACTACCTATTGAATCCCATAAAAATAATATACTATAAGGGATATCCCCTTTCTCTTGAGCATCAAGAATATCATTAATAAAATTAGTTGCTTGTTCAATAACATCAAATGAGTCATTAAAGATAAACATACCATCATACTCACCAAGGTCATTTTTTTCGGCTTGTAATCCCAATTCAATAGCGTGTTCCCAAGACCATTTTTTTTCCGTTATAATAAGAACAGGTAAATGTCCTTTTTTCTGAGCATCTGCCGCCGCTAATATCATTGCAGTTGTTTTTGAGGTGTTTGAATGTCCCAAGAACATATTAATACCCCCCATTACAGGTCCAGGTAATCCGCAAGCATTCATAAAAGCCTCACCACAATTATAAAAACTTTCTGTTTTGTATTTTGTTTTTGTTGAGAACTTATCTTTGATTGTATCCAAAGATATTTCTCTTTTTCTTATTGCCATGTTAGGTTAAATTAAATTATTGTTTTGAACTATAAAAAATAGACACTCAGTAATACCAAGTGTCTATGTTAAAGTTTAATTAGAAAGGTAATTCGGTGTCACTATCATCATTTGCTTGTGGGTCAACGATTGGTTCAGTTTTACCACCAAAAGATGTTGTTGTCTCAAGATTGTTTTCGTATACAAAACCGCCTTTGTCAGAATCCCAACGTGGTGTTTCTCCACGAGCAATAGCTTCAAGGTATTCTTCAGGTTTTTTAGAATAAACATCTTCCCATGTTAACTCATCATTAATCCAAGAATCCGCGGTTTGTTTATTTTCGTGTACAGGAGTTGGGTCATCATACATAACAGTTTGAATAACTGTGTAAGTGGCACCTTTAGGTGTTTTTGCTTTGGTTAATTCAAGAATAATGTCACGACCGTTATCAGGGTCAGTAATATCACCTTTAGCTCTCCAAATAGGAATAATCTTATCTAAAATCCCCTCATTTTTGTAGTTGTGTTTGAATCTCCAAAACTTAACCCCATCAGACTCGTTATCACGGTCCATAACTTTAACAATGTAAAATTTACGAGATAAATATTGTTTTGCCAATTCTTTGTCAGACTCTTTTCCTGTTGAGCGTAGTTCTTCATAAACTTCATTCAATGGTGAACGCTCGTTGTCATTCTTACCCGGGTCATAAAATTTTTGAAATTTACCGTCAACTTGAATTTCGTGATACCAAACTTCTTTAAATGGTGAAGAACCATCGGGTGTTGGTAAAATACGTAGTCTTCGTTGCCCTTGTTTTTCAGTATCTTTAAGGATAGCTGCAAAGTATTTTTTCATTCTTTCTTCTTGTGTAAATTTTGAGGTGTTAGAAGAACCACCTTGTTTTGCCTGCTCGTATTGAGCCAAAACTGCGTCTAATGAATTTGTCGCCATAGTTGTTAAAGTATTTAATGATTTATATTATCATAAGTATAAGTACAATCTGAGTATTTGTCAAATAAATTTTAAACTAAAAACGGTCCGAAGACCGTTTTATATTTTACTTGACTTGTTTGAAAGAATCGATTTGATTATCCAAATCTTCAAAATTTCTAAAAGTTTTTTTGATATCTACTGGTGAGTAATCCTCAACCTCATCTTGGGTTAAAATATATTCATTTTTTCCCGACTTTTCCATATCTTCTTCTTTATCTTCAAAGAAATCTGATAATTTTTGATTAAATGGACCAGAATCTAAACTTCTAAGTTCTAATTTCTCTTGAGGTGTTTTTTCTCTATATTTCTCAACTTTCATTTCTAAGTCATTCAACTTATTCATGATATTATCCATTTCACCTAATTTACCTTCTAAGTCTGTAAGATGTTTGAATAAATTATCAAAATATTCTTCTTGTTTTTTTTCTACTTGTTTTTGGGAATTAACTAAGTCACTAATATCAAGTTCCTCAGTCTTACCTTTTTCTTCACCAACTTTTTCAACATCAGGGTCAGTTGCAACATCAACAGGGGTTGGTACTGCACCAGGTGCCGCAGGTGGTTCAATGCCAGGAGGTGGTGGTAATGCCCCCGCATCAGCAGGAGGTGGTGGTAACGCACTTGGGTCTGCAGGAGGTAAAATACCTTCTTCAGGTGGTGGAGGTAATGTTGCCTCTTGTTCAAAAATATAATCGTTAATTGATTTATATCTTGAGATTTCCTCAATAATTCTGTTGTCTACTCTTTTCATTTGATTACCCGTTTAAAAGTTGTTTCACTCCTGTTAGAGTTTCAACCTGAATTTTTTTATTTTTTGTCATTGTATTGTCAACTCTTTCAATTAAACCATCCTTCATTCTGATAGTATAACAATCTCCTGTGTCTAAATCGCAAACTTGTTTAGAACCATTACCCAAGTCTTTCTCAGTGCTTCTGGTGTTTTTACCTAAATAGTTGTCTAATATTAATTTTGTGTCCATAATAGTGTTTATATATAAATATCGTTTATTATTAGAAAATTACAAAGTGAAAGTTACAGGATAACTTTTGTAAAAATCGTTTCTTGACGTATCAAGTGACCCATCAGGTTTAACAGGTTTAGTAAATACCGTTATTTGGTATTTATAAGTTCCTGTATACTCACTTTTCGACACATTATTACAACCAGATTCTGTTAATAACCCTTGTAAATCAATTTCAAATTTTTGTTTATTTGTTGAAACATAATTAGTCCCAAATTGTTGTCCTGAACCACTACCCTCATGACACTCCGCAGTAATATTATAACCATACTCTATTTGAAATATATTTCTTAGTCCATCGACCGATGGGTCCACAATAACCTTTAAATTTTCAAATAATGGTGGTGTTGTTACTGCGTAAGTGTATGTATCAATTAATGGTGGTGTTACTGGTGGTGTTGACCCCACATTAAGTTGTCCCGTTTGAGTATTAAACTCATTAATCGCCGATTGTACTTTAGTTTCAATATTTCCTTTATCTATTGACGACATTTGGTCGTAAACATTAACAGGATTTAATTTTTTATCAGTAACAGATGTGTTAGCATTTAATATCCAAAATTTAGCAATTTCCGATGCACTGTCATTGGATAATAAACTCATTCTTTGTGACCATCTTTCAACTAAAAATTTGACTGATTGAGTTGAGTCTGAGAATGTGGCGTTAGGTACATTTTGGCTTGAACAATAAAAATATTTATCAACAAAATAAGTAGATGATTGACCCCAATCTTGGTCTATAGTTATACCCGCAAAGTTATTCTCATAAGTTGTTAAGGTGTTATTATTATTTGACGATATATAAATTGAGGAAAAAATAACTTTTTGTAATTTAACATCATTCGTTAGACTAACAATAGTACCAATAACACTTTTATAATTTAATGTTGTTATTGACGGCCCTGTTAATGGTGTCCATTGAGCATATTTAGAGTTTGGTTGACAAGTTTCCTGAATAGTATCATTTGCTGTGGTGCTATCTTGTTGTGTTGCTTGGTTATTAACCTCAGTTGACTGACCAATTACATTAGTACTATTAACTTTTGTTTCCGCATTTTTTTTCTGAGTATCAAGTTTATTCTTTTCAATAATAGATTGTAATAAATTAGTTTTTAATGTTTGTAAATAATTATCAATTTTAGGTAATGATGCGGTTGGTTGTCTAATACCTTCAATAATTGTTTCAAAACTACCTGGTGATATACTATGATTAACACTTGTAATCATATAAGGCCCACTAAACATTGGGACGTATCTTAAATTAAAGTACATTGTTGGTTGTATCATAGCATTACCCATCATGGATACATTACAAGAATAACTTCTATTTTTGTATAGGTTATATAATGAGTTACTTTGTGTTGCACCTCCCCTATTACCACCTTGATTGGCCATTTGATTTAACACTTCAAGAGATTCTGCAGTGGCTTGACCAGCATCTTGGGAAACAGTAAACCCATAAAACATAGACTGATTTTGAGGTCCAATATCAACATTAAACCCTACAACTTTATTTGATTTATCCCAATCATTCTTATTAGTTAAATCTTCAACTAACGGATTATCACTAGCTCTTCTTAAATCAAACGCGTCATTTCTATATCTAAAATCAACATTGTTTTTTAAATCTAATTGTTCACTTGGTTTACCACCAAAGAAACAAACCATTTTAGCACTTGATTCTCTATAATCAACGTTCATGAAAGTTCCAAATAGTGTATTAGCAAACTCTAATGTTCCTTCAACCTTTGGTTTTGGGTTTTTAACCGCATCTTGTACATTATAGAAATTAACATATGACGGTAAATTCATTACAACAAAGTTATTTTCAACTAATATTGATTGTACAAAACTAAGCATTGTCGCTTTAGGGTTTATATTAATTAATCTGTTTTTTAATTTAAAAACATCAACCAATATCTTATCACCAATATTTCTACTCGCTCTATCTAACAATAAAACATCCTCAAATAATGTTTTAGTTTTAAAATCATTACCTGAAATCCATTTATCATTTATTGCCTTAAATGATTCCCATAATTCAACCTTTGTTTGTGGTCCCTCTAAAACAGAATCAATTGTCGTTTGTACTGTGTTATTAACATCGGGTAAAGCTTTTTGTAGTTTAATAATTAAATTATTAAATATTTTATTTTTAAAATCTAAAGACTTTTTCAAATACTCATCCATTAAACCAATGAATTTTTTTTTATTCATCGTGGACTCTTTTAATTTCTGAGTCGCATAAATTTTAATTATTGGTGAAAAATTAATTATATTATTAACCGTAAAAGAAATGTTTAAGTCAACAAAAAAGTCAGTAATGTATGAACCGTTATTTCCATAAACTAATTGCGGGATTTCTGAAAAACCAACATAAGTTTCTAATGTAGTCCACTCATTAGGGTATAAACTTTTTGATGAAGATAATGTAGTTGTTCCACCATTTACAGGAACTGCGTTTGGCGTTAATAGTGTGTATTTGTCCAAAATATATGGGTCGGTAATATCATAGTTTGAGAACGTATAAAATAATTTTTTATCGTAGTTAGACGGATTTCCGTTTTTAAATACAACATCATTATTAATAAATCTAGTTAATAGATTAGTAATATTTGTAAGTTGTGCAGATTGAGCATTTCTTACATAATCTTCACCTGTTGACCCTGTTATTTTAGGTTGCTTCATCAACTCAATCATTAAAACTTGAAAGTTCTTAAACAATTTAGCGGTATTGGAATCATTTGCACCGACACCTTCCGAACTATAATCATATTTTGATTTTGAAAAATTTAAAAACTCAACTTCAAATAAATCTAAAACATCCTTTTCGAAAACAGAAAACATTTCACTAATATTTGAATATTGAGTAATTACGCCATTTAATGAATAATTTTCTTGAAAACTTTTTCCTGAAAAAATTTCTTTTAGGTATTGGTCCGGATTAACCTTAACTATTTTACTATCATCAAAATATCCGTAATTGGGTGCTGTCCAAAAAGTTCTAACTGAACCATCATACATTGACTTATTACCCATAACTTCAAATTTTATTTCTCCTGTATTTGCGTCAAAACATTCATTGTTTGTTTGATTAACTAATGAACCTTGGGATGGGAATATAAATGAAGATATATTATCTAAAGTATTTACAGATACTGTCCAAGGAAATATTCTTAAATCTCTATTAGGTATTGAAGTGTCAAAACCTTCTGATTTGCTAATAATGGCTTTATCAACATAATTTAACGTAAACCCTGATTTAATTCCTTCTTGAATTGCGGTACTAGTGTACGCCGAGAAAATTTCAAATCCTTGGTAAAAGACATTAAAATCATTAATTAATTTAGGATAAAATCCTGTGTTAATTGTTGTAGATACTTCCCCACCAATTGTTACATTATTCTCTAAAACAATATCAACAATACCAATTTGAGTACTAGCACTAAATGTATACATTGTTGATGGTAAACTATTAACAGGGTCATAGTTATTAAGATAATCAAAATTAGCCCAAGAAACCCCTATAATATCAACGCCAGTTTCAACATACTTTTTATAACGGTGCCATATTGAACCGTATTTTAAAACCCAAGAATATGGTATTTTATGTACTCCACCAAATTTATTCAGTGTTGCAAAAATATAATTTAAATCATCAGACTCATTTTTTGTTTTATACTTTTCTCGTAGAGTAGACAATGGTAAACTATTTAAGAAAAGGTACGCGGCTTCAGTATATGGTGTCTCACTAAAATTTCTAAAATTACTTACACCTTGTTGAATTGCATTAATAAAATACGGTGTATTAAACATAGACACTGTTTGTTCACTAGTTACAAGACCATTATAATTATTGTACTTTAAATTACCTTCAGTAAATAATTGATTTTTATAATCGTTTTTTCTTGTCTCATAAAACGCTTTCATACCAACAGTTGTACTATACTCTGTGGGAGTCACTGTTATTTCTGAAATAAAGTTAGTAAATGGTTTTTTGCCTGAATCATAAGATGCAATATTCGTAATAATTTTATTATCCGAAGTGTACGTTAATATTTGTGTTGTATCAAAAGCCGATTTTTCATCTAACACTGTGTTACTATTTGCCAAATATTTTTTAACCCAATTTTTATTTGTAAAAGGGTATGTATCGGCAAAATCATATTCGTTGGATGTTGTTGAGTCATTAATATATTCTGCAAATTGAGTTTCACTTGGTAATGAAACCATTGGTTGTGATAAACTATTCTTAAGGATTTGTTCATTAATAAATTCAAAACTAGAATTATTAACTAAGTTTTTAATATATTTTGTATTAAAAATACCTCTAATAAAATTTTGCCAACTTTCCCCCAAACCTTCATTTGAAATATGTCTAAGGACAGTCTCAAAATTTTCACCAGTATAGGCATATTCTTTAAGTTTTTGAATTATAAATGGATTATCATTTGATAAACTTTTAAGTATGTTAATATTCTCAGCATCAGCAATAATAGTTGTAACTTTATCCGAATCAGATATAAAGTCGTTACATCTACCAAGTCTTGAATAAAAGGTTGTTAATAAAACTCTCTCATATATTTCATAAAAAAACTTAACTTCTTCTTTATTACCATAAACGTCATTTTTAATTGGAAATTCAATAGCGTCCACCGAAATTCTTTGAGGTTCCGTTAACTCATTTGGAGATGCGGTACTATCTGACGGAGGTGAAGTTCTCTCCACATAACCTCGAATAAATTCTTCAACAAATTCAACTTCAGGCCATTCATCCGCTAAAAATCCTTTTGTCTGAGTAATCACTGAAGAATCACCAGGATAAACAATCTCAAACTTTTCGTGCCCGTCTGTTCCTGAGGTTTCTTTAATCATTTGTGGCCAAGGATATATAGGTTGTTCCTTGTTATTACCACTACTTAAATTGTCTTGTGACGCACCAGCGGTTTGACTATTAAAGATAGAGTTTTTTCTAATTGTAGAATCTCTCTTATCCCAAGCTTTCGTGTGAACATCGTCCATTAATCTTAAGAACGCCTCTCCATTGGCAAAAACAACGGCAAGAACATTTCTAATGTTAGGTACAAACCCAATACCATTATCCTTACTTTGTAACAATTCTGAAAGAGCCTTTGTAAGTTCTTCTTGTATTTGTTCTCTAAAAACTTTTAATTTTTTACCCATTTTATCAATATTATCAATAAATGTGTTTGTACCTTCAAAAATGTAATAATCTTTTATTAGTTCAATATTACCGTCCGCGTTTTTAATAACAGGGGTATTAAACACTTTATTTTTAATCAATTCGGCTTGGTATGCCGCAAGTTGTGTGTCGGTTGGTGTAGTTTTTACACCTTTAACTAATCGATAACTTTGAACTAAATCAATATCTTTTTCTGTAATCTCAGGTTTTGGGATAAAAGTGTCTGGTGATTTAATACCATTAGGTATTGTTATTTTAGTTGTTTTATTATTAATCTTATATGAACCATTTGCTCCCACAGTTTCATTACCATCTAATAACTCATTATATTTTTTTACATATCCATCTAATTCTGCCTTTGCGGTAACTCTATTTTGTAAACTAATTTCAGGTTTAAAAGTGTAAACTTTATTACCATTGGTTAATACAAAAGCAGTGTTCTTATCCATATACTTTTCAAACCATGATGAACCATTAAAATAATAAACATTACCGGAATAATCATTAAGAGTTTTTTGATAAACATCTAAATTAGTTAATGGGTCCAAATTTTGTTTAGTAAAACTATCCAACACATTTTTAATAAAATTCTCAATTCTTTCTTGCATTTGAACCAAAGTGATTTCGGGAAAATCATCAGGTATCATACCTTTTGATTTATATTCACTATACATTTCTTTAACTTTTTGATACCCACCTTCAACAACACCATCCTCAACTTTAACAAATTTACTATCAGTACTTCCTTGTGTTGTTTGAACCTTAATTCTTGATTTATACATGTGAGGGGTCGCTGTCAATGCGGCCATAGTAATCTCACTTAAGATTGTATATTTGTAAGTATAAAACTTTAAATCAATTTTAAAATTTCCACTATATGTGTCATATCTTGAACTAAAAGATTGTAACATAAGTCCTAATTTAATTGCCTTGCCATAATAACCTTTAATCGTTAAATGGAAAAGTGGGTAAGGTAAATTAAAGAACGCAGCATAAGGTGAATTATCTCCTGATTCAAATAACGCTTTACCTTTTACGTCTTCAAGTTGCACATTGATTGTTGGTAAAAAATCCAATCCTTGTCGAATATTAATTGATGTTATACCAAGTAGTCCGTTATCGGTCGCCCCTGGTTTTCCACCAGAATTAATACTTTGTCTTAAGAAAAAATCCGCAGGTTTGTTAGGATTACTAATTGAATTTTTTTTAGGTTGATTAACCCCTTCACCCGTAACACTATTTTTACCTGTAATTTCGTCAGTATAACTATTATCTAAAAATGTCTTATCACCAGGTTTTAAGAAATTGATTGTTGCAATAGAAACTGTTTGAATTTGGTCGTTATTTGCAACACCAACGGCTAGTTTAGTTCTTGGTAAAACTTTACACTCCAAGTTAGCATAAAAAACTAAATCTTCTTGTTTAATAAATCGTTCTTTCGCGTTACCATTTATATCGATAACTTTGTTTGGGTCTACGATTGTTATGTTGTTATAGTCAAATTCGACTAAAATATTTTCTGTGTCACCTACCATAATAAAAGAAATGATTATCCAATTGATTTTTATAATCCTGTAAAGAAGCTACTAAAGGAAATGGAATTGTCAAGATAGAACCGTCACTAATGTTCCACTCTTGTCCTCCATAAATTGGATTTGCCTGCATTATTACCCAACCAAAGAATGGTGAACCATAATACTGTTGCGACATTTTATCTAATCTAGACTGTCCTGCCTTATAAATGTATCGTTTATCGGTACTTTTACTTGGCAACGTAATATAAGGAACAACAGTCTGTTGTCCATTTAAAATAAAGTCATTATATCTATTATAATATTGTTTTGACGCCATAATTAATCAAATTTAATTTTACCTGTAAAGATTGTAGTATTAGCAGGTTCTAAGTTTACTGTCGTAAATAAATCAGTTAATAATTTCTTTTGAGCCGCCTCTGTTGCTGGGTCAGGTACTGTTGTATAATCAAAAACCCTTGTTTTTCCTGCGGGATATAAAATATCATCAGGACTTTCAATATATGTTTTATATTCAGAACTTTTTCTAAAATCTGAAAATATTTTTTCTTCTTTTTTAATTTCTTTACTATATTCTTTAGCTAAATCATCAGTAACATCATCAAACTTCTTCGTTAACTTTTTATTTGATGAAATGTTTGCGGTTAATATAAATGTTTTAAACTCCTGTAATTTATTTTTATCACTAAAGTTTCTACCAACCATCATGAAGAACTCTTTCTTATAAACATCGGTAAAGAAAGAATTGTCCGCAGTTTTAAAATCCCCCGTATTTTCATATGTGTTTGTGATAATTTCTTTAGCATTTAACACATCTAAAAAATCATTAAGTGCTTTGTATATTTTACCACAGTCAGTTGTAAACTCATCATAGGTATCCCCAATTAAAGGGTCCGATTGTTTAGTACTTTCACTAACTTTTGAAGTACCACTAATACTATATACTAATGGTGTTCCGTTTTCTAATTTTTTACCATCAGTCTTATCATTGACAACAATTAATTTTCTAATTACTTGTACATAGTTTTGTTCTTTAACTGTTAAATCAGTAACAATTTTTTGTGTACTATTAGGTAAAGTTAAATAAACCTGTTTTAAATAAGATATCATATTAGTTTTTATGACACTAAATTCATTAGGGAGTATATCCGGATAGTTGTTAGTATCTAATTCAGCAATTATTGGATTAAGTCCATTCTCAATGTCAACAATGCATTTATCCAACAATTCTTGGAATAAATTAACTTTGTCATTACCCGATGTTTTTGAAATTAACGGTTTACCATAAATCTTAGTTGGGTAACTAACAGTTCCTACCGTTAAAGGACCATCTTGATAATCTCTGTATTGATTAACTAATTGTAACACACCATAATTAGTTTGTAACACAATACTTTCCAATTGATTATATAAAGAATTAAAATATGAAGTTGTCTCAGACAACATCTTATCCATAATAACACCATAACTAATTTCACCAGTTTCACCTCCAACAACTCTGTTGAAATTAACGATGTCACCTATTGTATTACCGAAATCATTTTGAATTTGGTTATCAACATTGTCAACAGTTTCAACAGGTTGACTTTGTAATATGGATTCCATTAAAGTTTTATCTAATGCTGAGGTATCTTCAGTCCATACCGACCTCTCATCATAAATCTCAGTATTTGCATAATAGTTAAACGATAATGCGTTTTGTAATTGTTCTACAGGTTTAGCAAGACCCATACCCCCAATAAAATCAAAATTCATCGTAACATTGGCAATCATTGGTTGGATACCAATACCCTCAGGGTTCATATCAAATAACAATGGTTCATATGTGAATGAAACACTCTTAGGAATAATTTTTGTATTATAAAAGTCACCAATACGTAATATTAATACTGGTGGTGCTCCAAATGACGTATTAACAGCGTCATTATATTTTGGTTTACCATCAGGACCAATTGTTGGGATTGTTTCACCAGGTCTAACACATTGATTTAAGAAGGTTAAACGAGCATTCAATCCTTCAGGTGTCATAGAGTGAAACGCAGGATTAAAATACTTAATTTTTTCTTTTATTGAGTCATATAACATCGGAACATTTTCCTCAATTACTTGGAAATAATCACATTCAGAAAGTAACTGTCTTAATATTCGTTTACCAATACCTTCTTTAAGTTTTGTCTCAATGCTAACCGTTGGTTTTGGGGTAATAGGTTTAACTGTTATGTCAATAGTTTTAGGTTGTGTTGAGGTTTCTGTAGTGCTGGCCGGTGTATCTTTTTTACTTTCCCCTGGCGGTAAAACTACTTTAGACACAATTTTAACACGTCTACAAGCCATAGCATCAACCGAATAAATTTGTGAATTAGATGTAACAACGCCCGAACCATTTTTAATATCAGTCGTACAATTAACCGACGCCCCCGCACCTCCAGATATCGATTTTGGTATCACCACAGTTTCTGTTTCACCTGAAGCGGATTCATTTAAAATAAATTTTTTACTATCAATAAACGGTGTTATATCACACCCAATTTCTTTACCTCTAATTTTAAGATATTGTAAAACAGAATCATTTCTTCTTTTAGAAAGATTTATGTTATATGGTACTGAGGCAGGTGCTGAAGCCGAACCAACTAAAGTTAAATTAATTGTTGCGTTTTTTTCTTTTAATAAATTAAACGCCTTTTTAATAAAACCGTTATCCGCATTGTCAATTGTATTAAAGTTGTCGATAATTACCGTATCATAAAACTCTTTAACTTTTTTATTAGTATCACAATATGATGAGTTTGTTGTACAATAACTTAAATTTGGTGCAAATACTGCATTGGCTTTATCTACATAATTACTAATGAATGATGACGCGGTATAACTTCCATAGGTTACTTGATAAGGTACTGACGAAACTATTTTATTTGTGTTAGGGTCGGGAATATCGTTGTAAAAATAGAACGATAATTCGTTAAATTCGTTTTCAAATTCAACGCCTGAATTGTCAGGTGTGTCCGCCTTATTAGTATTATTTGCGGGAGTTGCAACAGTGTTAGTCACCAACCCACCCGAATTATCTTTAGGAATAGATTGATTAATACCTTGTAACTCTTCTTTAGTTATTCTAGGGTTATTTAATATCTCTTGGTAGGTATACAAATCCTTAGTCGGTATCGTATTAAATTTAAGTCCTAATTGATAGATATCATACTTCACACAACCCGCAAAGAACGAATCAATGATTGAATTTAATTTTTCTTTACTTTGACCCTTTAATTGTTTTTCAACAATAACATTCATAACAGAAGGGTGGTCAACAATAATTTTCCAAGAAAGTGTTCCTGTTCTACTTGTATCTTTATAAGTGTAAATTGGTTCAGGTCTACCTAAAAATGATTGTGAATTCCAATTCGCAGAACTTTGGTCTGAGAATTTTAAATCATAAGGTGGGAACCACATAACTCTACCCCCATTAGGCCCTTTCTCACATGTAGGTAATTCATCATATGTAAATCCTGGTCTACTTGAAGTTCTCCAAGCTAAATTCTCAATGGAAAACATATATTTTTTAGCGACTAATTTACCTTGGTTATTCATTTGAATATTTGTTGAACCAGGGTTTTTAAGTGGGGCTATGTTTAAGTTGTATGTGTTATCAAATACAGAATTACTAAAACGTCTACCCGAAGTAGTAATACCATCAGTTTTTTGTAAATCGGCGTAAGTGTAGTAAGGTGTGTCCTTAGTGAATACACGACAATACTCAATTCCTTTTTCTGCCCCCGTAGTAAAATCAGTGTACGATAATACTTGAGAACCTTTAGTTATTTCTTTATATCCATCATGGAATACCTTACTAACTTGGTTAATTGCATTACCAACATGTTTTAAACGAGAAATACCCGTAACATTATCCGCAGACTCAATTAATCTTTGAGTTTGGTCTAAAATTGAAGTCTCTTTGAATGTTATATTAGTTGACTCATCTCTTGTATAGTAACTACTAACTTGGTTAAACTCAGGGTCTAAACTACCTGTACCTCCACCAGGTGTTGCATTAAAACCAGCATTACCTTTATATTTAGGTGAAGTCCAAACAAATTGTCCGTCAATACCACCACCATCACTTAATGGTTTTGCCGCAAGACCAAATTTTAACACTTCATTATTACCTTCATATAATATTGCAAGTTCTGAAGGTCCATAAACAGGCGCAGGGTCCTGTTGTCCAAAGACATTAACTGGTATTTGATTTGCTGGTGATGTTATTGTTGATGGTTCCGCATTTCTACTGCCAACATAATAACCACCAACTAAAGTTCCATTATTAGGATTAATTAAATTAACAGCTAAATTAACCAAACCTTGAGCAACGCCTAATAATCCACCATATTGATTTTTATAATCAGGTTGATATCTGTTATAATCAATATTACGAAATAAAACTGACCTTTGACCGTTACCCGTATTGGCCAAAAATAATTCAGATGCACTTCTAGATGTGTTTAGAATTGGACCTAAAAACCCTCCCGTTAGTTGATTGATAACATTTAAAGCGTTTGATGTTTGTTGTGATAAAAACCCTGGCTTGTGTTGTTGTGTGAAGTAATCACCAGGAATCATAGAAACAGGCCAATAAGCACTTGCTAATCTAGTTGCCAAATCAAACGCCGCAACAATAGGATTTTCAGGGACAGTAATTCTATAGTTTTTATAAATTAATGGTTCTTGTCCTGTTGCAATTAAGGCAGCCTCAAAAGGGTCACTTAAAGAATCTAAGTTAACTTGACCAACAGTATTTTGAAATATCTCAGCGGCAATTCTTTGTTGGAATAAGTAATTAAGTTGTTCCGCCCCAATTTTAGCAATATAAGAATCCTGAGATAATGAACCGTCAGTTCCATTTGGGTTATCTGAAAATAATATACTATATGGTGTATAAGAAGACGGTACAAATGTTGGTGGATTCCAATAAGGTTGATAAATTTTATTATTGTTTTGGATATCCGTAATAACTACCATATCATTAAACCCACCAGAAGGTCCATATATGTTTTCAATATATGCGGCGTCGATATAAAACTCATTAACTAAGTCTAATACCGTATCTGTTGGACTGTACTCCCCTTGATTAGGGTTAACGGGTAATGGAGGTCCATTGTATGTGATAGTTGTATTAAAACCACCATTAGGTCCGTATTCATTTAATGGATATAATATCGCTGCAAATGGGTCATTAGCAATTAAACCATCGGGTGAATCAATAACATTACTTACTGTTTGTTGTATTTCATAGGCAATAGGTCCTGAGGGTGGTGTGTAAACACCAGGTACATCATATGGCTCCAAATTTGTGGCTAATAACGCATTTCTAAATGAAGAACTGTTAACAAACGATAATGTACTATCAGGCATTTTCTATAATTTTATTATAAATAGACATTATGTTTATTTTTAGACTCTCATACTTGCCATTTCCATCAATTGTGTTTGATTAGATGTTGGGGCGGTTAATCCATTATTATATCGACCTTTAGTAACCGCAGTAACCATGGCTTCTTTAACTCCTGAATTTTCAAAGGCTAACATAAGTTGAGAAGTATCAATATTTGAAGGTGCGGTTATGTTTAAATTAATATTAACAGGCCCTGAATCGGTCATTCTTTGTGTTGGGGGTTCGTTTCTATTATTAGAACCCATTAACGCAGATAAAACATCCTTACCTTTAGTGAACGACGCTAAGGTATCTTCAGGTAAAAATTCAACATTTTGACCAGGTAACTTTAACATATCTTTCGCAGTTGTTGTGGGTATATTTTCGGAAGTCATAAAAGCATTACCTAATTTTTTACTACCATTTTGTAACATTTCAAGAAAAATGTTTTGTTCTTTTGCCAAATTTGATGCCGCTGCGGCCCCCTTATCTAATGCCTGAGACCAAGCTCCGTCTACAAATTTGGCACTAGTTGACATACTATCTTTAACCACATTAAAAGTATCACTTAAAGAACCTTCACCTTTAAATATCTTGTTAATTGAACCTAAAACTTCTTCTGCCCCTGAACCTAAACCACTTCTAATATTTCTACTACTTAATTTATCCCCAGATAAGGCTTCAGCTCCCGCATCGTATAATAGTTTTGGAGCTTCTAAGGCTTGATTAGCAATTTTACTACCAGCCAATGCTCGTCCTGTTCTATTGGCAATAGACTCTAACGACTTATCCATAGATTTTGAAATTGTTAGTTGGTCTTTGGCTAAATCCTCCATAGTTTTTGGTTGAGCCATTTCTTTAAGAGCCTTCATTTGGTCAGGGTCTTTTTGTAGTTTTTCAATTGCTTCATTAATACCTAATTCTTCGTCACCTAATTGAATTTTATACTCTCCACCAGCACCCATTTCGGCCATACCCGCAATTAACCCTTTTTCTTCTTCAGTAAAACTTGACGGGAATTTAATTTTTTGCATTTTATCCGCAACCTCAGCACTTGCTAACGCCATTTTAGCTAATTCACCTTTATTCATACCCAAAGACTTTTCAACCTCCATTAATTGTCTTTTAGCACCTGGCATAATTTCAAACTTACCGTCCTCACCCAATTGAACAAACTGTTCACTCATTTTTGAGATTTGGTTTTGAAGTTCAGCGGGGTCATTCTGAGCCATATCCATTAAACGTAAAGGGTCTAATAATTCAGAATTTGCAACACCTAATCTTTGCATAGATGCCGCTAATTCAATTGCCTTATCAGGACTAAATAAGTCATCCGCCAATGTAAGAGTCCTATTCATATCAACTCTTAATAACGACGCTTGGGCCGCCATCTTAGCCAAACCTGTAACACCACCCGCAAAATTAAATTGATTTAATGCGGTCATGTTTGAAAGAACCTCTTTACTAACCGCCTGAGCGTTAACACCTGACTCTCTAGCAACATTAACAACTTTATTCATTTCACCCGCCACTTGGTATACGGACATACCCGCAGCTTTAAAATTAGTGACAAGGGTTTTTGCGGATTCACCTGTAACTTCGGCAGTTGCATATAAATCTTTATAAGAACTTGATGTTAGTATTAAATTTCTGCCTAATGCTTCGGCAACGTCTTTTTGGATAGTGACAATATTATCAAAACTACCCCCCATTCGTTCAACTTCAGAGGCCGCATCGGCCATAGCGGCCTTTAAATTAACAATGTTTTCACGACCTTGACCAAAAGATTTAACAATGGTTGTCGCTTTATCATCAATTTCTTGAATTTGTTTCGCAATATCACCAGCACGTAAATTAGTTGCCAAAGCGTCGGTAATTCTACCAACACTCTGTTCGAGGGCTCCTTGGACTTTACTTAAAAAGTCACCGCCAAGTTCGTTATCTTCAGGTCCTGCCATAGTTTAAATATTATATATGTATAAATACACCAAAAACAATTTTACTAACCGTTTTTAGGTGTATTGTCCTCAATAATTCTATCGATTAGGTACTTTCGCATATAAGTTGGCATAATGTGAAATTCAGTATAAGATAATCTTATAAATCTCGCCAAAAAATAATACTCCTCAATTAAAAATTGTTTGTGATTAGAAGAAAGGCCGAAAAAACTCCACCCCAAAGGTAATCTCGAAAGATACCAAGTCTCCTGAAGGGGCTTTTACTGATTTTACTAAATCTAATGAAGGTTGATTTTCTCTAATAAAATTACGGATATACTTAGAATCCATAATTGGCATTGAGTTAACGAAATTTGAAATTTGTTCCTTGGAATCATTCCCGTTAATTTCAATAATTTGTTTTGCTAGTCTCCAAGTAATGACTGGCGCCGTTCGTCCTACAGGATATTGGTCAGCCATTTTACTGATTTCAGTTGTTTCAGCAAAACTTAATGGTTTTAATTTAACCGAAACTCCTGATTTCGGTAATGTTGTTGTAAAAACACCATTTTCGTCAGGTTGGTGTTGTGTTTTTTTAATGTTTAACTCATCCAATACTACTGTATGTGAAAAAGGTTTACTTGTTTTGGGGTCAGTTACAGATATTTTATATTCAGGGCCAAATGAAGTGTTACGTAAGAAAATAAGAATAGCCTCAATATCACCGTCCAATAATTCTTCAGGTCTTAAATCGTGTTCATAAATTTTACTACGTAATAAAGTCATAATGATATTATCATTACTCATTTGTGTTGCCCCCATCAAAGCGTTTTCGTCATTTGCGGTCAAGTAACCGACTTTAATTGATTTCTTTTTTGATTTATAAAATACACCACCTGAAGGTAGTTGTACTATATCGTGAGGTAAGTTAAAACTCTCCGTTCCTGCGTCAATGATACTTTGGTCCATATTGTTTGTCTTTTATAATAAAATATACAGTAATTTCTTTTTTTTTAAATAGAAACAAAAAAATCCACATACCTAAGCATGTGGATTTAAATATATTTTGACTGAAATATTTTAATAGTTAAAAATCAATAAACTAATATACAACGGTCCATTCGCATTGTAGCTGTGATACTTGCTAAAGCGTCTGTATTATAAGCCAATGAGTCAAAGTTAACATCCGATAAGAATGTTCCCTCTAAAATCCATTTCTCAACAACAACACCAGTTGGGTCTAACATTTCTAAATCGACGTTCTTTTTGTATCCTGCGGCATAACCCATACGACCTGTCACTGATTCAGCACATAGACGTACCCACTCCATAAGAGCTTGAGACGCAGACGGACCAATAGGGTCACGGAATTTAACGTTAAGAGTTCCCCAAGTAAAACGACCTGCAACATAGGTTGAAGTGTTTAAGAAGGGAATCTCAACAGGGTTTATAGTTATATGTGGTCTTGACGTAGATTCAACGAACCATTCGTTAATACCCAATGTTGTTGGGAACCGAAGAATGAACCTGTTTTGTCTTTTTGGTTCATACGGTATCGGCATTTTCATCAATAAATCAGCCATTTTCTTTCTTTTTTTGTTATTTTGTGTTTATTTTGTTTTCTATAAATATCTCCAAATAAATTTTTTATCTTTACTTTCAAGATTTAAAAAATTATTCTTAGCATATAAGTATCTAGTTTTATTTATTAATATTCTTTTTTAATTCCTCCTGCAGTAGAATAAGTCTTAATTATATTATCTGGCTCATTTTCAAAATGACTTTTAACTTTTTCCACATTTCTTAAATCATCATCTGAAAAACCAATTATAGGTAAAAAGTTATTAGTTATTTTATTCTTTAAATACGCTTTCTTCTTAATTTGTTCAGAAACTTCTTTAATATACTGAACAAATTCTTTTAAAGCTTTAATTTTTCCTTCTTCGGGATTTGTTGCCGAGCCTTCTCCATAACTCACAGGATAAAATCTACAAAGGTCTAAATATTCACGAATTATTTCACGTTTATTTAAATCACCCTCATCGGCAATGTGTCGAAATTTTTCTAAGTTCTTAACTAACTCGTCTGAGTTAATTCCATTTTTATTTGAAACAATTAGGTTGTATACCGCCTCTTTAATTACCGAAGGGGTGTGACCTCTAGCGGTAACGATAGAAAAAATAGACCCGTTATTTAACGCCTCCACAAAATCAGGCCAAGCAGGACCTTGTTTAGCTAACATTGAGTCAACAATAAATTGTTTATCTCCATCAACCCCAAAATATTTAAATGGTTCATCACTAAACCCTACAATAGTATGTCCTTCATATTCAAACGGTTCCTCACCTATGTCTGTTCTATATTCCGCAAAATCCTCAGTTGACATACCAAAATTATTACCGTCCTCATCTTTTAAGATAATCTTAGTTGGCATTATCAGTATGTTGTCATCCCAATCAAATGAATAGTATTTCATGTCAGGTGTTCCCTCTTCATCAATACCTTCTACTATTCTTTTTCTATTTATCATTTTCACTATTTGGCTAAACAAGCCGAGGTTTTATGTCGACTTGTTTGTTATTTTATTTTAGATGTTCTCAAAAGATGCACCTGTTGGAGTAATATAGAACGTAATGTCTATAAATTCTAACGACTTTGTAGGTTTAACGTAGATTTTACCCGTCATTTGGTTTCTATCTAAGTCAGCAGCATCTGAAGAAACTGTTACACGGAAATCGTATAAACCTCTGTCTCTTCTGATTGCGTCTAATATAGGGTTAACCGCATCTAAGAAATCTTGTCTTACTTTTTGGTCGTTTTGTTCAAACAGTAATCTTACAGACACCGCAGAAATTAATTTACGAGCTTGAAGTAATAATCTTCTTACGTTAATTCTATCAAGAGCTGATTGTCTAACTTGTAGTGTTTTATTACCCCAAATTACAGTTCCAACATCAGAGAAGGTTGCAATTGGGTTAAGACGACCTTGATATAAAGTATCTCTATCTTCTTGTGTTAACTTCTTACGTGCTTTAATAGCATTTACAATACCTCTTGTGTAACCCGCCGCGGCAAACCAAGGGAATGCTATGTTATCTGTTAAAGCTAAGTTTCTTGTAACCTCAGCAGTTGCAGGTAGATAGATTTGTGTGTTGTTTACAGTATCTCTTGTTAATACCCATGGGTAGTAAGTTGCGGTATAGTTAGAGTCTATTCCTGCAGTGTCTAAATTATCAACAGCTTCTTGTGGATAAATTAAATCCTGCGTATTAGTTGTTGTTGGAACAAACATGTTGAAGTCAGGAGTTGTACAAACATAAAGTGAGTCAGCTCTATCATTTTCAATCATATCAACCGCACTTCCAACTAAGTCAGAATGATTTACATAATCGACACCAGGTGTAACAAATAAATTAATATTAACCGCTTCAGGATTAACAAAAGTTTTTTGTCCTAATAAGTAAGCGTAGTAATCGGTGTTAGCGTAACCTTGTGTGTTATCTCCAACCGTAATTTGTTTAAATGCTCCCCAACCTGTCGCCGTAGGATATTTGATTGATGGACATGAACCTTTTAAGTATCCATTTCTACCTAATACGAATCTATCACTGTTTGTTCTATGTTCTCTATAGATATCCCATCCGTCAAATCCTCCTTGTACTAAGAATGAGAACTTACGAGCAAAAATTCTGTAGTAAGGGTTAGCTTCTGTATCAGGGTCTTTAGTAAACGGTGCACTACCACAATAGAATGCTGGGGTTCCACTTGTTACAAATGCATTAGCTATAGTAATACCACTTGCATCAATATCCATATGGAATCCTCTACTTCTAAAGTTCCAATCTTCACCCGTAGAATCACTACAAATATCTAAAGGAAGTTGTTTACCTTTGTAATAGTAGTAATCAACGTCAATACCTATAGTATCAGAAATACCTAAATAAGTTCTACGTACATTATCACCATTACTTCTTGTAATATCGTCAGCTCCTGAAGATAAACCAAATGGTGGATTATATACTACCTCACCTGGAAAATCATATTTTTGTTTAATAATTGGGAATGGAGGTCTAACACCCGCATATTCTCTAAAATTAAATCCTAAGAATCCACAAGGTAATGCGTCAATTGGTGCGTCTTCATTAAGTTCAATCATAACGTATTTAGAATTCAATTCATACTCACCGTCAATAGTGCCAATTTTCTTCGCAATGAACGCATTATCATTAGGGTCCATATTACAGTTAGTGAATTTTTCAATAACAACTGGACTTGAGTCCGAATCAAAGAAATCTCTAACTAATACGTCAAATGTTCCATTGTTAAATGAAATATTTGCTATTGAAATTTTAACCTCCGTGTTAGCCGCCTCACCATCAGCAATTGTTGTAAATTTAAATAAGTTGTAAACTTTGTTACCTCTTAATTCCGATACTACCCACGGTGATGTTGGTGATTGATATTGTTCTAAATACCAAGCGATTGATGTAGGGTCAGAACCTTGTCTTGCGTTAGGTAAAGCTGTTAAGTTACAACTTAAACCTCTAATAAACCCTTTTCTCCATCCGTAGTTTAATAAAGCTTGGAATCTTTCTTCAACAAATAAAGGAACTACTGTTCTTGGTTTTGCAAAGTTAGATGAACCAAATACTTTTGGTAAATACTTAGGGTCAGAATTTTGGAATGATGTTTCAAAGAAATACGTGTTACCATCTTTATTTGTAATATTAATACCAAATGTTGCGTATGGATTTTTAGTTACACCTGAATATGCACCTAAACAATCCATAGTAACATCTGTTAATCCGCTAACCTCATAAACAGGTCCATCATCTGTTGAGTATGTCGCCAAACCTCTTGAACGAAGTGTTGCAATTACTAAATCATCATAATCAGTAAACGCAGTTCCTGAAAACACATAAATTCTACCAATTAAAGTTCCTGTATAACAATTAACAGGTGCAGCAGTTGTTGTAGTTGTTGTTGATATTGGGGTTGGTGTAATACAAGGATTTGTTGTTGTTGTTGTTGTTGTTCCTGGTAATGTTGTTGTCGTTGTTATAACAGGTGGTGTTAAAGTCAAACCTGTGACAATAGACCAAAATGAATATCCACTATATGCCGCACTACCAAGATTATCAAATAAACTATAATACCAAGGGTCATTTTCTGGTGCCGCGTAATCAATAAGGTTAGCGTCAACATTATTAACACCATATACATTTGTTTCTGCAGTAAAGATAGGACTAAACGCTTCGTAAGTTTCTCCTGAAATTGGTCCGTAATAATAAATAGAGGTGTTTTCTGAAGACGGTTCGTTTAGAATATCAAAAATTTGGTTAGTCATGTTTGTACGAACAGTTGATAAACTTCCATCAAACAATTCGTAAGGAATGTCTAATTTTTCAGCAATTTCTGCCGGAATTTGTGTTGGGTTAATAAATGATATTGAACCAAAACTGTTATTACAACCTGAGAAATCAATTGCAAAGTCAACTACTTTATAATCAACACATGTGTCAATACAGTTAACCGTAGTAGCACTTTCACAATAGAAATCTACTGTTGCTGGGTCTACGTTTGCTTTAGTTGTTATTGTCCATGATGGACCCGCATCATACCCTGATAAACCTAATATTCTTGTAACAAACAATTGGTTAGATTGTTGTAAATAAGATTTAGCGATATACGCCGCTTCATATTTTGGTATTTGAGTATTTATGAATTTTTCGGGAGAACTTCCCCCAAAGTAAGTTGAGAATTCGTCGAAGTTTGTAATAAAAATAGGTTCGAAGGCTGGACCTTTTAATGTCTCCCCTACAATACCTAGTGTAGTAACCCCTACACTCTGTGCTACGAAACTTAAATCGACTTCAGAAGTATACACTCCAGGTGATACAAATACTTTACTGTTTGTTGCCATTAGTCTTGTGTTTTCTTAATTAATTTATTTTATTGATAAATATTATAAAAAAAACCAAAACACTTTACTTTCCTATAAGTATTTATTATTAGGGAGAATAAATTCTGCCTTTTTTCTACCATGGATAACAACGAAAAAAAAATAAAGAATTTAAAGATATCGATTGAAGCTCATGATATCTTAAAGACCTATTGTGAAAAAAGAGGGATAAAGATGTATCGTTTCTTAGAAAGACTTATTGTTGAGAAATGTAAAGGAAAACCCGATATATACGGAGAGAATTAAACCAATAGATTATTGAGCTTAATTATACTGTCTTTTGTGTCATCATTTTTAACAATAATTAATTTAAGAGTGTCGTTAGTGTTTATTTGAATTTGTTCAATATCAGAGCCATAATAGTCGTTATTAATGTACACCTCAAACGATTCAACATTATCGGTTTCACCTAAATTTAGGTCAACAGTATAATCAAAAATTTGTGTAATAATATTATTTCCAACGACAAATAAAACATCTAAAGTTGTACTTGCGGGGTTTGAAAGTTTTTTTGGTTGTTTTCTTGTTGTCTGTGTTTCAAACTCAACAACTTGTAATACTCTTGAAATTGCTGGAGAAACTTCAAACTCATCTTCATCAATTAAAAAACCAAGTAATATAAATTCATAACTTTGTACATAATATTTTCTTTTTTCCAAATCAAATACCGATTCATCACTAATATTACCCATTACTATTGGAATATAATGTCCTTTAATCACAGTATAGGCTTGTTTTGACGCAAACATCTCAATTACATTTTTATTGAAACTGTTTAGTTCTCTCATTCTATTACATACTATCTTAACATTATATGTTATATCAACAGGTACAGGTTGTGGTATTTTATAAATGTCCGCTCCGTGTCTTTGTCCGTCCCAAGTAGGTACTTGTGCGTAGAAATATTGTTTTCTATTAGGAATATTGTATAGTGTTGCGGGATTAGTTCCAAACTTAACTTCAGGAATACGAACAACTGTTATGAATGGGGGCTCGACATTTTTATCAATATTTTGAATGTTCCAAGTTTCCGTGAATTGAGACCAATTCTGAGTTGTAACTAAAATATCAACCATAGGTATTACCTTTCCGTCAACAACAGTTTTTAAATCTGTTTTAACAAAATTTAAAAACCCACCGTCCAAGTCGGCATGTAATATTGATTTAGGGAGATAGGTACCATCCCTATTAATCTTATCAACCAATTCCTGTCTTCTAGGTAAAAGAGTTTTTGACTGTGTCAAAGGAATGTTTTTTTTAATTTTAGGTAATGGCATTTTAATGTTTTTTTATTTTTTTTATTACGAATAATTTGTTTTTTAAATTAATCATATCAATTTCTTTTGTTTTGTATATTGGGTTTTTATTCGATTTATATACAAAACTATCATACTTGTAAGGGTTATACGTTATTACATTATCCGTTGGTTCTTTAGGAATATTTTTACATGGCGACTGACAATAATCAACTAAATCACCAATAACAAATGCGTGAACATTTTTTACCATTTCACGTCTAACTCGTTCTTTACCAGCCTTTCTAACTCTAAACTCAACATCTTTTAATTTAACGTAATCGGCATGTAAAATAACTTTTGATTTATACGACACAGAAAAAGTATGTTTGTGTAAATTATAATAAACCATAACTCTTTCACCTTTAAACTTATCCTCAGAATTATCATGGTCCTGTGTTTCTGTAATTAGTATTTTCATCTTCTATTTTTAACTTGATTAAAACCTTTTCTAATTTTATTATTAAATTGTCCTGATACTAACATCTTAAAATCGTGACTTAGCCATTCAAGATTTGGATTATTATTTTCAAAATACCGTTTAGTTCTATTCATTACCCACCCTTCGTAAACACCAAAATTATCAGGTCTATTACCTGGACTTCCACTTTTTATATCCTCATTTAATTCTTTAATAGCCATATCAAGATAGTGTTCTAACTCAGTTAACCTTCTTATTAATGCCACTTGAGATTCTGTTATTATTATTTTCATTATAAACCTCTAAATTCGTTATTAGTAACCGCTGACGCCATAATAGTTCTATAAAACGGTTTAAACCCTGCATACGTGTGTTTATTATCTGAGATGACTCTTCCGTCATTATTTACGGTATAATATCTAACTCTATCTTCTGTTTCATAGTAACCAATATAGTCACCATAACTAATATCAACACCTAACTCATCCAATTGTCTTTGGTAAACTGACACTTTAATATTACCCGGCTCAAATTGTTCTATTTTTGAATTACCTAAATATTTATTTTCAGGTGCCATAATTTGAACATACCCTTTAAACTCTATTGGTGGTAAAAATTTAATACCATCACTAACAGTTTCACCATAAACATCATCGGTTTTTGTTTTCAGTCTATCAATACGATAAAGAACTAATGTGAAGTTCATATCACCATATAACCATTCCTCCCCTATTGAAAGGTCTAAATTGAAATCTTCATCTCCAAAGAATTTCCCTATTCGAGTAATTGGTACTTTATTAGTTGACATATTGATAAATATTAAAAGATTACTTATTTTTAACTCAAACCAAATCTTTTGGAAAATAATATAGAAAATAACAAACCTCTATTAGAGAGAAGAGCATTAGAGTTACTTGAAACTTATTCAGGTGCAAATAACTATATCCTAAAATTAAAAACTCAAAAAGAATCTAATAAGAAATTTTATCCCACAAGAGCCCAATCTGATTATATTATTAATTATTACGATGTAACACCTAAAGTTGGAAAAAAATGGGTTGACCTTGACCCTTACTTTGCCAAAAAAATTGCTGACGAAAAATTATTAACTACAATACCTGAACAAGTTTGGGTTGAGAAGTTATTGGTTGAGAAAGAGAAAGCCTATCATGTTTGGGGAAAAGTGTTATCGGGGGAAACTATACACGAGTTTTGGTTACCTAAAGGAGCTTTAATTAAGACACACACAATTAAAAATGTTGAGGTGGATTATTCAAAGTACTCTCACAGACCTCCATTAGAACATCAAAAAATTGCCATTGAGAAACTTGCCGGGGCTAAAAGATTTATTCTCGCAGATGATATGGGTTTAGGTAAAACAACTTCCACCATTATTGCCGCTTTAGAAACAGGTGTTAAGAAAATATTAATTATTTGTCCCGCTTCTTTAAAAATAAATTGGCTAAGAGAGATTGAAAACTACACAGATAGGAGTGTTTATATTGCCGAAGGTAAAAACTTCTCCCAAGAACACGATTTTGTAATTGTTAATTACGATATTCTTAAAAATTTTTACGATTTAAAAGATAAAGAAAAATCTGAAATATATAAAAGTAATTTTGGTATAATCATTATTGATGAGGCCCATTATTTACAAAACGGTCAAGCACAAAGAACTAAATTAGTTAATAGTTTTGTTAAAAGTGTTGATAAACTTTGGTTGTTAACGGGAACACCAATGACATCAAGACCAATGAATTATTTTAACTTGTTATCACTCATTGAGAGTCCCGTAGCTCAGAATTGGATGGCATATGCCATTAGGTATTGTCAAGGTTACCAATTTAAAGCGGGAAATAGAAAAGTTTGGAATGTTACGGGGGCATCTAACTTAGAGGAATTAAGAGACCGAACCTCAAGACAAGTATTACGACGTTTAAAAACTGAGGTACTTGATTTACCTGACAAAATAATATCGCCAGTCTACCTAAGACTTAAATCTAAATTATATGAAGGCTTAATGGGAGAGTACTATGATTGGTATGAAAATAAAACAGACGAATCTTCATCGTTAACGGTACAATTTAGTAAGTTAATGAAAGTTAGACAAGTCATTGCGGAAGAAAAAATTAACGATACGATTGAATTAGTTCAGAATATAATTGACCAAGGAAAAAAGGTTATTATTTTTACTAATTTCACAAATACATTAAATAAAATTGCCGACCATTTTGGTAAACAGGCGGTTAGATTAGATGGGTCAACCTCTAAATCTATGAGACAACACGCAGTTGACCAATTTCAGGATAATGAAAAGATTACAGTTTTTGTTGGTAACTTAAAAGCCGCAGGTGTTGGGTTAACCTTAACCGCCGCTGAGGCCGTAATCATGAATGATTTATCTTTTGTTCCATCAGACCACACACAAGCGGAAGATAGAGCGTACAGATACGGTCAAAAATCTAATGTATCAGTTTATTACCCAATATTTGAAAATACTATTGAGGGAGCAATTTATGACATTTTAATAAAGAAGAAAAATATATTTGAAACCGTTATGGGTGACAATTTAGATAAAGCCGACTTTATTGAAGAAGTGATGAATAGAATAAACAATCGCAGATAATTTGAAACTTCCGCTTATTTATAATAATAAAATAAGCCTTATGAAAAATATTGAAAAAAAAATTGACCTCATAACCGAAAAAATTAAAACGGTTGAAAAAAATGAGAATCAAAAACTTTTCTTAAACGAAATGAAAAGAATTGGAATCGAACGATTACCATACGCCTACTCAGCCCTGAAACAATTTATTGACTCAGAAACTATGAACTACCATTATAATAAACATTATAAAGGTTATGTTGATAAATTAAATTCTGCTCTTAGTAAAAAAAAATATGGGGATTTAGAGTTAGAAGAAATTATAAAATCAATAAGTAGATTTGATAAAAACATTAGAAATAACGCAGGTGGTGCTTTTAACCACGCGTTATTTTGGAAAATGTTAACTCCTGAAACTCAAAAACCTCACGGTGAAGTTTTAACTCAAATTAATAAAGACTTCAAAAGTTATAATTCATTTAGAATTAAATTTGAGGAAGTTGCAAAAGAACGATTTGGTTCGGGATGGGTTTGGTTAGTTTTAACAAAGACTAATAAATTAAAAATTGTGTCCACAGCAAATCAAGACAATCCTTTAATGAACGTTGTTGAAGATGGTGGTTATCCAATACTTGGATTAGATTTATGGGAACATGCTTACTATTTGAAATATAGAAACAAAAAAGATGACTATATTAAAAACTTTTGGAAATGTGTTAATTGGGAATTTGTAAACAAACTTTACCAATTAAAGGTTGAATCTAAATTAAATGAAAGTCTTATGTTAAAAACAGTTATCTCTGAAGGTAAATCTGAAAGATGTGGTAGAGATACTAACGAGGCGATTAGATTTATATTTAATATCAACCCAAAAGTTAAAGAAATCTTTAAAATGAGTGTTAATAAAATGATGAAAGAAGTCTTTCCTGAAAACTTTTATGAAAATAACGAATTTGCCCCTGGTGAGATGTCAGGAGTTTATAATTTAGAAAGTGACGGACGTTCAGTAATTAACAAATTAAACACAAATTATAGTTGTTTCTGTGTTCTACTAAACGATATTAACCAAGTACTTAAAAAACAAGATAAACCTGAAATTAAAATGATTGGCCTAACACCATCTGAACAAATTAGTGAAGTTAAAAAACTTGTTAAAGTACTAGATGATTATAAGTTCAGAATTTTTTCTCAAAATTCCTCAACATTTCAAAACTTAATGAAAATTTTAACTCAAACTAATAGTTGGGGACAAAAAAGAGAGGATGAAACAGTTAAGATTCTTAAGAAAAAATTTGGTGATGATAACGTTATTTCTGTTGGTAAATTAGGAAGTAAAGAAGATATGATTGATGGTATTGACTGTGAAATCATAGTTGATGGCGTTAAATTAACAAGTCAGGTTAAACCGTTCACCTATATAAAAAATGTTGATGGTGAAATTCATGTCTCAGGTTCCGCAAATGTTAAAAAATATTCAACTGATTGGTTAATATTTACAAAAAATAATAAAGAAGTGTTAGTTTTTAGTAATAAAAATACTAAGATAATCGGGGGTCAATATGTTTTCCCGGAATCTAATTTAATTTACCGACTAAATTGATATTTATATAGAAACGAAAAACATGGCAATAATACCAGAAAATGAAAGAAGCCCATTATATACTAAAGTAAGACATTTACTTGGGGCACCTCTACGTTCGGTTGAATTAGAGGACGAACAAATGGATACGTTATTGGAATTCGCAATTGACGACTATTCTCAATACGTACAAAATTGGTTAATTGAATCTCAGTGGTCAAATCTATGGGGATTAAACTTAGACACACAATCTTTATCAAGAGCCTTTGTTACAAAGACATTAGACTTTGAAACAAGATATACTTACGCCTATTCTAAAATTGTTGGATTACAAGCTGGTGGTGATTGGGTCCTTAAAAAAGACTATATACAATTAGAACCTAATCAACAAATTTACGAAATACCCGCACATAGAGAGATTAACGAGTTATTATGGTTTACACCATCAGACTTAAATGGTGTATATTTTGATGCTTTTTCATTTGGAGGTTTAGGCGGTGGTGGAATTGGTGGACCTGGTGGTTTTTCACAAATGGGTAATACGGGGTCATATTTTATGATGCCAGCATTTGATATGTTATTAAGAATGCAAGAAATTAATATTCAAAGAAGAATTATATCAGGAGATTTAACCTATACAATAACCGCGTTACCTGAAGGTAAAAAAGCAATTCATTTAATGAATACACCTGGTGGTAAATTTGATTTTGGTAATAGAAATTTAAATAGGGGTAAAGTATGGTATTGGTATTATGATGTTGGTCCTGAAGATAGAGACAAATGTTTAAAAAATAATCCTGACATTATTAAAATGCCTTCAGATGTTCCTTTAGATAAGTTCTCTTGGCCCGAATTAAATAACCCCGCAAAACAATGGGTTAGAAGATATTTCATCGCAACTTGTAAAGAAACTTTAGGTAGAGTTAGAGGTAAATTTAGTGGTAACATTAAAACACCTGATAGTGAATTAACAATGGATTATACTAGTTTATTAACTGAAGGTAAAGACGAAAAACTTAAATTAGTAGAGGAATTAATTGGTGTTGAGGGTACTTTAGCCAGATTAAAACCTGATAAAGTAATGGAGCGTGAAGCTCTTTTGGCGGAGAATTTAAACAAATCACTTAAGTTTAGAGCAATGCCAAGACAAATATATGTAATCTAATATGACAATAAGAAAAAATTTTGGTAGAAAACAAATTGGGGATAAAATATTTGTTGGGGGTAGAGAAACTCAACCGCCCGTTAGTATGTCTCAAAACCCCGAACTTAGATTAGTTGTCAGAGAACCTAATTATAGTACTAATGGTGAAGAGTTTATATTAGTTAAAGATGTTGAACAATCAAAAATAACTTTAAACTCAGACACTACAGAATATATTGTTATTAAAACATTAACAAAAGTATTAATTGTTCCTAGTAAAAATAAAATTGACGAGTACTATGACGAAATTTTAATCGATAAAGGTGCTTGTGTTGAATTTCTTATGATGGACGATGTTTGGTACATTATATCCTCTGATGGATTAAAGTTAAGTTAATTTATAAACTTTTCCCATCCTTCAGAAGCTAATTCATATATATAATCAGGGCTCATTCCTCTTTTATCCCAATATTTAACTTCACCATCAGATAAAGTTAACACTTCCTCTAAGGTATCTTGGTCACCCTCTTTAAATGGTACTCCATTAATTAATTCACATTGTCCCTTAGTAAAAAAACCACGGTCTTCAGGATTGTTTACAATTAATCCGTTTCTAACTTCTTCTTTGAATACTACTAATAGGGGAGCAATTCTTTTATTAAAGGTTGTTATGGCTCTTTGTATGTTATATTCACCTTTCATGTTTGGATTATTCTCAATCTCAGTTGGTTCTAACATATAACAATTAAGTTGTATTATTGAGGTACTTTTATTCTCAGGTTCTTTACCATTTTCTTGGGAAAATAAATCTAATTCTTTTTTAGTATAGTTAGCTTTAGTAATTTTTTGAACATCACCATGAGAAGCTCTTAATCCGTTATTTACATAATAAATAACATCACCTAACTGAATGTTTAGATTATGTTTGATGGCTAACTCCATATGAGCCATTCTACTCATTAATGAGCCGGCTTTGGTTTTTTGAGTACAACGTTTTTTATAATCATCTAAAGATAATTTAACTTTAGCTCTTTGGGCAATTTTCATTAAAGGAATTTCTAAATTAAATATTTTCTGAACATACTCGTAGTACCACTCAACAAATTCTTGACCTTTACCCTCAAGTAATTGTTTAACCCCTTTATCTAAAAAGTCCTCAATGTATAGTGGTAATTTTTTAGATTTAATTGTATTACCAGTTAATTTAACTTTACCGCTTGACTCCATAACAGCATAGTTCTTACGAGCCAAGTTAATACATGACGGCCAAGTACCATCAGTATCTAAAGCCATTTCACCTCTCATGAATAAATCGTTAAATTCTGCAACGTCCGAATCATCACCAGTGTATTCCTTACCTTCTTTAACTTTCCAGTTAAGACCTTTACCAATATAACGTCTATTTTCCCACCCCTCAGGTTTAGCAAAGTTGACACCGTCAGTATCCATTACAAGTGGAGTATAACCTTTTTTAATAAAAAACTTAATCATCTGACGAAGATATTGTCTACCTGTACAGGTAATTTGTTCCCCCATATACATATCACCCCACGCAAATACTTGAGGTGCGGATAACGCGCCAAACATTGAGTTAATAAAAATCTTAATCGGTAATTGTTTACGGTCATAAGATAATGATTTCTTTTTATCCACATCATAAAATTCTGACGCCAAGTTTTTATACATAATACGAGCATTACGGAAATAAGATAACATTCCTTTCATCGCCCCTCTAACATCACATTCAGGGAATACGTCATGTACTAACTGAATTGATGGATATAGAGAAGAGTAGTCAAGTTTTAATACGTTTCTTGAATACCCTACTTTAAGTAGTCTTGATAAACCACCAACAAATTCTGTCTTTTCTTGTTTTTTTGGGATTGCTAATTTGTATTTATGAGACCAAGCTAACATCAACATTTTCCATAATGTTGCGGTACCCATTGTTGATACTCTTTCATATGTTGTAGGTACCATTGATGCTAATAGAAACGTTCCCTGATTGAACTCATCATCGACAGTTAACGTTTCCTCTAAGTCATCGTCAAGATAACGCTCAACTATATTATCACCTGTAACTTTAATGTAGGTGCCAGGAAAACGAGTGTCTAAATTATTAAACTCAGGTTTATCCGCCCTCTTGTATTTCCCATTAGTTACGTTTAACCAAAACTCTTCTTTATTGGCATACATAGAACCAATTTCTTCATGGGGGATGTATACACGGTCAGGCGCTTCAGCGTTAATGTATTGAGTTATATATTTCAAACCCGCTGATTTAATACTTGAGTTAATTGCTTGAGCTCTACGGACAGAGTGAATGATGTCGATGATGTTATACCCCCATAACCCTGTTTGAACAAATCTCTCAACCTCGTTAGCAAGTTTTAACATACCATCCTTTTGAGAGATTGGCCTTGATGGGTTTAGTGATTTTGATATCTTTTTAATGTCTAAATTTAGAGCCTTACATCTTTCGAATATCCAAAACCAGTCAAAGTTAAAAGAGTTATATCCACCAATAATTGATGGTTTTAATTCATCTATAATTCTAAAAAATTCTACAATACCTCTTCTTTCTTGGTCTTCGTCAGCACATTCAATAACTCTTTGGAATCCTTTATTGGTTTTGATTCCTATCATGAATATACGACCGTCTTTAGGTTCAAGAGAGGTCGTCTCTAAGTCGAATCCGAGTCTCGTGATGTCATTATATTCCTCGTACCCTTTGAATAACCTCTTCTCCCTTGAGATTAGATATTGTTCTACAGGAGGAAGAACTAAGATTAAATTTTTAGCTCGTTCTGACCATGGGTCTAACCCACCGTCCCTAAAAAATTGTATTAATGTTCGGTATCCTTTTAAAGATTTGACCATGAACTTAAGTCCTTGTTCTAATCTTTCATTACCTTCAGTTTCTAACTTATCTATAACAATACCATATTTGGTCATTGCCGCTTTCTGTTGGTCCTTAGAAGATGAATAAAAATTCAAACCTCTTAAGTCACCAACCCAAGCAAATGCCGTGAAAGTATCTTTTTTGATTATTTTACCTTGACCAGGTATTTCTTTAATTTTGTATATAGAATCTGTGACATAATCAAACTCTATGGCCACAATATGTTCTTCAGGGTCGCTCCCTTCAAGAAACGACTTAATTTCTTCTTGACTTATCACTATAAATTATTTTAGTTGGTGTATTAGCTACCGAATAAGGTCGGCATTTACCTTCGTAAATAAATATAGGTTTTGTTTTGTTTTATATCAACTAAGTTTTTGAAAATATTTTTCAATTCTTTGACTTAATCTAACTCTTGGGTCGTCATGAGTTCTACCCAAAACATGATATGGAACTATAAACCCAAAACTTAAAAAAACTCTTCTTGAGTTAAACTCTTCTGTCCAATGTTTGTATAACGAAGCCTCAAAACAGTATAGGTCTTTTTGTTCTATTACAGGTGAAGAACCGTCTATAAAAATTTTATAATCTTCTGATAACACACTTATGTTACACTTATAATTTATGTAACCATCAATCGACGCATCATAGTGGGGTTGTATTTTACCACCTTTTTTCATATCAACCGCTTGAATAAAGATATTATCAAGGGGTAGGTTATTTTTTTCAGATATCCTTTTAAAAATAGTTTTGATAATTGGGGGTGTCTCTTGATTTGAAACTTTAGAAACTGATTGAAAGTTTGTAATGTAGTTTGTAAGTTCGGTATTTGAGATGTCTATAACACAAGATTTTCCCTTTAGTGTTTTTGAGATTTCACTTAAGTGGTAATTGGGGTCACCGTCTTCAGGATTTAATGAATCTACCCAATCTACAATTATTTTGACCTCATCATTACTGATGAAATTTTTTACTATCTTATAATTTTCAGATTCCATTTATTAAGAAATTCTTTTGGACCAATTTCTAATTCCATTATAGATAAGTTTTTCTTAGCGTAAATAGAGTTCATTTTTTCCTCAGAACCTGCCATTGTACAAAACCAATGAGTTGCAGGTTCTTCTCCTGTTGATGAACAAGGTATTTTCATAACATTTTTATTTATCCAAGCTTCTCTTACTTGTTCTACCTTATCGTTTTCTGTTAAAATATTTATTCTCATAGGGTTATTTTTTTAGTAAATTAAGTAGTTCTTTTTTTTCTTCTCTTGACATTGGTTTACTCTTAAACATATTAAAAACTTCAGTTATTTCTTCAGAAGTATATGTGTTAAGTAATGTGGTTTTTGTATTCTCACATTCTCTATATGTCATTTCATAAGCCTCCTTTGAGTTATCAACCCAAACATCATTTTCTAAAGATTGTAGAAACTTATTATCACTTTTTCTTTTAATATATTTTATCATTTTTTTAAATTTTATAAATTTAATCGTTGAATACCTCAAACGTTAATGTTCCACTAGAACAGAATTGATTTACTAAATTGGTTGACATTTCTAAAAGAACTCCATCACCGTCATCAGAATATACACCTAAATAACTCATATCTGATTCAGAGTTTAAGTAAGTTATAAGTTCTGACATATCATTTACTGTACCATCTCCGTAAAGTGATTGGATGTAATTTCCATTACAACGCAAATCAATACTAGTAAGAGTAATAGGAAAAGATGTTTCTACAGTTCCACTTATTACAATTGGTGTTGTGTCGGTATCTTGTTGAATTTGAATCTCAATAGGAAAATAATACAAACTATCAGGAACTGATTCAAGTATCTCCGTATCAAACACCGCAACAATAATCGCGTCATCTTTCTCGGATATACTTATAGGACCTATAAAAGTTTCTAATAGGTTAGGACCGATATACGGATTTGGATTTCCACCACCTAAAACAAATGTTGTGTTTCTATTAAAAGTATTATACAATGGTCCTGTGGTTGAATTAACTCCAAAATAAATTCCTTCGTCAAAAATACCATAATCCCACTCAATGTCAAATCCCAAATTGTTTTCTAATACTTTTACCACTAAATTACCGCTAGATACTAAAGTAGAACCGTTACTCCAATTTGTTGGTATTTCTCCTGTTGCAATAAAAACACAACCCGTTTGATTAGGATTAAAACCAGTAACTGTAATTGTTATATCATTTGTAGGCGTACTACCACTAAGTTCAGTTCCTAATATTGTTATTGTGTCTCCCACAACATAATCAACTCCACTTGTTACAACGGTAATTGAATTATATGTCGTTCCACATATATAAACATCAAAAGATGCCCCACTACCCAAACCACTTGTTGTTCCTGTAAGACCGTTAAAGACTCCAGAACCATTTGTTGCGGTACCAACATAATCAATATTAAGAATTCCTCCACTTGTTACATCGGCAATATTACTAAAATCATCATCACTAACATAATCAGTTATTGTATAGGTTTCACCTATAATTAAACCATCATTAAGACCACCAAAACCACCTAAGGTGGTACCTGTTTGGGAACCTAATTGAGTTAATAGTGCTTTGTAAGTCGATAAACCACTTGTTGTTCCTGTAACATTTAAATTTCCATTGATTGTTAGGTCACCCGTTATGGTTTGTCCTGTTAAATCATTAACAATATATTTTGTTGCCATTTTTTTATTTTTTAATTTATTTAGTCAATAGGTAATCCAGCCATATAATCAACAGTTATATCATACCACTGGTCATCAAACACATATTTCATAACTTTATCAACAACAACATATGATTCAAATTGTGTTGTACCGGAACTAACATCAGAATTAATAAAAATACCACTTAAAAAATATACGTCATTCTCAGTGTTTGCTTCGGTTGCTGCAGGTAAATTTGCAATAATATAATCATAAGCAGAATCTCTAATTATTTCAGTTGCTAAAATCATTTGTTTATTATATACTTCTTCACTAGTACCTGTAAAATTTGATAATGAATATTTGTGCGGCCATAAAATATCAGTTAATTTCCAAAAAGAATAATTACCATTGTCAAATGGTGGATTTTCTATATTTGGAGCATTAGTTAATACATTTACAACTTGGTCAATTGCCCCTGCAACGGCACCACAGGTATTATCAGTTAAACTATTTGCTTTACCTCTTCTTAACATTCTACCTGAACGTCCATCTTCAGTAACACCAATGTGTGGCATACTTGTAACGAACAAGGTTCCGTCAAGAGTTGTAGCTACGTGACTTGAAAACGCTCCAAATCCGACACTACCAACAAACGGATAACCTGCCAATCCACCGGACATAAATGGTCCTAAGAAAGAATTAATACTTGTTGGCCATCCACCGATATTTCCGGGTAAGTATGCTGCGTCAACGTCATCAGAACAAATACCTTCAGCTAAAACAATATCAGTTGATGGTATTCCTTCATTTGTAATATATTCTGTTGTATATGTTCCCCACACTTCAGATAATACCGCTCCTGAGAATGGTTGTACTCCTCCGTCAACGGTAACAGTTCTTACTGTTTCAGTATATGCACTCTGACCTGTTAATGGTGCCGGTACAACTATTTCATATATTCTATCATATAATGGAACGTCTAATTCGTATGTTCCGTAAGGATAATCCGAAATATTATCAAATGGTATTACTTCAGGCCCTAAATTAATAGTTCCACCAGTTGTGGGTAAAAAAGTAACGTTTGCCGTTAGTCCTGATAAATTTGTACTTGTTATTCTAATTCCTTGTATCATTTTTTTGTTTTTTTTTATTTTATTTATTTATAATATTAATCCGAAATTCAAATCATTTTCTGGTATGTCTAATACGTTTAACCCACCTAAACAAGGAGCTTCAGTTAATGTTTCTATTGTTAGAACATCCACTTCATCGTAATA